GAAAATGCCATAGATATGATTGACAGTATGTATGATGGTTTTATTGTGGAGGAAATTGCAAAAGCATTGAATCAAAGAATCAAAGAACTAAAACAAGACTAAGATGAAGAAGAAAAATGACTTGTTTGAATGGTGCGTAGCTTCAATATTGGCAACTGGGGTGTTTTATTTGGCGATACTATTTTTAAACAACTAAAACAAGACTAAGATGAAGGCTAAGCTAAAGGAAAGACTACAGTGTAGAGGATGTAAGGTACCTTATTGCGATGCCTTATGTACAGACCTTAGCGATGAGCAGATCGATTGGATCATGGAATTAGCTAACCAACTGGTCATAGAGGAGTTGGAAGCTATCGAGGCAAAGTTTCCTTATAACTGCGCAATTGAAGATTATGGCTGGATATGGGTCGACTTAAAGAATAGGATTGCAGAACTAACTGAGAATAAGATGGAACAAGACTTACCGCTAGTTATCGAAGACTTCAGAATAGGATTCGAATACGAGGAGTTGCAGCTAGATAGTAACAGATACCTAAACAAAGGAATGATTTGGGTAAAGAAGGTCTATGGGTTCAGCAGCCCTCGACTTCATAAGATGAACGTACTACTAGATGAAGGCAAATTAAGAAACATTATAAAACAAAAATAAGATGAGCAAACGTAAATTTATTAAATACACAGTATTAACGATATGTGGTAGTCATGCAATTGCGATAACATTAATTTGGGCAATTGAAAAGATCACGTTATATACGTATAACTAATGGAATATTATGAAGAAGGTAAAAATAGAACTGCAAGATATATGGGACGCGACCCGTCCAGCAGTACATCGTAGCAAGAAAAAGTATACTCGAAAGGGTAAGCATAAACAGAATAAAGAAGACAAATCATGAAAGATCAATACGTAATCATAGACCTTAGGACCATGGACTTCATGAAGAGTAAGGGCGGACACATCAACTACTACGATACATCAGACGAAGCGGCTGAAACCTGTGGTATGTATGAATTTGAGAATGCATGGGTTTGTAAGTTAGTGTATAACCATATAGAGCAAGACTAAGATGAAGTACTACGTAAGATTATTTATCAATAGCACGTATGAGGTAGTAAGCTCATTGGACGGCGAAAGCATATATCAAGGCACCATATCAGACTGCAACGCTTGGTTACAGCTGCATGACAGAGGATATTTTAACTAGACAACTATGACAAGAATAAACGTAGGTATACCGCCAGCTGAATTAGTTAATAAACACTTACTAGCTGAGCATAGAGAAATTAAGCGAATACCAAATTGTGTTGCTAATGGTAAATATAATATGGATGGAATTCCAGACAGATTTAAACTAGGCACCGGGCACGTTAAATTCTTTTATAATAAGCTATTGTATCTTAGGAAGAGATATGTTATCATATATGAAGAATGCATTAAACGGGGTTTTAATGTGCAAAATTATATTGAAGCTTGGAATGATGTACCCGAATATCTAATGAATGATTACGAAGTTAGATCAAATGATGCAAAAATAATTAGAGAAAGAATAAACGAAAGACTAAACAAATAAGAACATTTTTAAATAAAGCATATGACAGAGGATATTTTAACTAAACAGGACTAAACATGAAACACAAGTACTACATTAAAAAACAAACATTGCGAAACGGTACGGACCGATATGCCGCATACGTTGGTACCCAGGACGGTACATCATTATTTAAGCGGTTCATCCGCATGATCACCTTCACATCTCCAACCATCATCAAAAGCATTGGCTTTAAGGGTTTAGTTTGGTACGAAGACGATCCAACATATTTCGATACAATTGATTTAGCTAAGAAGGCAATTGATGTACACAAGTACAAAACTGACGATAGCTATTGGAAGCAAGTCGAATTTGAAATGGCATACGACGTCCAAGATGATCTATCCGTTACATTGAAAATTAACAACTAACATACACTAATATGAAAGCAAATTTATATTACACAACCCCAGATCAAGCTGTTTTTGACGAAGTCATGGCAAATTCTATTTGCATTTGGGAAGAGAACCATTCCGACGAATATGGATATGTCACTGAAAAGGTGAAGTACATCAAGGACGTCAATAACGTTGAAAACAATATGATGGTCGTTATATCACGCTTTGACATGGGTAACCAAATACTACTGAGTAGCAAATTATGTGCGGAAGCACGGTTAGCTATTTGTGAACGGTTAACCGCATGTGGTATGCCTGATCATTTCAACGTATTCATGCAAGACCAGTAGCATCGTGAGACGCTAACGATCGAGGGTTATTGTAATACTTATAAGATAGACCTGCCTGGAATCTGTCCTGGTATGGCGGTCTCCGCTTAGGTTATTATCGGTGGGCGATTGCGAAATAAGTTGACGAATGTTTTACCATGTCAATTTTATTGCTTATATTTACATATAATAATTAAACACACACATTATGCAAAACAAATTTACAATAGGTTATCTACGAGGCGAGATTTATCGCATGCCGTTTCATATGAACGAAAGTTGGAATGCAAAAGTTGAAGCATGTACGAACAATGCCGAATTATTAAGCTTGATAGTTAGCGAAGCGACGATCAGTGAAAAGGATTACTTGCTCAGTATCATATTGACCGCGAATGTGGCAAGTGGTAGCGAGGGTCCAATTGTTAATCTTATACCAAAACGATACTAATTATGTTAAGTAAAAAACGAACAATGGACGAGCTTAGACAAACAAAAACGTTTACGCGTCCAAGACCAACTCAATTGGAACAAGATGAATCTGATTGGCAAGCTGCAACATGCGACGCTGCGTTTACGTTAACATACTCGCAAGAATTATTTGATGAAGCCATTGATGCACATTTGGAGCAAGTCGAGAATCAGGACATTACGCCCAAATCCCTACTCAGTATTGGATTCAGCGAAATATATCAGGAACCGGAACCAGGTGCACCAGGATTTATATACTATACATTCGATCGACATGGATTAGATCTAACGTCAACTGATGTTGGCGGTCTTGAACCGTTCCATGTTGTAGATTCAACTGGATTCGTGGTAGTCAACTTTTCTAAATTGAAGGCGTTAGTTAAAGCCTTAGTAGAATTAGAATAATATTAGTGGCAAATAAGGGAGTGGCGAAACTGGGAAACGCTATACGCAAATAAGAGAGATAAGGCTAACAAATCCTTATCGCGCAGGTTCGAGTCCTGCCTCCCTTACAACATTCCAAATTGTTAATAACTTATTGAAAATAATTGCATAGGATTGTTCCGGTTAAATTATTATGCTTATATTTAACTATAACAAATTAAACAAACCTACTATGACTTACGCACAAATCGTTAAAGCAATTTCAACCGCAGATCTTCCAATCGAGCAATTACGTAGCCTAAACATCTTGGTTATCGGCTCAATTAAAGCGAAGAAATCAACATCTGATCGTTCAACTAAAGCACTACTAAGAGTTGGAATGAAAGTTGGAATCGATCACAAAAAATGTAGAAATACCGACTTTGTTATTACGAAGATCAATAGCACTAAGATAGTCGCTGTAGATGATGCTGGTAACAGTTACAATGTTCCAGTTAGTATGTTGATATTTTAATTGAAAATAAGTACATAAAAGTTTTTTTATGTCAAACTTAATGCTTATATTTAACTATAACAAATTAAACAAATCAACTATGACTACTACCTACCAGATCACAACAAAATTCGACCAAACATTTATCATCGATGCTAATCAGTATGGATTACTCGCTGAAGGTGCTCATGTACCAGTTCAGTCATTAGGTCACGATATTTCATTGGACCAACACGTTAAACGAATCGTTCAGATTGACACAGACGAAACTAGGTATATAACGTACGAAGTTGAAGAGACGGAGACAGCACACTACCAGGGCAAGATTGGTTTTTATCAGCACAAAGTTAATCAGGCTGTCGAACAGCTAAACACAAAGCACCTTGCTTTTTATTCATCAAAGCTGGAACGCCTTATAAATCTTGAAGTTAAACGCCAAACAGTTATCAATCGAATGGCAGAGCAAATGGAATCAATAATCGGACCAGCGTCATAATTGTAGCTCGAGACTAAATGATTATATTTACTTATACAAATTAAAACTTACACATTATGAACGATTTCATTTACATAAACGGCGACAAGTACAAGGTGATTACAGTTAACAGATTCACAAATGGAGTTAACGAACCATACGACGTATACGAACTAGTAGAATAATATTAAAAATGGTATCAATCAAACACCTCCCCGTGGTGATACTGGAAATTGGAAGCTATTAGCGGGAAGAGAATAGTCCATCAAAACCAAGTTTGAATATTAGGTAACTGAAGAATACTGGCTCGATTCCTACTGGGATCACTTAAATTAATTTGAAAATAGTTAACATAAAGTTTTTTTATGTCAAACTTAATGCTTATATTTAACTATAACAAATTAACAATAACTAAATACCTACCACATGGAAAATCACAATCTCAACATCACAACATTAGAAACACAGGTACTAACTGAACTAATACAAGGATTATACGCTGAGCCTGGATTCAGCGATGTTTCAGATGCAGATCTAGTTAGACAAACTGGAATTCCAGCTAAATCTATTAGAGGAGTTCTTGGTAGCTTAACTAAGAAAGGTATCATATTCCAATTAACAGCAAGGGAATTGGGTATCGATGATCCATACTGCGATTTCAAAACCATCGTATATTTAGATGATGCTCACCATAACCTTCACCCAGAATGGAAACAACACATATAAAATCAATATGAAAAATGATATCCAAATTGGAGATTCAGCACAATATATCGTGCCATGCTCCTCAACCGCAAGAAACTACGTCAATGTTGAAGTAGTACTGGTTCACGATGGAAATTTTCCACTCGTTGAATTGAACAACGGCCACTCGGCTAGATGGAACGGACGAGATTTTGAACTCGTAGATCTACCATCAACACTTGAATTTATAAAATAACTATTATGGAAAATGCAGCAACTCGATTAGTCGAAGACATTATATCTGCAAACGCAGTGAACGACACATTTGTATCAGTTGATCATGACGATCGAGACATCAACATCTGGCTAAGTAGAGTCAGTAGAAAATGGGTACTAGAAATAGATGGATCGGTTATTGCAACGCATAGGGACGTAGCAGTTGTCGTAAACAAGTTGGTTGATATGAAACTAATTTGAAAATAAGTTCACTATAATTTTCCCGTGTCAAACTTAATGCTTATATTTACATTTATTAATTAACATATCAAACAACATTATGGAAACAGAATTAACATTATTTTTAGACATGCTAGGTAAAGCATCTGGTATTGGATTAGTATTAGCTCCAACAATATTTGGTTTCATGGTTTGGAACAAGCTAAACGTTAAGAGCAATCCAAAGATCAAATCTCTCGAGGCTGCTGATAAGACGATCGTTGAAAGTACAAACGAAGCACTAGCAATTATTCTTGACAGAATGGACGCAATCGAACATACAATATCTGATTTGGATATTGAAAGAAAGCCAATCTCTGGATTTAAAGCAGATAAATAATATGGAAGATCTATCTAACGCAGAATTATACGAAATTCGAGAATTGATCTGTGAAGAAATGGCTAGAACTGGTTCAAATTTGAACGAACATTTATCTTCGGCGCTACGCAAATTATCTAGTAACTTCATAACAAAAAAAGATTAATATGAAAAAACGATGGATTAGTACAATGACTCGAACGTCATCTGAACCAAGTGGTCAAACTGGATCTACACCGCCAGAAGTTGATCAATTTGAATATGAATCGACTGATTTAGAACAAATAGCCGATCGGTTTGACGCAATTCAAACACATGCCGGCAGGGTTGGTAAGCAGGATTTAGAGCTTAGTCAATTAAGTTTTGAATGTGGGCGCATTTATGCAGACCTTAAGGCGATAAACTCCGATTTACGACAAATTCTTAGTACAATAAAATCAATATAACCAATCAACAAAATATGACAGTATTAGACGTGTACAGCAATATGGTTTCAATGGTATGGCCAGACTCAGAAGTAGAAACTATTCTTAAATCGGACTTTATTAGATTGTACGGCAGCAGCCCAATCAGTAATTATCATACTTTAAATTGTTAATAACTTTTAAAAATAAATGATCAATTGTTTTCCGGTTGGGAAAATATTGCTTATATTTATACTATAAATAACAAATTAACACTAACTAAACCTACGCAACATGCAAAATCAAGCAAAATCAGGAATCAACTCATCATCAATCGTTTTGATTGTATTCGTTATCTTGAAGTTAACAAACCTAATTTCATGGTCATGGACATGGGTTCTATCGCCAATCTGGATTCCAATTCTATTGGTCGTATCTGTTGTAGCAATTGCAGCTGTAGCAAGTTTTGTATATAGTAATTTCATAAAGTAAACAATCCAATTATGACAATCAAATCACAAGTATTAGAATACGTTGCAACAAAACGTGGAGCAACATACACTGAGATTATAACCTTCGTTTGTAAGTTGAATGGTATTACATACGACTATCGCAAAAACAGAGGATATTACAGCTCAGCATTTAGTTCATCTGCCAATCCATATTTCCTAACTGGAAAAGACAGACTATCCAAATTTTGGGATGGCAAATACTACGCAGTTTTCGGAAAAACAAAGGCCTAGATAATGTATCATAATGTTAACAATCTAGTAACATTGAATTAATACACTTCGGCTAGCCAATCATATTTATATTCATATGAAACAACACACAAAAATAGACGTTAGCGGTTTTTTATACGTAGCAATAATGTTGACTGCATATATATTAGGCCTGTAGAATTAGATTGTTAATAACTTTTGAAAATAAATGTAAAAACGTTTTCCGGTTGGGAAAATATTGCTTATATTTATACTATAAATAACAAATTAACACTAACTAAACCTACTTATTATGAGCAGAACTAAAAAACCAAATCAATTCATTTACGGAATCGAAATTACAAAGCCACATTCAAGCGAAATGTACAGCCACAACGATACAGTTGCTGATAACATGAAGACAATTATTATGGAATTGGGTGGTAAACTTCGCAAGTTAGCCGATGATGAAAGCAATCCAAGTTCGGAAACAGCATTTAGAAATGTGGTTGCTACAATGTGCTACAGATTCGGAGAAGGTTTCACATTAGACGATATCTTCAAGGAATTCAGTAGAACAGTTTCTGATTCTGAAAACTGGTTCATGAACGAATCATACGGAGATTTACATAGCGATGGATTAGTTCCGACATTGGAAGTTGGAATGGTTGGTCACGGTAATATTAGCTATGTCTAGGGAAGAATACATTGCAATGCGCAATTCAAGTAATTTGAATGTGCAATTGCTTTTTTCGTATTTTGTCAAAAACGGCGGAGACAGTAACTATAATATGTTTATGATGGCATTGCGATCTATGGACATATCAAGTATTACTAAGCACCTCGATAAGGAATTCAGCCTATCAATTTTATCGAGTAAAGAAGGAACATTCATAAAAGCATACTAACATGACAGAATGGAAATTAACTAGATCACGAGACGGTTTAACCAAACTATCTGATCAAATTGGATTTATATCATGGAAAGACGACGACACATTCGATGAACTTATCATCGGTATCGACGGCATAAAAATTGGTAGAAGTCTAATACTCGGTCCATTTACAAACGAATATGTTTGGCAGACCACCGTCATAAACACAGTTCAGTTTGGCGTTGATGGATCACTAACGATCGACACACTCAATTCAATATACACCCTAGAAAGACAAGACTAATGAGAATTTGGCACATAAGCGATACTCACACGTATCATGGTCACTTGAATATACCATCAGATATTGACATGGTGATCTTTTCAGGAGACTGTTCGAACCCTAGAAATCAATATGCAAATGAGCCTGAGGTTCGTTCGTTTATAACATGGTTTAGTAGTCTACAAATCAAGCACAAGATATTCGTTGCTGGAAATCACGACTCAAGTATCGAATATGGACTTGTCGATAGGGACCTATTCAAGGCAAATGGTATCGTCTATTTGGAAAATGAATCAGTAACGATCGATGGTATTAACATATGGGGATCACCGTTCTCTCCAACATTCGGAGACTGGTCGTTCATGAAAAATCGATCAAAATTAAGTCGACTTTGGGCTGAAATTCCAGATAACACGAACATTGTTATTGTGCACGGACCACCTAAGGGCATATTGGACCTATCAACTGATAGATTCGGAGCATTAGAATACTGTGGATGTTCGGCTTTAGCAAAACGATTATTGACTGTTCGTCCAAAACTAGTATTATTTGGACACATTCACAATTGCGAAGGCATAATCAATGCTGGAACAAAAACGATTGCAGGAATCGACACACTTTATAGTAACGGTTCATGCGTAAAAGACGGAAGATTTGGCAAGAATACTGGCCAAGGTAACATTTTAACATACGCAAAATGATCGAAAAAATAATGGGAATAATCATAACATTGTTTGTAGCAATATTTATGATAACAATTGGGCTCGACCTAATTAGTGAACCGAATACAACTAAGAATATCGCCGGATTCTTAGTCGTACTTTTAACAATTTATTCCGGTATTAAATTAATCAACAGGTAGTTATATGAAAAAGCAAATTTTATTAGTATTAGGGGTAGCAACGTTATTGTTATCTTCATGTGGATATGAGCGTATTGACGCAGGACACGAAGGAATTAGAGTTAATCTATATGGAAATGAAAAGGGAGTGCAAAACGTAACAGCAGTTACTGGAGCAGTTTGGTACAATCCATTCACGACAGAGGTATATGAAGTACCAACGTATGTTCAAAACGCAGTTTACACTAAGCAAGACACTCGTCATTCCGATGAAAATGAGGAATTTAGAATAACGACGAGTAATGGACTAGTTGTTGCATTCGATGTATCTATAAACTATTATACTCCAGCTGAAAATGTTGTAAGTATATTTAAGAAATATCGTCGACCAATTGGAGAGTTAGAAAAAACGATCGTCAAGAACTATATGCGTGATGCGTTTAACTCAACAGCTGCAAACTATTCAGCTTCGGAATTATATGAGCGTCGTAATGACTTCCAAACTGAGTCAGAAAATGCGATTAGAACGATTCTCGAGCCAGAAGGATTTGTCATCGAACAAGTTGTATTATTAAATGAGTTGAGACTTCCAAAATCGGTTGTGTCGAACATCGAAGCGAAGGTTAATGCTACTCAAATGGCATTACGTAAGCAAGAGGAATTGGCTCAAACTACAGCAGATGCAGAGAAAATTGTTGCAGAAGCAGAGGGAGATGCGAAAGCTATGCGAATTAATGCAGAGGCCGAACGTTATGCTTTCCAGCAGAAAAACACAGCATTGACCGATCTATTGGTTCAACAACAGATGATCGAGAAATGGGATGGTAAATTGCCAACATACGGCGTAGTACCACAGTTATTTAAGTCCGTAACCGGCAAATAACAGTATAGCTGTTGATGGTACCAGCAAACTAAGGTCTTTAGTTGGGTTTTCCACCCATAATTAAAGTTAGACAACCATCACCCGGACCCTTAGCTCAGTTGGTTAGAGCAGAACACTCATAATGTTAAGGTCACTGGTTCGAGTCCAGTAGGGTCCACTCAACAATAATTAGCACCATGTATATTTATTAATGAACAGATTTAAACCATGGAGCAAAAGATGAAAAAGATTAAGGCGGCATTATGTATATTCATGTTATTATCGACAGTATGTACCGCACAGACAACCTATATATCAGATGTGACCAACCTGTATGATTGGAATGGTATGGCTTATCAATTAGATGAATCATTCAAATCTGAAGTTGCATTTACAATCCACGAAGAGTACATAGAAGTAATGTTAAACGATACCGAGATTATTCATACTTGGTGGGTATTGATTCCAGAATGCGATGATGCATATGACTGTTACATAACAGACGGAGATAAATCCAAAATTTGTATATTCCATGAGGAAAAGTCAATTGTTTTTTGGACAGTTGAAGATGAAAATGGCCAGTACCTTAAGGCCATCGAATTGGCAAATATATTAATTATAAAATAGTTGATATAATATTTTTTTATGTCATTTTAATTGCTTATATTTACTTATAACAATTAAACATATCAACTATGAGCAATTCAAACAAATGGGTAATTTTCGATCTAGATGGCACCCTAGCACTTATTGATGATCGACGATCCTTTAGCACAAAGGACAATGGGAAGATTAATTGGACTAAGTTTTTTGATCCAAATAATATCCAAATGGATAAGCCCAATAATCCAGTCATAATCATGGCACAAACACTCAAATCACAAGGTTTCAATATTGCGATATTTTCTGGTCGATGTACTGGAACAAAGGACACTACAACAAAATGGCTTGATAAATTCAATGTACCATTTGACAGTATCACAATGAGACCACTAAATTCATTCACACCCGACGATAAGCTCAAATCAGATTGGTTCGACGCTAAATTTCCAAATCAATCTGATGTACTATGTATATTCGATGATCGCGATAAGGTCGTGAAAATGTGGAGAGATAGAGGATTAACGGTTATGCAAGTCGCTCCTGGTTCATTTTAACATTAATAGACATTCAATATGAAAGCAATACATAAATTCAACAACGGGTATGGCGCTACATTATGTAACCAATGTCGCTGCATTATCGGTAGAGGATTACATAACGCAGTTTTATGTGAAAATTGCATTAAAAAACAACAAACTAACACGGACAAAACTATGACACAAGATGAAAAGATATTATTAGATTGGTACGGACAAGGTTGGCACGACGAATTATGGGGTTGGGCAGATGCAAACATCAAATTTATTGCAGATGAATATTTGCCGGCATATAAACTAGGCCGGGATCATGCAATATTGGGAGATGAATCTGACCTAATTGAATCTATGGCAGATCGGGCTATTCTGAAACAAATACTCAAACGCAGTGATCGTTAGAAATTGTTAATAACTTATTGAAAATAATCACATAGGATTGTTCCGGTTAAAGAATAATGCTTATATTTAACTATAACAAATTAAACAAACCTATTATGATGATAATTGTAGAATGCATAGATCCAGGCGTATGGAAGAACCATTTGACATTAGGTTCAAAGTACAATGTAATTGCATTGGACGAAGATGTTTACCAGCTTATAGATGATAGTGGAGAGATAAACTACTACTTTATAAATAGATTCAACAAACTAAAACAAGACTAAGATGAGTACTGAAATACTATTAGCGAATTTATTAAGTCTAGTACCAAAACGATTAGCTAATGATTTAGCTAGACTGATTGATGTTCGTATTAAGGAGCTTACTAACAAGCGAGTAATAGAAGAGTTGGAGAAGCAATTAGAAAATTACTTTAATCAAGAAGTAGAAACCTACCTATCAGATAATCTTAAAAATAGAATCAAAGAACTAAAACAAGAGTAAGATGGATAGAGAAAGACTAGGAAAGATAAATACAATTACAATGGAGCTAAACGATTTACTTCAAGAGCACGAAATAAAGAATAAGGATTCGTTTTTAAGTGGCGTATCAAGTATTATATGTCAACTAGACACCGATATTGCTATTGAAGTAATGGAATCCTTTGGTGAGGAAGGTAAGAATGAAGCACTTTCAATTAAAATTAATTACGGATACTAAACAAGACTAAGATGGCGATAGATATACACGAAGAAGCTATAGAGCTAATGATCAAATGGGATCAGACATACCGTATGGATAATCAGATATCTCTAGATGAATACTTAGCAGAGTATAGTGTAATAATGCATGTAGAAGACATAGAAGCTGGATGGAACCTCTTCTATAGGCTAAAGGGAAATAAACGGAATATATTGCATGACAGGTTATTAAATACAATACACCAGCCATCGACTTCAACTGAAGCTAAAGAGCTCCATAGTTACTTAGTTAAAATATACGTAGACCAGTATGTAAGAGAAATGCTTACAGAGGAACTTGAAAACGTAGTAGAGGTAGCAGAACACCATAGGAAAGCCTCATCGGTTATAAGCCATGCTAAGTATAGAATAGAAGAGCTCTCTCGAGATCATTTTGACAAATAGAGATTGTTAATAACTTTTGAAAATAAACAGTCCAAGATTGTTCCGGTTAAATTATTATGCTTATATTTACTTATAACCAATCAAACAAACCTACTATGGAAAACAATACAGAATCAAACACATCTGAATTTATAATGGCTCATTGGAGTGCATTGGACTCAACATCAATTGAACGGTATTTTAGCGATCGATCAGAGGCGCTTATACAGCAATTAGCTGACGATTCGGATCAGCTTCCGATTCAAGCGGAAACCAACGATAAATTAGACGCTGATATTATGCATGATATGTTATGTAAAGATATCGCATTTACTCGAGACAGAATTAGAGCATACTCTAGCATATTGGAGACCGATTTAGAATACTACATTAGAAAAATCCTTATTTCCGATCTCGCTGATGCAAAGAAACGATTAATTATGCTAGTCGATCAAATGCACAGTTAAATAGAAATTGTTAATAACTTTTGAAAATAATGTTAAATTTATTTTCCGGGTTAATCGATTATGATTATATTTAACTATAAATAACAAATAACAAATAACAAATAACAAATAACAAATGACCAAATTACGAATATTCATTGACCTAGATGGTGTATTGGCAGATTTTGCATTACTCGCATCAGCTCACCCAAACTTTACAGGGGATGGACATTGTCCAGATTTAGACCTCGATTTTTCGATATTACAACCTATACCCGGAGCTAAGTTAGCTGTTCAAGCTTTACTTGATTCCGGTCATGACCTGTTGATCGCTTCTACGGCTCCTTGGGATAACCCAAATGCTTGGACGCAAAAGCGATTATGGGTAGCAGATCACTTTCCACAATTTAGAAAAAAATTAATATTGACACATAGAAAAGATCTATTGATCGGAGACATACTAATCGACGATCACACTTGGAATGGAGCTGGAGATTTTAGTGGAAAACTAATCCACTTTGGCACTGATCAATTCCCAGACTGGACATCAGTTGTAGATCACGTTAATATATTAGCAACCAACTAAATCATATCAATATGAGGAAACGCAGTCACAAATACAAAATCGGAGACGATGTTCAATTTAGATATATGGATGGTACCATTAGGTACGGTGAGGTTACTCGCATAGGTTACGCTGGAGATAACTGGGATCATATCCCGACTGACTTCTCTGCAATGATATATACTATTACAGTTATAAATAACGGGGATATCCGGGGCTACATGGTGTACCCATGCGTCGGAGAGGCTAGAATAATATCGGCAAATGGCCAATTAATTAAATCGTGTAAGTATGGATCTAATTATACAACAGTTAAGGCTAAGCCATCTAAGCGTAAAAAACTCAAAAAGAAACCTTCCGTTAAATCTTCTGCGACAATTGTATTAAAGAAAGCTGTTCCACGTAAGCGTAAACAAACTGATTTAGATTTAGCTATTAAGAAACAACAACGTTTTATAGACGGAAAAACAAAATAATATGGGTGCAAACAAACAATATATCAATATTGATACAATCAAATGTGCTTGGACAATCAATGGTGCTGAAGGAATATCAAATCTATATACGATGTCTGAAACAATTATAATGTGCGACAATGAATCTAGGTATATTGGAGAGATCATGGAAAAGCAATTGACCATTGAAGACAAGCGTCATTTGATTCATATATACATTGATGCCTACCTATTTGAAAATAATTCAACAAAATAATGAAAATAAGTTGAAAAACATTTTACCGAGTCAAAAAATATTAATATATTTACAACATAATTATTTATTACTAGTTATTATATAATATCTATTAATATCCTAATAACATTAATATATCTGAAAATAATATATTAATAAATACAGCTTCGCTGTAATTACAATCAATAATTCAAATTAACAATCAAACCAAAACAATTAAACTATGTCAAAGACATTCAAAACCAACGTAGATCATCAGTCAAAATTTAACCCTTCAAAGTATGGTAAAACATGGGCAACAATAGATTTTGAACTAGCACATGGACCTAAAGCATTACATCCAATTGCTCCAGCTACTCAACCAATTATTGGTACTCTATTAATTGCAGGCAAACGAGTTGAAATTACGTTTACAGAGTCAAATAAGATAATGGAAACATTAATGGATGCTCAGACACAATATAATGTCGCCAAGAGAATGGGACAATTGGAGTCAGGTACTGGAACGTATAGAGGCTAATATATGTTTATATTAGGACTAATTGTAGGTGCAACAGTTGTAACCGCAATACATTACGTATTAAATCGACGCATTAAAACTCGATTGGGTGATAAATTACTTATTAATGACTTGTTAAGGAAGGAGTTGAATAAGAAGGACTAACCCTCCGGTAGAAATAATTTTTGTATGTGTATAAGGGCTCAATTTAATTTGAGCCCTTATATTTATAATAGATCAAGACAACTGGTCTATTAATTTACATTAAACATATTATATCATACATATGAACAGCGAAGAACAAATAGACGACACTGAATTTATTAATGCGGCATTTGATACAACATATTTACTATTTATTGGTGAAATGAGTATTGAAATGTTGATGAATTCGTCTGAAGTTGAAGTACCAACATTATATGATCCATATAGCCTAGACAAATTAGAGTTTGTTGATATATTACGCGATATGTTGGATCATTATGAAGTTACCGAAGAATATGAGCGATGCGCAAAAATATTCAAACTAATAAATAATGAACCTGAACATGAAGCAATTATCGCTGAATTGGTAATTGACGAACCATATTATGGAACTGAAGATATACCAGATATTCAACCTGATATGCAATCAATTGACCAGCTAATCGCACAAGCTAGCACAATAGATAATAAGCTTAACGATGTTACTGACCTTGAAATATGGAGCATATTATCAGATGCTGATAAATCTATATTCAACGGTGATATTGTTGCATTTTGTAAATGGGCAGAATTACTTGATAAAAAAACACGAGATGATTACATCGAACGATTATTAGACGATGGACCATTAATACCAGATCAACCTCTATACAATAATATAGAACACGAACAAATTACAGATGATATCATAGACAACTACGCAGATTCATCTGAAGAAATTAATTATCATGACAATATTGTAATATCGTATCTTGATAAATATACAATCATAAGTCACACCAATTTGACCAAACTAACTAATTTACAGATAAAGTTTGCGCAAAACGGCATAATTGATATGTCGATTAGACAAAAACCAAATCCATCCGGACAAGGTATCATATACAGTTTGATATATGATTCATCACAAAAACATATCCCCATTAGCTGGAATTGAAAACTCCTAGGGAAATTGTAGGTAAAGTATCATCTGCATCCCGAAATGTGGCTTACAGCAAAATTTGTGATCAATGGGAACAATTCGGAACATGGATCAGCTTCATTGTTAATCAATGGCTGTAGTGAAATTAAATATAACTAATAATTTCACTATATTTAAAATAAAATAAACAATAGGAAATAGTTATGGCAAACGAAGAAAATACATACGATTCATATTACAAGCCTGGTACCAGATGGAACGAAAGTCCGGATAGATTATACAAATATATGGAATGTAAACTATGTGGCGGATATGACAGAGTTGGAGAGAACGCAACTGCAGTAACATGCCAACATTGTGTCGCTGATATGGTTGATCCACCAGAAACATCTCAACATAAACGTCAAGAAGATAAAAAACCTGCTGGATGGCACTGGATGGCGGTTTACGTTCACGGTGATGGTACAGTTTATCATAAGGGAACTGAACAACCTGATCTTAAGGGTACACTTGATAAAACAGTCATAGCGCCAAAAGTTAGGTTATCCAAGAAAGAAAAGGACAGATACAAATATGAGGCTGCCCTAAAAATAAGCAAGTTAAAGAAAAAACTGGCAACACTTCGTTGGAAAAAAGATAAGAAAATAGTTCAAGCAGAAATAAAATATTTTTCTAGAATAGCCGTTGGAAAATTCCCAGAAGGATTCAAAGAAAAACTTTTTGCTGAATAATTTTTTTATGTCAATTTTTTTTCTTATATTTAGCTATAACAAAAAATACAACGAGGAAAATTGATGGAATATGATAAATTAGTATATGTACGTGGTTCATTATCAAAGGAAGCGCAACGAATTGAATTTGCGGTAAGTAACGACTTATCAATAACTGAATTCAAGCGAACCTGTAAACGACTGGCATATGCTTTAGGCTATAGTACATCATTGGTCGATACTCATTTCGGAAACGATACTGAAAAAGGCAACATCAAGCAATTACAAATTTTATTCGATTAATATGAAAAAATTATTGTTTATCTTTCCATTATTTGCATTTACTTATCCAACCGCTGATATTGAAATTGTTCCGATTAAATTAGAACAGATTCATATAACAGTGGTTGAACTTGACATTCCAAGTTTAGCTAATGCAATAATATTCGTAGAATCTTCAAATAATGATTCTGCATATTGTAAAGTAGAAGACGCTGTAGGTTGTATGCAAATTAGGCGAACAATGGTAAGAGATATCAATAGGATATTAAAGACTCAGCGCAAGCAACACAGATACAAATATAAAGACAGATGGAATAGATTAAAATCAATTGAAATGTTTAACATATACATTGAGCATTATGGTTTAGATACATCTGAAGAAATTGCTAGAGCCTGGAATGGTGGTCCGAGAGGATATAAGAAAAGCGCAACAATCAAATATTGGAATAAAGTAAAAAAATGGTTATGAAGACAAACGAAGAAAACTTATTAGAAAATTGGAACAGACTAATGACAGTTATAGATACTGAATTTAGTGGTACAAGGCGAGATAATATCAAGCACATGTATGAAACATTAGAAGAGCGAATGATTGCTGCTCCTGCATCAGGAATAGAACATTATCATAATTGCTTTGCTGGTGGATATGTAGATCATGTATTACGGGTATTAAATTGTTCTATTAAATTACATGGTGCATGGAGTAGTATGGGTGCAAATGTTACTGGTTATAGTCGCGAAGAACTATTATTTGCAGCATTGAATCATGATTTAGGAAAGGTCGGAGATTTACTTAATGATTACTATGTACCAAATCCATCAGATTGGCACAGAAAAAATCAAGGTAAAATATATGACATCAATCCTGAAATCCAGAATATGTCAGTACCACATAGAAGTTTATGGTTATTACAGAACTTCAATATCAAATACTCTCAAAATGAAATGATTGCAATAATGATACACGATGGAATGTATGACGATGGAAACGTTTCATACTTTAAATCATATGACAAGCATAGAAAAATGCACAACCATATGCCATTATTATTACATCATGCTGACCATATGGCTAGCCAAATTGAATACGAACATTGGAAATCTAATCAGGGTGTTACAGCAAGTATGACAAATACACAAAAGTCAGCAGTAGCAGCCACAGCTCATAAACCTAAGAAGGTTACTGGAAAAGTATCTACATCAGAATCGGATGCACAGGAACTGTTTAAGGGGTTATTCGGAGACTCATAATGGAATATATGTTATGTACCATTATACTAATACTTACATTAGTTGTTATAAACCTAATTCGAAAGTTTGACCAATCACAAGATACGGTTGAACAAATTGAACTTGAACAAAAATCTATTTTATTAAACTTAAATAATACGTTTGATAATCTAAGAGAAATTGATTCAAAGGGTGGATTCGCTAGTGATGATGAGGTAGGACAAATATTTGATGCAATTAAAGATGAAATTAATGGCTTAGAGGCAATATATGGAAGTAATGATGAGTAAGAGTCCAGTCGATATATTTTATGACAATTTACCAATGTACGAAGAAGAATTGGAGATATTATTAAATCCAAACGTTGTTCGTAGAGGTAGAAAGCGTAAAAATAAAATGTATTTTACGCCAATAACTGAAAAAGCAATTATCGCATATAATATTGAACCATCAAAAATTAAACGTGACAGATTATATAACGCACACATACATTATTCAATGTGGAAGTTAACGCAAAATATAATTAATAGGTTTAGATTTCCATATATGGATGGAACAACTGAAGATAAGCAATATGAAGTTATGGGATTTGTTTTACAAAAATTGAATAAATTTACAGCTGAAAAAGGTAAAGCATTTTCATATTTTAGTATTGTTGCAAAAAATTATTGCATTCAAACAAATAATAAAGCATACGCTAGATTGAAAACTAAAGATGATGTATTATCTATAGATAAAAATAGAAATATTGTTAATGAAGTTGGAAATACTGAACGATTGGCTGCAATAAAAGAATTTATGGATACGTTTATAGATTATTATGAACGAAAAGTTGAAACAATATTTACTAAACAGTATGAGCGTAGAATAGCATATGCAATATTGGAATTGTTTAAACAACGTGAAAACATTGAAAAATATAATAAGAAAGCGCTATATTTGTTAATACGTGAAATGACAAATGAACGCACACAAGATATATCTAAGGTTGTTAACATCATAAAGAAAGAATATATTGAAAAATACAATATGTATGAAGACAAACTTAGTTAAAACATTGTTATGTAACATATAACGATCATAGGCAATATTGCCAACAATAAATACAAGGAGAATATAATATGGATTACGTTTTTAAGTACGCAGAAGGATTTTTATCTGGATTATTCGGATTACTTATGTCAATTTTACCAATTGCAATTTTATTTCAGGTTTTAACCGGAGGAGTTGTTTTTGGGATGGATGTTATTGGAAACATTAGCACAATCATTAGTTACATTGGTAATGGCGGATTTGTCGGCTTAGTAACACTAGTTGTTGTTATGTCGTTCTTTGCTAACCCAAAGAAGACTAAAAAATAGATTACATACCAACATATTGTTGATAATTAACCCCAATCTTTTGATTGGGGTTTTTTTGTTTCATATATTTATATTAAACAAAGGAACAGTACAATGGAACAAGGTGATGACATATTCGAGGGTAAGACATTTTCCGGATTAATGAAGAATATATATGATAATTCGATCCGAAAAGAAGCCCAAATAGCTGAACTAATTAAGCAATTGCAACCAATGATTAAGAACATCGGAGATGCAACAATATTAGTGCCAATAATAAAAGACTACTTAGATGTAGCAGTTAAAAATGACGACCATTTGATTAAGATGGCAGCAATAGTTCAACGTGCAGAAGGCAGATCATCGTCGAATGCTAGTGGTGGAACATTATTGACGCCTGAAGAAAAGAAACAACTATTAGATGCAGCAGCTGAAATGGAAGACAAATAATGGCTGGAGTAGTTTGGAACGATAATACGCTACATGATGGATATTCATCATCAAAAACATCAAGTAAGCAGCCGAATGGATATTCATTGGGAATTGTCGCATCACAAGCCACTGATGGAATTGGTAGTGTAACATGTAAACTATTGCGTCAATCTGGCGAAATACAAACAATAGTAGCTCATCCAATCGACGCAAACAGTTTCACAATGCCATTAATAAATGAATCAGTATTTTTATTCAACAGTTCACACGATTCAGACTGGTACTATACTGGCATCCTCAACAACACATCAAACATCGGATATATGTTAAATGATAAAATAACAATATTAGATGACGGTGAACCACCAGAAGAAACAATCAAGAAGCAACCAACTGACAGGAATATAATTACTCCTGGTCAAACAATATTACAAAGCCGATATGGTTCATCTATATTAATGGGAGCCAAACATGACGCAATACAGTCGGATTGGTCATTAGATGGCGAAGATGGAGAACCGATAATCATTATTAGAAATGGTAAATCAACTTCCCCAACAATCAAAGATGACAGCGCTCAAATTGTACTGACGTCTGATCAATCCATCCCAACATCGGCCAAAGCCCCACTCACATTTGAACGACCTGACCAATACGTCGGTAGTCAAGCTATAATCGAAGCTGATAGAATAGTATTCCATGCTAAAGCAGATAGTTTAGTTTTGTCTGCTGTAGATAATGTTGGAATATCAACAAATAGCTGGGCAGTTGATGTCGAAGTCCTCATGACACAAATCGAAGCGTTGACAAAGGCTATGATGGCGTTAACGATTCCAACTAGTCTTGGTCCTGGAATGCCAATAAATATAGCTGATTTTTCCAAAGTACTGATTGAGCTAAACAAGATGAAACAATAATATTGCAAACAGCTTAAAACCAATCCTATTAGATATTTATAATAAACATAGGAGTGAGCAATGACGAAAAAAGATTTGGTAAAAATTATCAAAGCGGTTGTACAACGAGAAGTTGAATCTGCTGTCAAAACGCAGATTAGCGAAATGATGGATACAACCCCACCAGTGAAAAACTATACGCAACAATTATCGCTTAATGACGCAATCAATGAGACAGCAACTGCAGCAGAGCCGGAATGGCCAACTATGCAAAACTTCACAAGTGATATGCGTTCACAATTTATGGCAATGAATAGTAATACACCTCATACGCCAGCTATGACTGACATTAATAATCGTCCAGTCGACACATCCAAACTTGATCCATCATTATCGTCTGCATTAACTAGAGACTATTCAGAATTAGTTAAACGATTCAAATAATGGCTAAGCTGGACGAACATATACACCGAATAAATCCTCTAGACTTAGAGGTTGATATTGCTATCGGCATCGGTCTTCCAATGTCTGGCGATAAATTTGGCACATTCAACCTAAATTATACGTCAAAGGAACAGATTATATCAAATTTGAAAAACCTAATATTGACAATGAAGGGTGAACGTGTTATGGAGCCTGAGTTCGGAACAAATATATATAGACTAATGTTCGAAACAGCTGACACAGTCACATTAAATAAACGAATCAGATTAGACATAACATCAAGTATCAAACGATGGATGCCTGGTGTACAAATATCGGCAGTCGATACAACCATGCTCGACCATACAATGAATATATCAATATCATTTGTAGTACCAAACTTCAACATATCAGACACATTTTCAATGGAAATAAATAGGGCATAATAATGGGCAAAGACATTAAATATATAAACAAGGACTTTAACAGTATAAAAGCTGAGTTGACGGCATACGCTAAAAACTATTTTCCGACAACGTATAATGATTTTAACTCTGCTTCACCTGGAATGATGTTCATGGAAATGACTGCGTACGTTGGTGATGTATTATCATATTATACTGATTATGCAATGAAAGAAAATATGATCCAGTATGCGCAAGAACGTAAGAATATATATGCGCTAGCACAGTCATTTGGATATAAACCTAAGATTAGTGCAGCCTCTATTGTATCATTAGACATATATATGGAAGTCCCTGCAACTGGTATCGGAGCTGATTCATTGCCAGACCTAAACTATGCTGGAATACTTGAAGCAGGATTGGTTGTTACTGGAATAAGAGGACAGCGATTTACCACACTAGATAGTTTGGACTTTGCATCTGAATCACAAACAAATAAGACAGAAATAACAATATCTAAATTAGACGAAGCTGGACAGCCAACGTACTATTTGCTCAAAAAACGAGTTAATGCACAAAGTGGAGAAGCAAAGGTTAAATCTGTTGTTATAGCCGATGCAAAAAAATATAATAAGATACTAATTGACGATGTCAATATAATTGGAATTGACAGTGTGGTTGATTCATCTGGCAATATCTGGTATGAAGTACCATATTTAGCCCAAGATACATTGTTTGATGAAAATGTAAATAGCCCAGCATTTGATCCAGAATTATCAGAACAATCGCAGGCAACTCCATACATAATGAGCCTGCGTAAAACAACACGTAGATTTATAACAAATGTTACACCAAAGAATAAACTAGAACTACAATTTGGAGCTGGAATATCATCAGATCCAGACATTGAGATTATACCAAGTCCAAGTAACGTTGGAATCGGATTACATGGTACAACTAATAAATTTGACCAAGCATTTGACCCATCGAACTTCTTGCATACTAATACATATGGACAAGTACCTGCAAATACAACACTAACAATAAACTATACAACAGGATACGGCTTATCAGGAAATGTAAATTCTGATGAACTAACAACTATTGCAGATGGTAAGGTTATTACATATAAAGTTGATGGATTAACTACTGCACTAAAAACAGAGGTAGCAGATTCAATCGCAGTATCGAATCCACATCCTGCAACTGGTGGAAAATCAGCTGAAACTATTGAAGAGATTCGCAACAATTCATTAGCATACTTTGCTACACAGCAACGAGCCGTAACAAGGGATGATTATATCATTAGAGCATATTCTATGCCACCTAAATTTGGATCAATCTCAAAGGTATGCATAACAAGTGATACTGTTATCGACAAGTCAACAAATAAAGAGATGCAGAATCCATTAGCAATGAACATGTATGTATTAGGATTTAATGCAAATAAGCAATTAACAAATTTGAATTCGACGACCAAAAATAATCTCAAAACATACCTATCACAATATAGAATGATGACCGATTCTGTGAATATTAAGAATGGATATATTATAAACATTGGGATAAACTTTAGTATCGTTGTCCTACCAGGTAGAAATTCAAAGTCAGTAATATTAAAATGCATTGGTGCATTAAAGAAAAAACTATCAATCGACAAAATGCAATTCAACCAACCAATTATCACAAAGGACCTAATCTTATTATTGGCTAGCGTTGATGGTGTACAATCGGTAATGGGAGTTGACATTACAAATAAATGGAAAACCAGCGATGGTTATTCTGGAAACAAATATGATCTAAATGCAGCAAATCAAAATGGCATTATTTATCCATCAATCGACCCAGCTGTATTTGAGGTGAAATACCCTGATGTTGATATTAAAGGCGAAGTAGTAACGTACTAGGACAAACATGATATATACAGTATACCCATATAAAGATACAACAATTTATCAGCATAGCAATAAGCTGAATGCTGGAATTGACGAAATTCTGGAGCTAACAAAGCATGTTAAAACACCAGAAATAAATGGTATAAACAACTCCAGAATATTATTAAATTTTGACATAGCAACATTCAAATCTGAATCGGCTATTCCAACTGTTGCAACGTTGAAACTATTCACGGCAAATGTGTCTGGTATAATTAATGACTATAATGTTAGACTAGCCCCAATCGAGGCAGCATATAAAGATTGGACAATGGGTACTGGAAAAACAATACATAATCCTCCATCTGAAGATGGTGCTTCTTGGGCATATAGCGACGATGCATTGGGAGCATGGACAGCTGGAAATCCTGAAGCACTTAATTTTGTCGACATACCGAAGCTTGTAACAGACTCAACCGACATATCATCTAATGTAATTGGCGCATATAATATGCATTCTGGATCAAACGACATTAGTTTAGTCGCATACCGTCACGGTCAAGAGGCTAGCTCAAAATCATATGGATCAATTAGTTATTTTTCAAATGAAACCCACACAATATATCGTCCAAAACTAAATTTGGAATGGGATGATTCAACATATGCAACCGGATCTGGATCAGTATTGGCATCAAAAAATATTGTAATGTCAGTATATGATGCAAAGTCAACATACAATCAAGGTGAACGTACTAAATTATATATTAATCCAATTGATGTTAGACCGGTCAAATCATATAGTACATCTGCAAAGGTTGAACTAGCCAATGTTCTACCAGAAACAGCATATTATTGTGTAACCGACACGGTTGCAAATACAATCGTTTGGGACTACTCAACAATTGGAACAAAAATAAGTTGTGATGCAACAGATGGATCAAACTTTGATCTATGGACTGATACGTTACTTAAGAATAGAGAATATAGCATATCAATAATGGTGAATGATCGTTCATTTGTTGGTCAAGTTGAATATTTTGAAAATGTGCACACATTTAAGGTGGTATAATATTGAAACAAAATGACAACGCTCCAACTGCAGATAGGCTAGTTGAGTCAAAGGAACATTCATACCAAACAATGGTTGATATGCCAACAACTGATAATAGCAATCTGACAACCATACTTGATACAGTTGTCATAATTAGTGATAGTCCGGATCATGTTAATGTTGTAAATGTACCAATAATTAGGTCATCATTTACAACTGAGACGGTTGAAAAGTTTATAGACACTAAGATATGGCAACTTGTTACCGAAGGACCTCTTGCATCAAGAAAACCTCCAATGTCATTAGCTATAACTGCTACAAACTGGCACTGGATAACTGTAGATGGAACAAACGTATCAGATAAATGGGGCGGACATGATGCATTTACGCCAGCCGGAATAGCGTCAAGTGGCAAATATGCGAACCCAGTAAATCCAGTATTCTTATATGCAACAGATGAACACGCATTATTCCTACCACATAGTGTAGTAAATTACATTGATAAGAACAATGAACCAGTATTAGATGGACTAACGTGGGAATGGAAATTAGATGGAAACATTGTATCCACCTCCCCGCAGTTCATGCTAAATAATGCCGAATCACAGGGACCTAAACATAGCGAAGTAACAACATATAAAACATTAGTATGCACTGTATCAAATGAATTTGGTAGCATTAGTGAAACTCTGAAATTCTTAGTAGCTGATGATGTACGATACGATGGAGTACATACTAAGCGTGCTAGAGATGGATATTGGAATGCATTTGATAATTCAAAGTTCATGGCTAAATCAACTACCCCATGGTCAAAACACTATGATCCAATGACAGCGAATCGAGATATAACTGTAAAAGGCATAACATTCAACTCATATGGATCAGGTCATTCTGCAAAATCCAAATTCAAGAAGGATCCATCTGATTCAAGATGGGTTTATGAGGCACAATATAGAGTAGACAGTGGTAATTGGGTAAAGGCTAGTAGCGTATTTGCTGGAAAATCAAATAGTCATAGAGCATATCGATTCCATGATGAACCAACCGATATAACTTGGTCGGCACCAGGAAATTCAACTACTAAATTTGAATTTAGATACAAATATAAGTTTTACTCTGGCGCTTGGCCATTTAGGAAGAAGCATACACGAACCTACCATAGGATATACGATATACAGGTACCGTCTGATCCGAATATATCATATAAAACGATTAATAACATAACTATTCCATACACGAGCTCATAATGGCAGAACTAATTAATGACATAGATTATTTCAATGTAGATTTGGAATCAAAGCTAGCATCGACTGAAAATTCAATATCACAATTTGAATTGGATCAAAATGATGTTCTACATCTGGACATATATTCTGGTGAAAATTTCATTGAAAATGTGACTATACCTGCGATCGACAATATTGAAATATTGGGTGGATCAATTAATATTGATTATTATGATATATTGGTTAATACACTTGGATTTGTATCTGGATTTTATCGCATACAAACATCAATCTTGCGCAATCCGATATATCCAAATGTTGACGTTAGAGTTGATGAAATATCTAGAAACAAAACTGAACTTAGATTGGATGGCTGGACAGATGATGCAGCGTTGGTTGGTATACGTGATAAAGATGATGACGGATATAAAACATTACGTCTAGTTCATGATAAAGCTGGAACAATTAGATTAATCAATTGGACTGAAGATACGCACAATAATGAATCAACAATTATTGTTAAGGTAGCAGACGATTTACCTAGAAGTATTAAGGCTGGAGATACTGTTCAATTATTTGACGATATAATCAATCCATTTGAAATACAATTCACAATACAATTAGACGATCCATCTGCACCAGAAGATTTTAATATACTTAGAGGCCCAAATCTAACCCTTGATGTAAATAGGGAAATTGGAAAACCAACTGCATTATCATCGTGGAATGACATACTTTCAGCAGATGTTGAAACAAATAGTAGAGTAGTCGACAAGGTATTTAGTGGTAGTTTAGGTGCAACACTTAATATAGATTATTCATCATATGAAAACTTTGTCCACTTCAGTTCAGCTGAAGAACGATTACGTAACTTCAAATATAAGCTACAGTTAATAGAATCATACAAATCGACAAAATCAAACATAACGTCATCAGCAACTGGATCAAGCTATTACATTGCAGTTAAGACTGATATGGATGACAAAATAGCAAAATTAGTTGGAACATTTGATGGCTATGAGCAACATATGTACTTTAACTCCGCATCAGAATATACTGATACATATGGCACACATCCAGATACGACATGGCCAAAGACTACTCAAACTAAACCGTATACAGTTGCTAGCACATTAGACGTTGCATCAACGGATTGGTTTGATAATCAAATGGCAATTGCGGCAGATTATGATTTAGCAAATGATAATTCACTTAGAAGTACAATTCCATTGCATATAAAATTGGACAGTGGAAATAATGGATACGTATTATTTGTTGACATGGTCTCACAGCATTTTGATGAAGTATATAATCATGTTGATCATTTGAAAAACATACACAGTAAAGATGAGGACGTTAATGTTGGACTATCAAAGGATCTATTATTTGACGTGCTATCTTCATTCGGCTGGAAGCCAGAATCTGGTTTAGATTTATCAAACATATGGTCATATTATTTAGGTACAAACAAAACTGGAACAAACACTGTTGAAACATCATCGGCTGAATATCCAAATGGAGCAACAATAAAAACCGTTACTGGTGAAACAATGTCAATACAAGACATAGAGGCGGAACCATGGTCAAGAATACTTAATAACTTACCATACTTACTAAAGACAAAGGGAACGGCTAGAGGCGTAAAAGCGTTAATGTCATGCTACGGTATACCATCCACAATACTAAAAATACAGGAATTCGGTGGTCCAGATCCAATTGATTCATCCATTGGCAGTAACAATGAAATACTTCAAGCCGGATACATGTTGAAATTCAATGGTACCGATTCATATTTACGAACAGATTGGGACAATAATTACAATACTACACCAATAAACACAATTGAATTAAGATTTAAAACAAATACTATTGCAACAATGTCATTATGTGCAACATCATATAACATTGCTGGAATTCCAGCATCATCACTATGGATTGAGCCAGAATCATCTGGACAATACGGTATAGTTAAGTATTCAACAGCTGTAACCAAAACAACCTCACCAACGGTTATAACGTATGCGTCAACGTCACTAGCAAGATTACCAATATATGATAATGATTGGTGGAACGTTTCAGTCAAACGTGACGATATAACTGGAAATATTTCATTAGCCTGTCAAAAATCGCCAGATCATGCTGGATCCAGAATAACGCATGCTGCAAAATCATCTGTACCAGCTCCACTTACACCATATGGATGGACTGATGGCGGCATAGAATATTTTGATATTGGAAAATCATCATCGGCAGCAAAGTACAATGATACAAATAATGTAGTTGGCTTTTTTAATGGACATATGCAGGAAGTTAGATTATGGGATAATGAATTATCTGATGATGTAATTGATGTGCACACAAAGGCTCCAGTTAGTATACTTGGTAATTCATATACTGGATCATATGACAATCTATTATTTAGATTACCAATGGGAGCAGACACAAATCGTCCAGATGTAACAGTTGCAAATATTTCATCTTCGCATCCAAATCAATCAACGACTAGAACAGCAACCATAAATGGAACGTTTGCTTGGACATACAACGAAGAAGATTATTTTACTCCAGTACCAAATTCAATTGGTATGCGAGGCTTAGCAAACAAAATTAGAGTAGAAGATAATGTTGCAGTTGGCGACCTACATCCAAATGAAAGTGTAGAGGTTAGTTCTGGAATGAATAATCCAATTGATTCAAATTTATTATTTGTTGGATTCTCTCCACAAGCTGAATTAGATGCAGATATATCATTACAATTCGGTGGGTTATCGATCGACGACATAGTTGGAGACCCTAGAGATAATCATAAATCAGAATATACTGGGTTAGCCCAATTTAGAAACGCATATTTTAAAAAGTACAATGGTAAACAAAATATATGGGCATTCATGAGAATGGTCAAGTATTTCAATACTGCATTGTTCAAACAAATAGAAAGTATGTTACCTGCTCGAGCAAATAAAATTGTTGGACTAGTTGTTAAACAGACAATGTTAGAACGTCCAAAAATCGTAACTGAGCCGGTAATATCATATGAAGATATGCATCACCAATGCAAAATCAACGTGGTTGAAGATGGAATAGTTGGAAATATGCCAAATGCGGTAGGTACACAATTATATGACGCAGCTGGCGCAGCAACACATAAGCATTGGACGTCGTATGTTCCTGCTAAACTCAATCTAAATGTCATAAAATGTGACACTGATGGACTAATGCAAAACGCAAGCAATTCACGCAATAATAGCAAATATCAGTCAAACGGCTTGACTCATGCTGCTCAATTGCAAACTGATTTTACCGGCATGAACAACCTAATTGTTGAAGGCTGCAAAATGACTAGTGACGATTTTAATATTGACAGTCCGGACACTGTTGATGGTAAACCAGTTGTGGAAGTATTTGAAACGAATCCAAATAAGCTCATAACTGATAATACATCACACAGCGGAGACATAAAAATAGTTTAACCATATATTTATTATAAAGAATTCACAAGATAGGACATTAAAATGGGATATTTAGACAACACAACACTAACAGTTGATGCAATTTTAACAAAAAAAGGACGTCAACTTTTATCTGAAGGCGCACTTGAAATAACAAAGTTTGCATTAGGTGACGACGAAATCGATTATAGACTATGGGATCCAAACCATTCTCTAGGTACAAATTATTACGGTGAGGCAATTGAAAATATGCCGATATTAGAAGCATTTGCTGATGAAAATCAAATGATGCGATCTAAACTAATATCTCTACCGAAAAATACAGTTAAGCTTCCATTAGTAGAAGCTGGTGTATCATCTATCACATTAAACCGTCCAGGTTTAGTTAGTGTAATACATCCGTCGACTTCAAATGTATCAAACGGTAACCGATCATTAGGTTATACATGTATACTATCAAACGCAAATATGGCAACAATATCAGTTGCACCTGGTGGAGAAGTAGAAAATGCCACAACATATTCAGCAATTGGCGATAACGCAGCAAACTCTGTATCAATTGTTGGTACAAAATTTAACATCACAGCTAAATCAGTAACAGCTGATGCTAGCACAACTATAACAATTATTGGAAATGAAACTGGTGGAACTATAACTATTCCACTAACAATCAAAAAAGATCCAACAATTGATATTATAACAAAGGGACTATAGGACACAAAGATGGCAAATAGATTTAGATCCGGAATAGACAAACAAGCATTAGTTTCACGTAGACTTAGAAAGGCAAAGCGTGGAATTAACATGCGAGTATTTCAAAACTTTAATGAAGACGATGTTGTTGAATCCGACGTTGCAAAAGGTATAACATCAGCAATGTTTACAAATGACGCCGATTCAACACTAACCTCATTCTATACATCATCAGATCAAGTTGCATCCGCAGGTGGAAAATACCAATTTGAGGTATACTCAACTGACCCAGCAACTGACGCTACTGCTACTCCACAATTTAGTATAGCATATGGAAACATCGATGGCGCAGGTGCTGTAACCAGTTCAGGTGCAAGTGATGCTAGTATGTCTCCAGCTAAAGCAATATACACTCAGTTTGCAAATCTATTATTGGAACCAGGTGACGATAAGTTTACAATAGATGGCGACGATGAAACTGACATGATGTTCATCACGTTCAATCGAGCTAGATACAAGGAAAAAGCAAATAAGGGAAATTGGGATATTGACCTAGAAAATGGTGCAGACACAATTAGCTTAATCGATAACAGTTCAACTGTTCCAGCAATGGCTAAAAATGGCAAGAAAGTATATTCAGTTGTATCTGGATCTGGTACAACTATTGCGTCATCTCCACAACACACTGAATATGGATTATTCTATCCAGAATTAGGTATAATTGCATTAAGTGTTGATAAGATGGATGATACAAGCGGATTAAACGGATACTTTCCAGCTCCAGTATTAGACGTAGACGCAGCCATGAAAACAAATATGATTACTGCATTATCGTCATTTAAAGCTCGCGCTGAAGAGGATATTTCATCAACGCATTACTTTATTAGAGTTAAAAATTCTGAATACAATTTTACAAACAACAATACATTTGTAACAGGATCAGGAAACTTAAAGCATGTTGAAATGATAAATGATCCACAAACATATATAACAACTGTTGGATTATATAGTGACGAAAATGAATTAGTTGCAGTTGCAAAACTGTCTAAGCCACTACTTAAAAACTTCACAAGAGAAGCAACTATCCGCGTAAAATTAGATTACTAAATATTAAGGAGTTTTAATGGGCTTAGTATTTAAGGATCTAAATAAGGATAATATAAAGGTTACGCCTTACACTGCACATAAACAGTGGAACGTAACCTTGGCTAATGCCACTGATCTTGGTGTAATTACATACGATGGAGAATATGCAATAGGCGACTTCAATATATCAGATCATCCAATTGAATCAGCAACTACATATGCAACCACATCAAATGGCCAATACAAGCGATTGATCCATGCATCGATTGACAAGCTGTATTATGCAGGAAACGACAATAGATACGATGTATACTGTAATGAGAATCCAAACAAGCAAATACGTGAATATTCAAGCAAGGTAACAGTCATATCCATTCCAAGACAGATATTTGGTGACAAGCTGCATGCAAAATCATTCAAGCTAACATCTGGATCAGTTGTGATATTGGATGACGGATTCGGTAATCTATACGACTCAACCGACACAAATGATTATATATCAAATGAGCATACAACGCTACATCTCGGTTTATGGGAAGGGTATAGATTTAATCAAACATCTGTAACAACTACACTGAAAACTGAAGGCCAACTACAATTATCATCAGCAGCTCAAAACATACAGTTTGTTGATGGGAAATGGGGAAAGGCTGCAAAGTTCCACGGAACAATATCGTCACAAGAATCAACGAATAGCGTAATACGAATTGATGGATCAGCTGATATCTCATTTGATGATGATTTTGCAATATCATTTTGGTTTAAGGCTCCAACAGCTCAGTCGTCGACCCGAAGCTACATTGGACGTCCAACGCCAAGTGGAGAACGAGCACTATCAAATGTATACGTTAATTCAATGTTATCAAAGGCTGGTTTTACTGGAAATCATATTCCATTCGATATATCTATTGCAAACGACCGATCTAATGCAGATGGAAAAATCATATTTAAACGTGAAAGCAAGTCTGGATCAGGCTTAATGCAAATATTTTCAGCAGCAACATATAATGATTCTACACTTCACCATTGCCTAGTTCAGAAAAATGGATCAACAATTGAACTATATATTGACAATGGCACACCAGTAACGGCAACCGATACTGCAATTGGCGTAACAACATCCAATGACATACCAATCCACGTTGGAGGTAGACGATGTGGATTTAAGCATTATTCAATAGACGATGGCTGGACCGGAGAAAACATAGCGTATCCATTCACTGGCGAAATAGATGAAGTTAAATTCTTCGATAGATCGCTAACATCGGCTGAACGTACTTCAAACTATTCATCTGTAAACAACACAAATAGGGTTGGAAATATAATGTACGAGCATGGTATTGCAACAATAACAACGCCATTGGTTGGTGGAAAGGATATTTACCATAGTTCATCTGCATACGATGAATTATCATTCAAGGGATCTCATAATGTAACTGAACATATGTATGTATGCAACGTGTTAGATGGTGAATATAATAGTTCATATAACATAACATTGCGTGACAAATACGATATAAACAGCGAAGATTTGCGATCACATGTAACACAATCGGAGTTCTCACCATATATCACATCGGTTGGGCTATATAATGATTCTGGTGATCTATGTGCAATAGGTAAAATGGCTCAACCAATTAAGAAGCCAGACGATTATGATATATCATTCATGATCAGATTCGATACAAATTAGGAGACAATATGTCACATTGGTTATATAATGGGTCAATTCTGAGTGAAACCCCAGAAGACATGTTTGGTTTTGTTTACTTAATAACAAACAATCAAACTGGAAAAAAATACGTCGGTAGAAAATACTTTGGTACAACTCGACGAATAAAGGTACCAGGCAAAACTCGCAGAAAGGTTATTAGAAAGGATTCAAATTGGCGAGAATACACTGGATCATCCAAGCTACTGAATTCAGATATAGCTAAACTCGGTAAATCCAACTTCACATTTGAGATATTGATACTTGGTGAAACAAAGGGACAGGTAAACTATCTTGAGGAAAACATCCACCACCGATTCCATGTTTCAGCAAAATCAGATTTTTACAATGATTGCATAGGCCCTAGGCGCTTCGCCAGAGTTAGATTAACAGAACAAACATTCGAGAAAATAAGCACCATAAAATTTTCATAATTCAACTTTTTTTCTTATATTTAAACATATGAAAAAACAAAGGCTAATTCATCTTCTGCAGGCAGTACTCGGTATTGCAAAGATCAGCAAAAATGAAATAGCCTTTGCATGCCCTTACTGCTCCCATCCAAAAAAGAAGTTCAACATCAATTTGAATAACTATCGGTGGCACTGTTGGGTATGTGGAATAAAGGGTGTTGGAATACACCGGATATTCAAGGCAGTTGGAGCTGGTAGTAAGATTGCTGAGCTGAACTTGCTCACACCGAAGCAAACGGTTGAAACCGATAAACTATCGACGATATGTGTATTACCATATGAGTTCATACCAATGATCAACGGTAACCGATATAGTCCAGAATACAAAAATGCAATGGCATATTTACGCAATAGGGGATTATCTAAGGTCGACGTATTACGACATAATATTGGATATTGTGAATCTGGGTATTATGCAGGATATATTATTGTGCCAAGTTACGATGCTAACGGAATATTAAACTACTTCGTTGGTAGATCGTACTATGAAGTCGCATACAAGCACAAAAATCCAAAAGTATCTAAAGACATAATTGGATTCGACATGTTGATAAACTGGAAAGAAGACATAAACCTATGTGAAGGCGTTTTTGATGCATTTGCAATAGGTGAAAATACGATACCATTGTTTGGGAAGTTTTTATCGCCAAAACTCAAGCAACAGATTAATGACAAAAAGGTAAGGCGGATTAATGTAATATTAGATAAGGATGCTATGAAAGAAGCTCTGAGACTATCCGAATATCTACTAGGATTAGATGTGGACGTACATTTAATTGAACTGCCAAACGACACTGATCCAAGTGATATTGGACTTGATAAAATGAAAGAAATAATTAATAAATCTGAATCATTGGATTTAACAAAAATAGTGGAGATGCGATTTGGATTTTAATAAAATAGACGTAGGATTTAATGAAATTGACAAAATATTACACGTGGCTGATATCCATATTCGAAACTATCAGCGACATGCGGAATACCGTGCTGTATTCAAACAACTATATGACGAGATCGATCGCCTTCCTAAAAACGCTATTGTCTATGTAGGCGGAGATATTGTACATAGTAAAACTGACATATCACCAGAGTTAATTGAACTAACGTCTGAATTCTTTACTAATTTAGCAGATAGACGACATACTATTGTTATAACTGGTAATCATGATGCAAATCTAAATAATTCAACTAGGTTGGACTCATTAACGCCAATAATTTCAGCGCTAAATCATCCAAACTTGCACTACCTAAAGGATTCAGGTGTATATCATATAGCAAATGTGCACTTCACAGTATTTGGAATATTTGATGATCCTGCTACATTTATTAAATCGGACTCATTTGACGCCGAAACAAAGATAGCATTATTTCATGGTGCAGTTGATAAGTCGACTACTGATAAGGGATATGTTGTTAGTAATGACAATTTGCCCGTAACAATGTTTGATGGATATGACATGTCAATGTTGGGAGATATTCATAAGCGACAATTTTACGACGAAGCAAAAACGATACTACAGATTGGCTCAACATTGCAACAAAATTTTGGTGAAGCATTTGAAAACCATGGATGTGGCATATGGGATGTTAAATCTAGGACTGTCGAATTTGTAGACTTCACAAATAATTACGGATATTATACTATTGATATAGCTGATGGTGTACTTCCCAATATATCAGATATACCAAAGTATCCCCGGGTTAGATTGCGTACAACAAATACAACTCAAGCTCAAATAAAGGAATTAACTAAAACAATTAAAACTAGCTGCAAAACAACTGACATCGTTATAATTAGAAACGATAGATTGGATGCACAAAATAAGAAAACTAGAAAGATTGTTAGGGATATTCGTGACGTTTCATATCAGAATCAATTGTTGGATGATTATATTAGAACAAATCATAATCCAGATGATGAGACAATGCGTAGAATTAAGAACATAAACAGGGAATTGAATAAACGATTACTTGACGCCGATGTATCAAGGGGAATCAATTGGAAACCCAAAACGTTTGAATTCGACAACATGTTCAGCTATGGGCCAAACAATAAAATTGACTTTTCTAAGGCGAACGATGTGATTGGAATATTTGCCCCTAACCATGCTGGTAAATCTGCAATATTTGATGCGCTAATGTTCTGCTTATTCAATAAATGCTCTAGAACATTCTCTGCTGCAAATGTAATGAATAATAGATTAGATACATTCAATAGCAAATTAAACTTTGAAATAGACGGTGTAGATTATTTTGTTGAACGTAGGGGAAAACGAAACAAGGATGGTAAATCGGTTCGAGTTGATGTTGACTTTTGGATGATCGATGAATCCGGTGAAAAACTATCACTTAATGGTGAACAACGTAGATATACAGATAGAAACATAACTGGATATTTGGGAATATATGAGGATTTTGTACTAACAGCAATGTCAATGCAAAATAACAATACTGGATTCATTGATAAACCTCAACCGGAAAAGAAAAATCTATTGTCTAAGTTTTTAGACATATTTGTTTTCGAGGAATTATTTAGATTAGCCAATGACGAAATAAAGTCTGTACAAACATTACTGCGAAATTTTAAGAATGTAGATTATGCGCAAAAATTAATTGACGCAGAATACTTGTTGGATGAACATGTAATAGCATACGACACGTTATCTGCACAACAAGCTAAATTAACTGAAGATTTAGACGCTGCCGAATTATCAATAAAGGATAAATCTGCGGAACTAAAGCATGTATCAGTATCAACAGACTTGGCTGCTATGCAATTAACTAGAAGCAATGTCGCATCAGATATCGTTGATCATACAGATAAGCTGGAAAAATATTCGGCGTATATGGAAACAAATAAACTAAAGTTGGACGAACTGGCAACAGAGATGTTATCATATGACATAGTTCAATTGAACACGCAACATGCAACAATGCAAACTGAACAGTCAAATAACAGACAGATTCAGCAAAAGATTGGCATAATCAAGGTAAACGTACAAAATAAATTAACATCAATATCAAAGTTAGCAAAGCATGAATATGATCCAAACTGCGAATACTGTTGCAACAACGACTTTGTTAAATCAGCTGAAGATGCAAAAATTGAATTATTAGACGATAAACTGGTCGTGGCATCGTTATTGGCAGCTAAATCGGACTCTGACAAATTGCTACAAGGTGCAGCCAAAATATCGGATGATATTCGTGCGTATAGCACACTAACAAATGACCAATCAAAATATATTCGATATGAGTCAGAAGTTGTTACAAAATTGGAACGACGTAGAAATGCATTACTTGAATCAAATAGAAATTTAACTGATGTTGATGCAAGTATTGTTATATATTACCAAAATGAAGCTGCAATAAAGCATAATATATCTATAAACCTGGAACTGTCTAGCCTAGAATCAAATAGATCATCGATCAAGGGTAGAATATCGTCCCAAAACATAGTATTACGTAATGCATTCAGTAGTGTATCCATGGCAAAACAAACAATTGAATCAATTCAGACAATAATTGGTGATGCACATGAATTAGAATTGAAACTCAAGTCATACGAATATTATTTAGATGCAATTAGACGCGATGGAATTCCATATGAAATTATTGCAGAAACATTACCATACATTGAAGAGGAAGTAAACAATACACTTTCGCAAATAGTTGATTTTGAGATACGTTTTGACGTTGACGGTAAGGACATATTGAGCTACATAAAATACGACGACAATATGTGGCCACTTGAAATGACTTCGGGTATGGAAAAGTTTATAAGCTCATTAGCAATTAGAGTTGCATTGATTAAGGTATCTAACTTACCACGTCCGAACTTCCTAATTATTGATGAAGGATTCGGTAACCTAGATTCAACCAACATCAGCTCACTTGAATTATTATTTGGTTATCTCAAGACTGAATTCGACTTTCTAATGATTGTGTCACATATTGACATCATGAAGGATATGGTTGACAGTTTAATTGAAATAGACGTAACAGATTCAACGAGTCTAGTACAATATTAAGTATGTTGTATATTTATATACGATATCCTAAGTAGATTAGGGTAGGTATATTGGAGACACAATGATTAGAAAAAGAAATGCATATAAGGGTTTAGCCGAATTACCCGTACTTGTAACAGATCAATCAGTTCATTCTGAATATTTTAACGTCTCTGATATACCCCAAACTCTTACCTCCGGCAAAAATCAATTCAAATTAACTGGAAACAGTTCATTACTTGAAATAAATACTGAAATATCGGTTGAAATAACTGATGCTATAGGTCAAGTTATTTACCATGAAGTATTAAATTACAAGGATGGATTGGATAGAAGACTCGTTGCAATATATGTTTATCCAGAGACTCCAGCTGGCCCTGCAACACTAACTATCATTGGAACAGCAGCAAAACGTCCAAACGGTCGCGATGTATCTGACAACTGGAAAGGTAAACAAAATGTACGCTGGAAAAAACAATTATATGTTGATCCAACGCAAGCAAATATAACTCCAATACTATTCAATGAAAACCCAAGAGTACATATTAATGAATCTGTTCGAAGTCAATTATCTCAGTCGTATGCAATAGGAACAGCATCTGCTGCAACATATTCAACTGGAACAGGTACATATTCAAAATTATCAAATAATCAGTCGCAACTGAACTTTGTTGGAGCAACACTAACATCTGACATGATAGGCGGATCTATATCAATTACTCCATCTACTGAATTAGTCGATGGCTACCTAACTCCTAGCACTCCACCATCATTCAATGCAACAATTGTTGACGTTATAAATTCTACCACAATCAAGATTTCCCCACATTATTCAGTAGATGTAACAATTGCAAATCCAAACATCAGTCGAAATTCAACCATGAATTATGGTGGACCACTGCAAACAACTGTTTATCCAATTACGTTTGCATTCACATCATTCCAAATATCATACATGCAGATTCCAGATGCATATACAACTGTAGCTGAAAATCAAATTTCATATGCAAGCATAATAGTTGCAAACATGGATCCAATGGTTGGAGACGTACACAAGATAAAAACATATATGAAACTGAATAGCGAGACAGACTGGAATCCGGTATCAGATGACATAGTAGAGTCACGTGAATTATTGATAGATTCATCCAACATATTCCATAGAAAGCCAACAGGCAAGTTTGTTAATTCAGACGTATTAACATCGTACTGGGAATCGTCTATGGTAGGTGTAGTTGGAAGTCCAACAACAGCAGTTAGTGACGTTGAATTGGTAGATGCAGTTGAATTGTCTGGAACAGAATTGCTATTGAATGCTACGCCAAGATCATCAGCTTACACTAGATTTAATGGCACAAAACCAATACAAATATATAAAGGCAACACATATTATTTATCGTTTAGGGCTAAAAGTATATCAGTTAATGACAGTCCAAATGGTCTTGTTCATCCATTGGTTAAGTTCTATTTGTCTGGATCAGGTGTAACTTCACAGATACCTGAACTAGGAAAATATATTGGAAAGATATCACCGCCATCAACTAGTCCAGTACCGACTGGCAAGATGCAATATTTTGCTTCAACGACAAATGGAGCTTTTCCAACGCGTATGCTATCATCAACTGGCCAATCTCGTTCCCAAGCAACTTCTCCGCAATCGCCAACAACTAGTCCTCCACAGATAACTAATCCGATAACAGTTGATGAAATGCTGGGATTTGAATTCACAGCCGATAGCGATGGATCAATTGTACCAGTATTCAAAATATCACATGGTAAATGGTGGATATCGGATATATCACTAACGTCTACGTCTGAAACTGGCTTCACGCCGAATCATACATTTGTAGACGTACAATTAAATACGCAGCAACAAGACGCACAACTCGACTTTAAGTTTGATTTTTACAATGCAAATGAACAACTGGCTGAATATTCACATATAGTTCGCGACATAAACTTCGCAGGACCAAATACATATATAAACGGTGCAAACAATCATATAATTGGATCACTTGTGATTGGAAACGGAATAGTACTTAGAGGAGTATCTTAATGGCTAATCAGGCTAATATAAAAACAATAGACTATAAGGGATTTGACTCAGCATCAGATGGAACAGGACCTTCAGGATGGATGCTTTGGTCTGGATCACAAGAATTATCAGGTAGTTTATACAATGGCGTTGGAATGGAATTAGTCGCCGGATCAGACTCATATTTGAAATTTGATGCATCAGCAGCAGGTGCAGAATTGGATATTAGAGCTAAGAAGTTCTTCGTTGGAACAGCGAATACGCAATACATATCTGGATCAGATGGTAATATTGAAATATCTTCCTCACTATTCCATCTTGATCCATTGAACAACAGCTTAATTATTGGTGCAGGAACAGTTATAAACGCTGATTTATCTGCTAATCAATTATTTGTGCCAGCCGGAAAAGACGCAAACAATGCAACAGCATACATATCTAGTTCAGGTGATGCAAAATTCGTAGGTGATGGCGCCGGAACATATGCTGTTAATTTGTCCCCGGGTAATTCGTCCATATCTGGATGGTCAATTAATGCAACATCGTTATCGAGTTCTAATTTGGTAATAGATTCATCTGGTGAAATAAAGACTAAGGATTATATTTCTAATCAAACTGGTTGGAAGATAGATGGCACTGAAGCTGAATTTGCCAATGTTAAGGTACGTGGTACACTTGGAACGACTGTATTCGAAAAAGACACGATATCTGCAGTAGGTGGGCAAGTAATGATTGCTAATGCGACAACATTTACTGGTAGTAATTTGGACTTCGACGGAACTGGTAATCCAACACACTCATTTACAGTTGCAAATACTGGCGGATGGGTAGTTGGTGAATATGTTAGAGCTAAAGCAACATCGTCAACTGGTTTTGTAGAGGAGATAATGCAGATCGACACAATATCGGCTGATCCTATATCATTAGATATGGTTAGACGAATTGGTGGAGGTCCATATATCCCATCTGTAACTGACGGTCAAGTATTAATTTCGGCAGGTCTATATGACAATACAACTAATCCTGGTCAAGTAACACAAAGTGGTTATATACATCTCAATGCTGATCCTGGTGACAACAGTACACCGTATATTGATATAATAGAACGAACTGGTTCTGGAGTCAATGATGTAGAAGTAAAAGCTAGACTAGGTGATCTTAGTGGTATTGGTAGCTTAACTGATCCTGGATATGGATTATACTCCGAAAATGTATTCTTAACTGGAAAAATAACAGCAACATCGGGTAGAATTGGTGGCGTTGACATAGAATCAGACAAACTGTATATTGGAGATGGCACACATAGTGATGCTGACACGGCATTCTATGTTGATAACACTGGAAACTTTAGCTTAGCTGATAAATTTTCTTGGAATGGAACACAATTGGTCGTTAAAGGCGCTATAACAATAGAGGCATTCACTGACACTAATGATGTTATGGGCATAACTGCCAATGCAACAACAGCTGCAAATGCAACATCTACATTAACTTCAACAGTTGGTGCCAATGCAACAACAGCTGCAAATGCAACATCTACATTAACTTCAACAGTTGGTGCCAATGCAACAACAGCTGCAAATGCAGCCGCAGCAGCACAAGCAGTCGCTGATTCAAATGCAGAATTAATACCAAATACATCAGCAGGTTTGATCGATTTTTCTCCAACTCCATCCGGAAAGGGTTTATTCCTTGGCGCCAATAATTTAGGTTATTATAGTGGAAGTGGATGGGATACATATATGTCTTCCTCTGGAGACTTTTATCTTGGTGGAACAAACACCTCCGCTGGATTATCCTGGAATGCATCTACGAATATGCTATCTCTTGCTGGCGAGTCAAACGGCTTCAATACAATATTCTATGAAGACTTCTCAACATATGCCGCTATGTCCGATATGACATCATCAGTAAATAATCCTAAGACCGATGGCTCCGGTGAAGGTTGGTATATTCCTACTGGTGAGACTGCACCCCGTACCTTCAAAACAGATGAGGGTCATATAAAGGGGTCTAGATCGCTAAAACTTGGTGATGGTACTACTACAAATACTAGAACCTGGATGATAAGCAACCAGTTAATACCATTGAATCCAGCATCATTATATGAAATCGAAATTAGACTTAAAGCTACTAAGATTGGTTCTACTGCTCGAGCTTATGTTGGGATAAATGGGTATGCCTTGGATGGTTCAACCTATGTAAATATCAATGGTTCAAACGGTACTTATAGTCAACATTATGTTGCATTGAGTGCTGAAGATATTGGTAATACAGATTGGACAATATACAAGGGATATTTCAAAGGTAGGTCTTCGTCTGATAATGGTGCATCAGCTCCAACTATAACTAATCCAACGACCCTCCATAATAATGTTGAATACATATCCCCTTTGATTATTACAAATTACAAAACAGGTTCGGTCTCAACAACCAATATAGATTACATTAGAATATCGGAATTTCAATCTGGCGGCGGATCTACGAGAATATCTGGAGATAATATATCTTCAGGTAAGGTCAAATCAAACAACTGGACAACTACTACTGGTACGGAAATGGATCTGAATGGCGAGAAGATAACGTTTGGCGGTAGTAATGTTGGAACGTCGACACAAGGTCTCATCATAGACGGCCAAAATTCAAACCTAAAATTCTATGGTACTACCACATCCCCAATATTAACAATTGATGACAATGTAGACGGAACGAATCCCGGTATCAAAATCGAAGACGGGGTTCTACAAATCAATCGGACAGCTGCACTAGGAACAAATGATGCTGTAGCATATATAAAGCAATCAAATTCTGGAGGTTCAACATCACAGGATTTGGGTCTATATGTTGGAGTATCTGAGGGCACTCTAGATTCAACCTGGTCTACATACGATGTTGTAGCCTCTGCAAATTCATTAAGCTCTCGATGCAATGCTGGTGGCGTATGTTACGCTGGTGGTACAAAAATTGGGGCAATCTTCAAAGCCGAAGCAACTACATATACAGGTACATTGGGTCAGAATAATGCAATTGCAATAATTGCTGATGCATCTGCATATTCTGGCTATTCATATTCATTCTTCGGTAAAGGTAAATTATATAATGATGGTGGCGATGAAGGTGGAATGTTTATAACGTCTTCAGCAGGTAATTATACTGCGCATTTGAAACATAGTTCAACAACTGATGCTAGAGTCTTAAAGTTGGAAACTGACAATACAACTTCAACTGGTAGATTTATAAGCTATCATGGACCAAATGGAGAATCTGGTTATGCGCGACCAGATGGTAATGGTATAAAGGTATATGAATCATCTGATGTTCGTCTTAAGAAAAGCATAATTGACACCAACAAAACCTTGGCTGATCTATTGGCTATAAACGTCCGAGATTTTGAATGGAAGTCTGATGGCAAAAAAGAAACTGGATTCATAGCCCAAGAATTGAATAAAGTATTACCGGAATTAGTAGACACATCAAATCCGGATAGATGGTTTATAAATAGGGATGGCTTAATCCCTATTCTTGTAAAAAGTGTACAGGATCAACAACTAGAAATAGCCAATATGAAACAACAAATATTAGAATTAACGGAGATGTTCAATGGCATCAATAAGCAATAACATAGAATTCACGAGTGGTTCAACGTCAATTACTGTGAGCCAGTCAATTGAAGTAGCTGGGCCATCCGGATCAATGACAACCATGATCGATGAAAGTACAGCTGTTGTAATGGGTACATGGGGACTAGAGGGATCCGAATCAAAAAATATAGAATTCAGAATACCATCTGCATCGTTCGGTGGATTAGCTGATCGTGTCCCATTTTACTATTCGTCATCTGGAAAGATTGGCATAAACACTAAAAATCCAACTAAAGATTTTGAAATATCTGGTGAATTTAAAACCAAAAAACGAACTCCTGATACTGGATCAATCATAGAAATATCGTATGATAAAATGAGTCAGAAGGCGGCCGTAAACGACAATATGGGTGGCATCAAATGGATGGATGAAAATGAAGCTGGTGACCCTGGTGCATCTGCAGCAATATATTCAGTTTGTACCCATGCAGACGTAACCGGCACAGCTGGAGACATCATATTTCTAACAACTGATTCAGCCAATAAGGCAAATCCACCAAGAGAAGTTGCAAAGATAACAGCTGCAGGCGAATTATCTGCTTCTGCATTCATTGGTCCAATTGATGGTGGATCATTTTAATTAATATGTGTGATATTTATATATGAGATTCGGTGATAAAATAACATGGGATAATGCCAATATAATATGGGATGAAAACTCATACTTATGGCATGACGTCCGAGAAATAATCGAAGACGTCGTACTCGATCTATCAACAATAAATGCTAGCTCATCAAAGCGACGAAAACTAGATAAGCTTAAACAAGCTGATAAAGCAAAGTTAATTCGACTAATAATGCATATCAATGACATACAGGTATATGACGAATCAAAGGAAATATCAAATATCCATGTATACGTTGAAGATGTAAAACTCATAATAGAGGAAATTAAGAAAAATGTACAAATTATTCACTGATAAACTTGAAAACTTCGAAGCAAAGATAAAAATTGAGGGAGCTTCTCTCAAGAAATCAAAAGCTAGATTAGTCGTGGAAGCTGAAAACTTCTCGTTATTATTCAATGGTAAAATTGATGAAAGCGGAAATGTAAAAATACCAGTAAGACGATTACGTGGATTAATGGACGAAGATACGTCTGGCGCAATTCGTTTAGAAGTAATTGCAGAAGATACATTCTTCACTCCATGGGAAAGTGAATTTACCGTTAAAACATCGAAGACTGTTCAAGCTGAAGTTGTATCACAATCTGGTGAAACGATTACAGAGAATCAAACAACTTCAACTGTAATAATCAAATCGCAAACTGAATCAGATATTCCAACAGTTTCTGAGAAGCAGCACATCGTCAACATAATGAAGATATTGATAAAAGAAAATATAAACATCAGCAATTTACACGTCAAAAAAGACAAACTGAATAACATAGTAGCAGAATACATATCAGATAATACTGTTACTGAAGAGCAAAGACAGCCAGTTATATCAAAACTATTGAAAGTACTAGACAAACGAAAGTAAAATAATAGGTAGTTATGTCCCAATTTAATCTATCAGGCTCAAGTATACAGGATACGTATCCGCGACTAGTCCAAGTTGGCGACGGTCAATTACTCGACGGAACTGGATCATCCCTACCAATACATATATCAGGCGAAGATGTTAGAATAGTTGGAGAACTTAAGGTAGACCGACTGGTTATATCTGGGTCATCAACTGAGATATTTGCAAGTGGATCAACAAAATTTGGTGATGATGGTGATGATACGCACCAGTTTACAGGTAGTTTACATCTAGCTCAACCAATAAAACGTGGAAATTCAACTGGATCCAACGAATGGGACAGTGCATATAGTTGGGGAGATCATTCAACTGAAAACTATGTGTCTGAATCAACTGGTAACGTTAGTATAACATCATTAACCGCCTCAACGCATATATCGGCTTCAACAATATATGCAACGGATTTACGAGTAACCGGATCAGCTCAACTCAAGGGTACACTAATATTTGCAGGTGTAACATTTTCTGATACAATTATACAATCACATACTGGCTCCCATAACTGGGGAAATGCAATAACCGATAAGCATGAATTCACTGGTAGCGTCTACGTTTCAAATAGTCTATATATCAATGATATTAATGTTGAAGATAATCTAGTCCCAACATTTGCTGCTGCAGCTGATGACCAAATACTAACATATTCAGCAAGTGCAATATCATGGAAGGATGCTCCAGTCAGTATTGATACAAGTAGTATCGGCACATTGCTACCATCTGCAGACATATCAAATAATCTAGGAGCATCTGATAAGAAATGGAAAGATCTATACGCACAAAATACATACTTCGGCGGTATACACGAAATAAACCTAGAAACAAAAGATATTCAACATTTGCCTATCGGAACAATATTAGTACATAGTATCACAGGCTTAATTCCATGTAATTCTTTGGCTGACCCATTAGTAATGGGAGTATCAAACGCAAAGGCAGATTACCCAATTGTAATGGGAGCAGAACCAATACTAATCGACGGCAGCATAAACATTGGTGATTTTATTATAACCAGTGACGTGATTGGACATGGTAAAGCTATTTCTCCAGACGAATTGTCACAGGTTAATCTACATGGTAGAGTAATAGCACAAGCATTGGAATCATCCGATGGTGGATTAGTTAATGCAATGATTAGGAAAATGTAATGCCTGGTCGATTCGAATATTCAGGCTCATTTAAGCATGCAGGTGTAGCAGCACAATTTATAAGTGGTGTAATTGTAACAGGATCCGTTGATTTCAATGGAACGTTATCTGGATCATTCATTGGTAACGGTAGTTCACTAACTGGATTCTCAAATCAGGGAACATCTGATATATCTTTTGGCGGTGAACTAATAGGATCAGACATACACTTATCAGCATCGGCAGAAGTTGCATACGACCACTATACATTCCTATCGGACAAATCAAATGGTTGGTCGGAGGTTGATCCAAATAACTACACAATATATCAAAATGGGTTAATTCTAAATGATAATTGTATTGATACAAATGCAGAAAATGGTGTAAATAGATATTTATTAATAGCAGTTAACACTAGCTCACTTAAGACTAGGGTTGTTGGCACAACGGTTGTAAAATAATGGCAGGAACACACATATTTACAAGTAGCGCATGGATACAATCTGGAAGCGCAGCAGAATTCAAAACGGGTTTAATTATTTCAAGCTCGTTAAATGTTGACGGCGATATAAACGCTACAACGTTTATTGGGGATGGATCTGGCCTTACTGGTATATTTGAACAAGACTTCTACACTGGAAAACAATCGGCATTAGACTTAGACCCTCCACAGTCAATAGATACATATGTACAACTTGTTTCTGGTCAACAGACGGCAAGTAAATCAGACATTGAAATACATACAACTTCATCTGACAATTTTGCACCAAACTATTATGCATTCTATAAGCTAATTGAAAATGGATTCACTCGATTACAAGTCGGAGCGCAATCATATTATACTGGATCCGATGGTGCAACTGTGCCCGACCTCACTGGTGTAGATCCATACGAAAATGATCTAGCTCCAGGTACACATAGATATATGGTGTATGCAGCAGATACAGCTATCGGTATTGCTAAGAATCTATTTACATCAATAACAATATACGGCTTCATCAATGTTGACCCAGTCGTCAATTTAACATCAGCGTTGCCGATAATAATAAATCACGATGAAATAACTGGATCAGTTGTACTTGACTTTTCAACAACATCTGATTTAAACATAACCGCAGATGAGGCAACATCTGATTTCCTACGTGGTATCAATGCGTTTATGACAAGTGATCAACATGTATCGTCAAATCAACATCGATTTTCGTCAACCATAGACCATAACAATGACACAGAAAATACAACACAAATAACATATGAAACACAGGCACCAGGATTATCATATAATTCACTAACGTCTGACCAATTACATGTAACTATGTCTGTATCAGCATACAATACAATTGACACATCTAATAATATAATATCAAATGATACTGCAACATATGTAAATGAATATACTGTTGAAGTGTTTGATGACAACCCGAATGGTACCGGCAGTTTGGCTGTAAATGTTGCAATAACTCCCCCGGCTACGGCTAGCATATCAAACATAACGTTATCATTGAATGAAGACGCATATACTGGTAATGAAGTTGAAACAATTAACGTCGACATGATGTACGATAATTATACAACTGCAACCACAACGTCAAGTTTAGCAAATAGATATACGTCATCGCTAGTTAGATTGAAGGTTGGAGCAACAATAACTGAACCAAATGGATATACAGCTGTAGCTGGACATGACACTGAAATAAAAATACTAGATGACGGCACGTCAACAATATATACGCACGCAGATACAGTTGGAATATATAAAATCATTGGATCTAACGCAATTGCAACAGAATTTGGAAATGCGTTTGGAACAACAGCTGTAATTGGTCTAGATGATTTTGTTAATATACCACTACAAACTGGAACACATAATATTGGAACAGTTTCAGGTGTAACCGACATAAATAACCTAGATGATGGGGTACGACATGGTACCCATAATCACCACCACGCAACACCATCAAATGTTGTACAGGTAATTGTTAATCCAATTGAGGACATCGAAGTATCAAACATAAATATTGAACTGGAATCGGCATATCTTTCGGATAGTCCAACATCCAGCCGAACAGCTAGAATACTATACGGATATAATGGAACACTTCAGCCATCAGACATTTCAGCACTAGAAGCCCACGACAACTTCAAGCAAGAACATAAGGATGAGTCTGTTGTTAGGTATAGGATATCGGCAACAATCACTGAGCCTAAGGGTCCTTCACACATGGACACAACGGTTGAATTTACGGATGCTGGCAATACCATAGAAACTATTATATTAAATAAGACTAGCTCACACGTAGCATCGGGTACATCCCCAACATATGAATCGGATAAACTTGTTGTACATTACACATCTAGTTGGACAGAATCAGTATTTGTAGCTGGAAACCATACAATAACTGCAAACATAACAACAGCTGCGCAAAACACTGGAATAAACGTAGGCGTAATATCACCAGCAACGATATCAGTACTATCAGTAAACGCAACGGTTATTAATGAATCAATCGTTGAAGTTGAGACAACATCGTATCTATCAGGCAATGGTGGATCGGATAGAACAGCCAAACTAATGTATGGTTATGGTTCATCTATACTGGAATCTGGACTTACCAGTTTGTACGCTGAGCCAAATTATGCGCAAATACACAAGGACGAAGCAGTAGTTAGATATAGATTGAAGAGTAAAATCACTGAGCCATTTGGACCAAAGCATGATTACATAACGTCACAATTTACCGACGATAGTTCGAACTTAGTATCAATATCTGTCAACAAGGATACGTTTGATGGAACAGCTTCCTCAATATATGATGGAACAGATCAACGTGTAACCACTTACACATCTAGCTGGCAAGAATCAACTTTCAATGTCGGCTCTCGAACAATATCATCAGATCTATCTGGTAACAACCTAAGTAATGCAGTGGTAGCAATAGCATCTGCAGCATTAACAATGTCAGCGCACGACGAATTGGAAATAACTGATTCTACTGTTGAAGTTGAAGCAACAAGTTATGGATCCGGAATTGGCGCAGCAACTAGAACAGCTAGAATACTATACGGATTCAATGCATCACTGTTAACCACAGAAGAAGACACACTAATTGCTATGCCATATTACCAGGCTCAGCACCTAGATGAAGCTATAATACAATATAGAATAACATCAACAACAACTGAGCCGTTTGGTCCAAAGGCAAATACAACTAGTATACAGTTTACAGACAATTCTTCTAACATCGCATCATTAACATTGGCAACTGCATCAGCGGCAACATCTGAATATGTGAGCGGCAGATTGGTATCGACATACACATCAAGTTGGAATGATTCTGCATTTAATGCAAACTCACATACATTGTCTGCAAATATAACTAGTGGGACAACAATATCTGGTTCCCCATCTATAACGCCTGCTACGTTAACAATGCTATCGTTGCAGAAAACATTGATAACCAATCCAATTGTAGAAGTTGAGACATCAAATTATCTATCAGATACTGGCGGTTCAAGTAGATCCGCACAAGTTATGTATGGATATAATTCTTCACTATTGGAAACAGACGTTGCGACATTACAAGGGTTGACCAACTATGTGCAAGCACACTTGGACGAGTCAGTAATTAGATATCGATTGACTGCAACTGTGACTGAGCCGTTTGGTCCAACGCATAATGCAATGTCATCATTGTTTAGAAATGGCAATACAAATTTGACAACAATCTCTCTGTCCAATTCATCTAACCCAACTCCAGTATCGGCATATGACGCAAACATAAGCTTGGTTACATCATACACATCAAGCTGGCAAGAGTCAACCTTTGTTGCTGGAACACATACAATATCAACAATACTATACGGCACAAATATAACTAATAATTTCTCTGCAACAACTGCTGAGTTAATCATGGCACCAATAGCTGATACAATTATAACTGCACAATCGATGGTTGAACAGAATACGTCTGGTTCAAATATAGCAACAACAACTAGAACATCAAAATTATTACATGGATTAACAACAACTCAACTTGTTGCAATTACAGGAACAACTCAGATTGCACAAGACCAATTGGTTCGAACTCAATTTATGGTCAATCGAATAGAGCCGTTCGGCCCACATACCGAGTCAACAGTTTACTCCTACGATGGCACAACGTATACTATCAATAGATCAACAGTGCAAACAGAATCAATGGATGCAGGTAGATGGAATACCACATTTACATCAAGCTGGATCCCGTTTGAATTTGTTTTATCTGGAAACACATTCGTTCCAGTGTTTACCTCACATGATTCAATTACAAATGGGACTAACATATCAGAAACAATATCGTCTGCGACAGTAACAGTTCAAGCTGCAGACAATTCTGAAATAGATGCATCACTTACGCCAAATATTGCACACTATTCAGCTAGTGCAGGAATTGTCATGTTAGATGACTATATTTCGTCTGGGCATTCTGATGTAATAACCAATGTCGAACTACATACTACAATTGTTGCTGACCCAATGACTACCTCGTCATACGATACTATGAATGCTTCAAACTATGACGTAGTATGGACACACAATGGTGGATCTGACATCGTAACGCTAGGATCAGGCAAGACAATAGCGTATATAGATATATCAGATATATCCAATAACAACAACATTGCTTCATATAATATAACTGCAACGATTGATTCAAATATTGTAAATGATAGTGAACAAGAAGTTGTAACACAGGTTATTAATATATTACCAAACAAACCAACATCAATACATGGTGAATCGTTTACTGACAACATATCATTACAAACAGCGCAACTACCGTCCGAATCAACTTGGACATATAAATCTGGCGATTTACCTGGTGATAGTGTATCAAATATATTGAAGACAGCTGGCACAAATTATGGCATAACGTTGACAATGCCTGGTAAATTATATGATTATGCTGAGTCTGGATCAATTAAACTATACATCAACTCAGCTGAAGTATCATCAATTGATCTAAATGCGACATTCAATGATTCGCTTAAGGCAACAACTCAAGCGGTTCAAACAAGTGGAGTATTGTCCATTACACGTGGCGTACATAATAATATAAGTCAACCAGTATATGATGGAACTGAATTATATCCAGTCGGTTACCAGCATTATTCACCAACAATAGCTATAACATCAAAATATGTCCCCGGATACAATGAGCTGTATCTAGAGCGAACTATTGGAGGAGTAACGCAGACATCTGCAGTATATGGATGGTATTACGATGATGGCGATCATACTGTTACAATAAATCAGCCAGCAACAAATGCGTTCACATGGAATGAATATAATAGCACTTCTCCAACCATGTCGCTATCCGGCGTAGACTACTTTATACCAGATGTACCATTCGAAATATCATATTCGGGATATATTACTGGTGTAGCTAACGAAACATATAATGTAACATCTGGCAGATTTGGAACAATTGACACAGAAACTGGACTCAAGATATATGTAAATGGGTCATATACTGATTACAGTAGATACCTAACGCACAATGACGGATTAACATGGTCAAATAGCACAAATGATATACCGACTGTTTCAGATACAGCAAACCTATCATATCTAGCGCAATTTACTGGAACAAATACAACCGGCACAAATAGATCTGCAACAGTTGTATTCAATGATGGAGGTGGTTCGGAAACAATTACACCAATCATTGGTAGATATGTAGATAACGGATCACATTCGCCCTCATCAACCACAACTGAAAACTTCTACAGCGAAGAATTCAGACTCGCTAAATCCCAGACATCGTCATTTAGTGATCACCTTGGTGCCGGAAATTATGCATATTGGACAACAGCTGCCAATTGTGCATACGATTCAACTGTCGATATATCAACAACAGATGACCTACAGCAGAATACATCTGGACAGCTAACATACCCAACACAGGACTATTCGTCTGGAATTAATCCAAATGCTCCGGACTATACAAATTCAGTTGGCGACAGATTCTATTATAGAGCAATCAATGTCCAAAATATATCTTCCACCCAACACAAGGTTATTAAACTACATATTGGATGTGATCCAAATGATCCCATAACGTCTGAGGATATATGGGCTGATCAGCCAATAGCCGATGGCGATAGCGTACACTTCAATTCGCGAAAAATTCGAATTAGAGCAAGACTGCCAGGCGCAATCAATTCAACTAATAGTCAGTTACCAACTAAATCTGGAACAAACTGGTCTGTTGTGACAGCTGGTACCGGTCTATCTACTGCCCCATCTGTTGAAAATTGGGTAGACTTATCGACAGCAGCATTCTATCCTGTTGGCCACGCACAGGCAACATCAACGTCCGTAGCTATACTGTGGAGCACAAAAAACTACGCAGTATATTATACCGACTCAATTGTATTGCTTGAAATACGATTAGCTGCTGACGCAACCGAATCAAACCATAACATAACATATATAACAATGGAAAAGGAGTAGTTATGATAGACACATATGAACTATTTAATGTCGTTGTACATGCTGACAAATCATGTACCCTAAAATATAAGCTTTCAGCTGGTGAACTCCCATCTGAATCAGTTTTTCTTGAACGCAATTTGAGTGTATCAGAAACATCTAATTTTATGCGAAGATTAACTGAAATATCATCAAAATACAATAGCGGAGACTAGTTATGGCATTCAATACAACCGACCAACGTAAAGCGTCATTTAAACATGCTTTTGGAAAGCTACACACTGGACCAGGACCAATATCAGGTGAAGACTTAGAAGCTAGTCACCAGATATACTCAGCTGAACTATTATCTGACGTTGGCGACATTGAATATGCATCAGTAGCGCCAGAATTTGCAACAAGTCGCACTTGGGATGGAACATTTGCAACAACTGCTGAAATATGGGACGATGGTGCATTTGTATCGGCAACTGGTATAGGTACTGATCCAAATTTTGAAAAAATAACTATGCCACTAACTGATATGGACGGCAATGGCCAAACATATGTTGCATTCATATCAGCTAGCCAGGCTAATACTGGTGATGTTCAAGCCGGCGAAGTTGCTGAATATTCCGATAGCCGGTTCAAGAATTGGTTAAATCCAACTAAGTTTGGACCAGGATATGCTGCGGTTGTATATGAAAACGATACATCGACAAATGGACCTAGTTCGAATGCTATACCATACGGTGGTAGAACGCAGACTGGTAAGAATTTCGGAGGAGCAGCGTTCGATTACTATCAGGGAATAATGTATTGTGGCGACCAGAGTAATGGAGATGGACCAGATATGAGTGGCTATGCCAAGCCGCTGTGGATAGTTGGATATAGATATATAGGAGCAACTGGCGCAGCTTCATCAGGTGGCGGAGGAATTACTGCTATTGATTCGACTACCGAAACAAATCTATCATTCGACGCAGATTCTAGTGTAATTACTATTGGGGCCCAAACAGCTGCAATTGGCGTCGGTAGTTTATCCCCATACAAAAGAGCATATTATAATCATGATTTTGCAAGACACGACTTCAGAAATTCATCATCCATATTAATAAACAATGACTCAGACGCAAATGGTGCACCATATACAGATGGCGCCGACAACCAACTATTAATACCCGTTATCCATATGCCACTGGGTTTTGGATTTAGTATTGGCTTTACATCATCAAATTTTGAATCATCTGATCTGACTGGACATCACTATTTCGAACATTCCATAGCCGATAAATGGGATTACCATGCAACTGAAACATCTTCCAATTATCTAAATCTACAATATACTGATGGAGCCAATGGTAATATCCCGTTCAACGTTCGTGCTGTAAATCAAATTCTGCCTGATCAACAAAATACAAAAGTCCAACGAGCGTGGTATGCTGGAGACACAAATTCCCGTATAGAGTTTGATATAACTAATAAAACCAAGTTTGAAATAGCAGATGGTTTACGACAATTAATAAATACGAGCAAATGCTATCAACACGTATCTGCATCAGTATACCCTATAGATTCAGATTATAGATTGCAAGTAGAACAGGTATATGCAGGTTATCCATACGCAGATCATTCCATAAAGTATTACGGATCTTCCACTGGATCAAATCTACAGGAAATTCCCGCACATACATTCGTCAGTGACCATTTTACCGGAGGCTCAACTCAAACACAAAACCTATACTATCCGGAAAATTGCCATAATTCGGATGGCGTCCTCTTCCTCAATTCTTGGAGTATATTTGGTATGAAATCGTCATACATGGGAGCACTGGGATTCGGTACAACGGTAGACGTCGGATTTGATAACACACAGTCCCCTGGTTTTGGAGATATCCCATTCTTCGTATATGATAAAAGTATGAACTCCAAGGCATCTATCTGTTTAAACGATGTTACAGCTAGTGGACTGCCATATGGTAAAGATACTGTGTTGGTAAATGGCGAATTAGGTCAACTGAATCCAACGAACCGATCAATCTTGAAGTTTGGAGAAATGGTCATACAGAATGATCTATGGCAAGCTGGGAGTCACCATCAAGGTAAGTTTGCCAATGATCCTAACCATACCACTACTATTGAAACACTAAAAGCTATGATGCATGATAATAGTGGATTTACAGATTTTGTCTATTCCTCTGATATCCCATTTATACAATATGCAGATTCTGTCGCATCACAGAAACAGGCTCATAATTGGCCTATGTTAGATATGTATGATTTAATGACACCAACATATCTGAAGGACTATTATGACGATCCTGTACATACAAATTCTGGCACAGTAAGTCTAATATCCGGTTCCATAACGTCCCCATCATCATCGGGCTTTATCAATTTAGCTGGCTATCTTGACTTGGATAATCGTGAGCCGTCCGGCAGCCATATAAATACAACTTATGCATCACACAGTGTATATGGCGTAAAATATGTAGTATCATCATCAGGAGATACTGTCTGGTTCCAAAACTACCCTTCACAATCAAATAATGCTACTTACGATGTCTATTATCCGAAAAAACAGTTCGCTGGTACATATGTGAAGGAAGATCGTAACGCCTCTAGGGGATTGGTAACATACTACCCTCTAACGTACAATTATATAGATCCGGATAAATTCTCTTTGAGTTCTGCTGGTGCAATACAAACAATAACATCACCACTAAAATTGATAGGCGACTTCGAAATAGCAGGTACACTAAGCGCATCTGCATATCAGGGAATCACTGGAGGATCAGGCGCAGGTTTTCCATATACTGGAGATGCAGTTATAACTGGTAGCTTAGAAGTAACTAGCACATTCTCTTTAGGTGGATTTGCTGATGTTTCGGCTTCTCTTTCAACGGCTATCGCTGGAGCAGATGATCTAGGCGACCATACTGCAACGCAGACTTTAGATATGGCAAGTAATGCAATAACAAATGTAACAACGGTTAGTGCAAGCGGACATATCAGCGCATCCAATATAATAGGGCATAATAGTGGAGATCAAGACTTAACAGCCTATTCCACTAACGCACAATTAAATGCATCTAGCTCAATATTGCAAACAAATATCAATACAAAGGCAACAACCAACACAAATGCAACTTTTGCAACCATAACATCAACTGGTAACACTTCGTTCGGAAATGCAACAACTGATAACCATGCAATAGAGGGTAATTTGAAGTCTGGACCTGCAATAATTGGTATATCTGGATCTGAAAAGCAAACGTATAATGATGGTAAGCTTGAGACGTTCTTCAAGGGACCCGGTGAAGCTCATTATTCATTATACGTTAGGAATGGAGCAACAATAGTTGGTGGAGATGTGATTCCGGATAGACCAGAATACCATTCATTGGGTAGCAAGCGATTCCCATTTAGACACATTCACGTTTCAACTGGTTCAATTATATTCTATAGTGCATCAGCCGATGATTCAGGATCCGATGCAGTAGAGCATGCTAGAATGGGTATTGATAATACAAGTGGCGACGTACAATTTATATCAGGTAGTGATTACAAAAAAATTAGAGTAAAAGAAGTCAACATGGGTGCATTTGGCGCAGCCTCATCTGTACAAATAGGAACTCAGACTCAGGGATTCGTAGCTGTTAATGCTACAGCTGGTAGTAGATCAACTATACTTAGGGCAGAATCAGCAGTACTATCTGATCCAGACGAAGTAATGGGGTCAATAACGCAGAAGGGGTCTGGAAGTTTCGCAATATTATTGGATGCAGATGATCAAAAGCCCGCAGCTAAGTTTGTGATTGAAAGTAATAGTGGCGCAGTTGGTTACGGTAATCGACTATTCTCCGTCAGTGAAAGTATGGAGACTAGAGTATACGGCAATTTAAAGGTAGATACACATATAACAGCGTCTGGTAACGTAAGCGCAAGTGGAACAATAACGGCAACTAGTTACATTGGTAGCTTGACTGACATGGATGGCACAATAGATGGTGGAACATTCTAATAACGTTGATATTTATACATAAGGAAACACAATATGTCACAGACAATACGAATAAAAAGGGGAACTGGTAATTCCGTTCCATCAAGCTTAGAAGAAGGCGAGTTAGCAATAAACTTAGATTCTGGTAAGTTATACTATGGTTCTGGTTCGAGCGTATCTAGTAATTTTGCAGTCGAAACATTGACAGCAGAAAACTATATTATATCATCATCAGTAACACACATGACAACTTCATTTAGCTCAGGATCTACAGCATTCGGAGATTCAGTATCAGACGAGCATACGTTTACTGGAAATATAACAGCCTCTGGCAATATAAGCGCGAGTGGCGTTGTGCATTCTTTAGATTCAATAGTCCTTAAGGGATTATCTATTGGAGACAGTCTCAACACAGGTTCGTTATTCGTAGGACCATCAGCTAGGGGAATAGAACTTAGGGGTGGTAGTACATGGACTTCTACTAATCCAAAGATATATTCGCCAGTAGCAACAATAGATGTATTGTCCAATTTCAATATGAATAGCAATAGAGTCCTTTTTCATGAAGGATCATCCAACTCATACATAGGGGTTAATTCGGATACGCCAGATGACTTAGAAATATATGCAAATCAAGACCTATCACTGATACCTGATAATGAAACTATAATATCTAGTAGTGCAGGACTAGGTTTAAAAGTGTATGGCGGCATAAATTCGTTAAGCGATATAACAGCTTCTGGTCATGTAAGTGCAAGTGGCGATATATCTGCCGACAGATTTTATTCTGAGGGTCATCCAGTTGGGATGTATACTGCTGCCGCTATGACTTTAGGTTATGAAAATAATACGCCAATACGGATAGGTAAATCTGCAAATCCGATAACTATGAATGGTGACGTAACAGCTTCTGGCCACGTAAGTGCAAGTGGTACATTAGCTGGTTCAAATTTAAGTGGAACAAATACAGGCGATCAAACGTCGATTACTGGTAACGCTGGAACTGCAACAGCATTAGCTAGTGGAAATCAAACAATAGCTGGTAACTTGGTGGTATCAACAACAACCGGCAATGCATCATTAACAATAGCAGCTGATCCAAATAATGATGATGAATCCAAGAATTCATATATAAAACTTAGTCAAGATGGTGGTGGAATTGGTAGTTATATTGGCCATGTTGGTGACGCTGGTGATGCTCCAAATGATTTACCATATTCTGGTACAACTGCCAACGCATTATTGATAGGTATTAGTGGTAGTACAACAAATGATATTCAGTTTGGCACAGATAATACAGTCCGAATGACGATAAATAATAATGGTGATGTTACTACTGAAGGGAGGTCAACTTTCAATGGTCGTGCAACGTTTAATGACCTTGCAGTATTCACTGACACAATTATTGGTAATAACCTAGATGTTGATCAAACTGTGTTACTTCCAACTTCACTGCACGCAACATATCGACCCGCACAAGGAAATGTGATATACACCGCAACTGGTTCAACAGTAGCTGGCGGAATATACTATCTAAAGGGTTCTGGCACATGGCATGCTGCATCAGCAACAGTCAACTATGGAACAACAATGTTAGGAATGGCCGTAGGAACAAGTGCATTAGCTGATGGTATGCTGGTTAGCGGTCTCATCCATCCAACGTCAAATCCAGCTGGCGAACCCGGAGTCCCTATATACTTAAGCACAACAGCCGGTGGACTATCAAAAACTAAACCAACTGCAACCGGGGATGTCGTTAGAATAATTGGTTATAGCACAGGTACAACTGCACCAATATATTTTAGCCCTGATAACACTTGGATTGAGATAGCATAATGCCAGCGTTTATAGCGAAAGTATCAGCCGTCCCTATATCTACTATTGCAAAAGTATCTGGTGTAGCAAAAGCTTCCATATACTATATGACGGCAATAGCAATTCCAGCTGCATCAAGCGCAACGTTACTATCGGAAAACTTTAATGCCATATCCGAAGGCTATGGAGTATCACCAACAGGTTGGTTGAATAATATTGCTGCGACAATCTATGGTTCAACGACTTCAACTCGGAAATGGGATATTGAAGGTGGAACAACTCCGTCATCTAATACTGGGCCTAAATACGGTATGAACGAATCACTAACAACTGGAGCAACAACTGCTGCCAGTAAATATATATATACTGAAACATCTGGCCAATATAATAAGCGATTTGTATTGCGAACTCCTGAGATAGACCTATCTTCGGCCGCAGCAAATAGCACCTTAAAGTTGGAATTCTGGTATCATATGTATGGTGCGAATATAGGATCATTGGGTGTAGCAATTACAGATAGTGCAACCAGCGCAGATAGTTCCGTAGAATCTTATTCTGGATTTGGATTTACTTCTGATACTGGTGGCGGATGTGACATATTACATTGGACAAATAACACTGGGACAGCTACCACGACATCAGATCGGATAACAGGCCAGCAGCAGACTTCAGGACATACCAGTACATCTACACAAGGATATTGGAGAAAAGCTGAAATTGACTTGAACAATATTGCAGGCAATGCAGCTGGCGTATACGTATGGTTCTTCGCAAAATCTGGAACAACATATAAGGGCGATATATGTCTAGACAACATAACAATTACTGGAGGTTAATATGGATTGCATAGAATGTAATGCTAATAATATAATAAGTGCTAAGTACATATGCACAGAGTCAGATTATAGACTTATACGAACTGACGACACATTGATAAAAATCATAGATGATCACAATCTAACAGATTCAGAAATAGGTGAATTCTCTGATGTGTATTATTGTACAAATGGCCACTTCACGGACCAATCCGATTACATATAGGTTCACATAGCTGATACATTAAACTATTACATTGATATTTATATTATATGATAAAGATGATAGATTTATTGAATGAAGGCACATATGATCCAGGAATATTTAAGGCAGTTTTTATGTCAGGTGGTCCAGGCTCAGGCAAATCCTTCGCAGCAAATTCATTATTCGGTATGCCGGAATCAACTCCAACCGTATCAAGCGACGGACTAAAGGGAGTAAATTCAGACTCAGCATTTGAGCTAATCATGGCAAAACATAATATTGACCTTGATATGACAAAATTAAGTGCTAAAGAATATGCCAAATCCCAACAAATACGCAAATCAGCAAAATCAATAACTAGTTCTAGACTCAAGCATTATTTGAATGGCAAACTTGGCTTATTGATAGACGGTACAGGTAAAGACTACAATAAGATCGCTGCCCAGGTAAAAATGTTGAAAAAGCAAGGCTACGACTGTTATATGACATTCATAAATACCACACTAGAAGTTGCATTATCTAGAAACGAATCTAGACCAAGACGGGTACCAGTAGAATTGGTAAACAGATCATGGAAAGAATGCCAAGCAAATCTAAAAAAATATAAAACATTATTTGGTGACAAAAACTTCATTAGCATAGACAATTCAGTTAAAGCTGACTTCTCAAAATCAATCAAGCAAACAGCGTCTAAATTTGTTCGTCGCCCAATACAAAATAAAATAGCACAGAGTTGGATAGACGCTGAACTAGAATTAAGGAACACAAAATGAAATTAGGTAATTGGATAGCTGAATCGTTTATCAATGAAAGTAAAGATGAGCTTGTTGTAGTATATGCAGGCAGATTCCAACCGTTTCATTCTGGGCATTATAAGAACTACAAACATTTAGTAGACAAATTTGGAAAGAATAACGTTTATATATGTACATCTAACAAAGTTCAAATGCCAAAATCTCCAATGAACTTTAAAGAAAAGCAAAGTATAATATCTAAAATGTTCGGTATAAATTCCACTAGAATTGTAGAAGTTAAAAATCCATACAATCCAAAGGAGATATTATCTAAGTTCAACAAAGATACACGGTACATTACAGCAGTAGGACAAAAAGACGCAGGAAGACTAGGTGGTAAGTATTACTCACCCTACAATGCAGACATGACGCAGGGACATGTTGATGCTGGATATGTTTATGGATTACCTAGATTATCTACATTAAGTGGAACAGATGTTAGAAACATGTTATCAGATCTAGATCCAATTAAACGTAAGAAAAATTTTAAAAAAATATATGGAAAATTTGACCAAGCTGCATATGATTTAATAACATCTAAGTTAATCGACGCAAAGGATTTAGTCGAAAGATTCTGCACCCATTTTAGCATTCCAGATTTACTTAAGGAAAACGCAACCCACATGGGAGATTCTGTTGACGATGGACCTAGGGGATATTGGGGAAATCAGAAATCTTGGAAGAAATTCGGCAAAAAATCCGCAAGAGATTTAGGTTGGGAAGTACTTAATTATATAAGTGGAGAAGACGAATTCTTTCAACATGATACAGAATTCAAAAAGGATTTCTCAGGAGGACCAACAGGAGCTGTATCTTATTTTCCAATAGGTGTACCAGGCGAATATGGTGGAACAAATCTACTTAAAGATAAAAAAGGAAGAGTTGCATATACCAGATGGACAAAATGGTCTAAGCATATAGCGACCGTTGCTGGATACGAATTCTTAAGCTTTATGGATGCAGACGCATCTATATCATCTTCCAAGCAAGAACCAATGAAGAAGCAGAAACCAGGAGAAGCTTTAACCGAAGGGCTACTATTAGAAGGCGGAGCTTGGGGTCATATGAATCATCCATTCGATATAAAGATGAATCTAACATTTTCAGATCTCAAAAAAATTGTAAAAGACGCACTTAAAGGTCAGCTCAAATTAACACGTGAAAAGACAGATGGACAAGCATTAGCTATATCTTGGAAAGAAAAAGGAGGACTCATTGCAGCTAGAAATAAAGGACACTTAAAAGATAAGGGTGAAAATGCAATGAATTTATCTGGAGTTAAATCTTGGATGGCAGGTAGAGGAGAATTATCCGATGGTTTTAATTTTGCAATGAAGGATCTAGAAACGGCATTAGGCAAGTTATCGAAAAAACAAAGAATATCAATCTTTGCTGATGGTGAAACATTCATGAACCTAGAAGTAATATGGCCAGGAAGTACAAATGTTATTCCGTATGGTCAAGCTTTACTTATATTCCACAATACAACCACATATGACATGTCAGGTAATCCTACATCAGGCAATCAACCTGCTGCTGGTAAACTAGCTAAAATGATAGAAGATATAAACGGACATGTGCAAGATAAATATACAATAAAGGGACCACCTATCACCGTGTTACCTCAATCAAAGAGTTTCAAAGTTTCGCAATCTAAATACTATGGCATGATAACTAAACTACAATCAGAATTTGGTCTCAAAGATAGCGACGGTTTAGCAGAATATCATCAGCGTTGGTGGACAAAATTTATTAATGAAAATGCACCCGAAACACTTGACAAAGACAAATTAATGGGATTGACTAAACGATGGGCCTTTGGTGAAAAATCGTTTAGACTAGACAAGAAAACATTGGTAGATGAAAAGTTAATTGCTTGGGCTAAACAGATTGATAAAAAAGATCATAAAAAAATAGCTAAGAACAACAATAGAAAATTCGAAGAGATATTCTTAGGATTGGGTGCCGAGGTATTATACAATATGCAATCGGTATTAGCCGTAGATCCTCGTTCGGCAGCAAGAGATATGCAAAAGGAATTAAAATCAGCAATAGCTGATATTATGAAAAAAGGCGATGATGTACAAATAGCCAAGTTAAAATTAGAATTAGAACGACTACAATCACTTGGTGGTATGGATAAAATAGTTTCAAACGAAGGAATAGTCTTCGTATATAAAAACAACACATATAAATTAACAGGCGCATTTGCTCCGATCAATCAAATATTGGGATTGTTTAAATATAATAAATAGAGTTACAATGAAGAAGCATATATCAAAAAGCAAAGTACAACGAATGAGAAATTTAGTGACAGGCGACTACACTAACAAAACTCAAATTAGATCAGGCTACACCAAAGAATCAATGGCTAAACACATTGAAGGTGACGTTTGGGAAAACAATGGTAAAACTTGGACAATCAAAAACGGAATAAAACAGACCGTTACAAAATTGGATAAGGCTAGAGCAATGGCAAAGATACCATTACATTGTCCAAAATGCGACAGTAGAATGCTAGCTGATCAGCACAAATACATGTATAAGCGATTTAAACATTGTCTGCACTGTCAAACTGATGCTGAAATGGAAATGCGATCAAATGGCACATATGATGCATGGCAAAACAGTCAAATAAATAGAAATTTTGAAGGATGGCTACACAAGTCTAGGGCAGAATTTAAAGACTGGCTAGAAACACGTGGATCAAAGACGCAAATATCAGAAGCTGGAGACATTGAAGATTGGTCAGGTGGAAAATCCGACGACGAATTGCTAGCTGAATTTGATGTATACATTGAAAACGAAAAATTAAAACTGACTAATATAACTGGGTAAAACTTAACATGGCAACACAAAAAGAATTAATAGAAGATATGATAGCTGAACTATCACAATTACGCCAGAATCTACCAAATGGCAATATTGTTAGAATAGAAAAAGCATTGGTTGACATGCAGCAACATCAGCTGGATATGAAATCTGATATATCTGATATAAAACTAAAGATACTCGATCCAGAAAACGGAATAGTTGTTAAGGTGAACAAAAATACGGACTTTAGATATGAAGCCGACGATAAGCAGTCTGACTATGACAAGCAGCTTGTGAAGCTGGAAAGCGTACTAACATGGAAAAATTCCGTAAGTAGAGCGCTGTGGATAATATATTCTGCTATAATTGGTTTAATTATAAAGATGCTATTCTATTAACATGGAATTACATTGTTATATAATATCAATTGTAGTTGGTGGGATATTATATGTGTTATTCCACGAAAAACATACAATCAAAAATTGGTTATACCGCCAACTAAATACGGCAAACAAAAATAAACGGAGATAGTTACATGAAACGATTATATACAATATTAGCATCAGCAATAGGTTTTTGCATTGGACTAATGATAATACGAACAAAGAAGCAGAACGATACAAAAAAACGACTTGACAAGAATGTTAACACTATTCACGATGTACATAATAAGGTCAAGTATACTACTGAGAAGAAAAAAGCTGCAAAGTTCAAAATAAAGAAAGCGGAAGCCGACATAGCTAATATATCAAAATCAAAGCAGTCAACTGCATCAGCTAGAAAAACTGCAAAATCATTTAAAACAAAATATAGTAAAAAATAATGCGATGTATATTGATTGTGTTATTGGCTATGATGCCAATAGTTGCAACTGCACAAGACACACTCCGCATTCCACAAATCGAAATCGACAACATAATATCAGCTATGGATGTATTGGTTGAGCAGGATTCAATCAATGATAGGTTGATCATCCTATTGCGCACTCAGATATCCCATTATAATCAGTTATCAATGCATGATAGCACGATAATCGGCTTCAAAAACCAAGAAATACAATTATATCTAGACCAGATAAGCATATACAATGACAGACTGAATCAGATAGATAAATGGTACAATAAGCCATGGGTCGGGTTTGTTGTTGGATCATTCACAACGATATTTATAGTTAGATCAATAGACTATTCATTACCAAAGTAGGCACATTATGGCAAAATCAGTAAAACAGGCATTAGCAGAAGAATATCTACGTTGCTCGAAGGATCCAATATATTTCATGAAGAAATATTGTTTCATCCAGCATCCAACACGTGGAAAGATAAAATTCAATTTATACGACTTCCAAGAGGATTTACTGGATAGTTTCAATGAAAACAACTATACAATAATTCTAAAATCTAGACAACTCGGCATATCAACACTTACTGCGGGATATTCATTGTGGTCAATGGTATTTAGAGAGGATTTCAACGTATTAGTTATTGCAATAAAGCAAGAAACAGCAAAAAATTTAGTAACGAAGGTAAGGGTAATGCATGATTTGTTGCCAACCTGGCTTAGAGTTGGAACATCCGAAGACAATAGACTATCACTTAGGTTCAAGAATGGATCACATATTAAAGCCGTATCGAGTGCACCAGATGCAGCAAGATCTGAAGCGCTATCATTACTGGTAATCGATGAAGCAGCATTTATTGATAAACTACCTGAGATATGGACATCAGCACAGCAAACATTAGCAACTGGTGGTAGAGCTATTATGCTATCTACACCAAACGGAACAGGTAACGTATTTCATAAAACATGGGTAGACGCAGAACAACAGGTTGGAGAATTCTTTCCAGTTAGATTACACTGGTCTAGACATCCTGATCGACATCAAGATTGGCGAGATAAGCAAGATTCTCTACTTGGTAAGAAAATGGCAGCGCAGGAATGCGATTGTGACTTCATATCATCTGGTAACACTGTTATTCCAGGAGATCTATTACAATGGTACATGGATAACATGGTGCAGGAACCAATAGAAAAACGTGGGATGGAGCAAGAATATTGGATCTGGGAGTATGTGGATTACAATAAGACATATATGGTAGTAGCCGATGTTGCACGAGGGGATAGCTCAGATTACTCCACGTTCCATGTATTGGAAACATCTACAATGACTCAGGTTGCAGAATATCGAGGACAGATCAACACAAAAGAGTTTGGTAACATGCTTGTAAATGTTGCAACTGAATACAATGAAGCGCTACTTGTGATTGAGAACGCAAACATTGGATGGGCAGCCATTCAACCAGCCGTTGATAGAAATTATCGTAACTTATATTATACGTATAAGCACGAAGGAGTTCACGATGCAGCAACACAGTTAAGTAAAGGATATGACCTCAAGAATAGGGAAAATATGACACCTGGATTTACTACATCTTCTAGGACCCGACCACTTTTGATATCGAAACTTGATATTTATTTTAGAGAAAAAACATGTATTGTAAGGTCAAAGCGATTGATTGAGGAACTGTTTGTATTCATATGGTTAGGCCATAGAGCTGAAGCGCAACGTGGATATAATGACGATTTAACAATGGCATTTTCAATTGGAATGTATGTTAGGGATCACGCATTAAAGTTATACGGCGAAGGTTTAGCATTGAACAAACTTGCATTGAATAACATGGGAACGGCACAAGGCGCTTATAATAGCAATAACACCTTAGCAAATAATCCATGGAAAATGCAGACTGGCGATACAGAAGAAGATTTAACATGGTTAATATAAAGGAATAGACAATGACAGATAAGACATTTTTTGGACGTCTAACAACATTATTTTCAACTGGTACCATTATTCGGAAAACCGAAAATGGACTAAAAGTTGCTGATGTGCACAAGGCACAGTCAAACACGAAGCTATCAACAAATAGAATGATCGATAGATATAATAGAATATATCAGTCATCAAAGGCAGTTGGATATAATCAACAAGCCAATTTCCACACACTAAGATTGAACCTATATACTGACTACGAAATAATGGATGAAGATTCAATTATATCTTCAGCATTGGATGTATACGCAGACGAATCAACATTGAAAAATGAATATGGTGATGTACTTACCATAACATCTAGTAATGAAAAGGTTGAACGTGTATTAAACAATCTATTTTATGATGTACTAAACATTGAATTTAATATATGGCCATGGATAAGAAACATGTGCAAATATGGTGATCTATATTTAAAGATGGACATAACTGAAACATTAGGTGTCACCAATGTTACACCACTGTCGTCATATGAAATGTTCAGAGAAGAAGGTACCAATCCAGATAATGAGGAAGAGGTAAAATTCACCCATGATCCAACTATGGCAGGACAATTAGCTGGTGGTATTGCTGCAACAAAGAAAGAATATAATAATTATGAAATAGCTCACTTTAGACTATTGAATGATATGAATTTCCTACCATACGGTAAATCAATGGTTGAACCAGCTAGGAAAGTATTTAAGCAATTAACGTTAATGGAAGATGCAATGATGATCCACAGAATCATGAGAGCCCCAGAAAAACGTATTTATAAAATTGATATTGGTAATATTCCACCAGCTGAAGTAGACACATATATGCAGAGAGTTATGCAAAATATGAAGAAAACTCCGTATCTAGATCCACAAACTGGACAATACAACTTGAAATTTAATATGCAAAACATGTTAGAGGACGTTTATTTACCGGTTAGAGGTGGTCAATCTGGAACAGAAATAGACACAATGAGCGGAATGGATTGGACTGGTATAGATGACATTGAATATCTTAAGCATAGAATGTTCGCAGCATTAAAGATACCTAAGGCATTTTTAGGATACGAAGAAGGCGTTGGTGATAAGGCAACACTAGCTGCACAAGACGTTAGATTTGCTAGAACAATAGAACGTGTACAACGCATATTTGTATCAGAATTAACTAAAATTGCAATGGTTCATTTATACTCACAGGGATTCACAGAACAAGAACTTGTAGACTTTAGTTTATCATTGACTAGTGCATCAACAATACACGAACAAGAAAAACTCGAACTATGGGATTCCAAGGTTAATTTGGCATCAAGCATTAAAGATCTAAAAATGCTATCTGAAGATTGGATATATGAAAATGTATTTGGATTAAATGACGCTGATCTTGCAAAAGAACAAGCCAAAGTATTATCAGACAGAAAACGATTGTTTAGACATAATGAATTGGAAAGTGGTAATGATCCAGCTGAATCTGGTGAAGCAGTTGCAACAGACTGGGCACTTCAACAGGGTGCAATGTCTCAGCAAGTTGATCAAGATGGTCAGGCATATAATCAGGATTCGAATGCTGAAGAAGAACCAGCCCAACCAGTTGACTTCTATGACAAAGAATCTGATGATGCAGATGACGTATCTGAAAATAAGCCAGGCGCAGGCCGTCCAAAGGAACCTGTTCACTATGGTTCACAAAAAGCAGCTAGAGGTAGAGACACAATTGGTAAGGAAGATAGAAGTAGAAACCGTAAGTTGAAAAATAACAAAAACAATAGAAGAATGACCAGTGAAGATAAGCAGGCAATGGTTAAGAACCTATTTAAAACAATGCATAAAGTTGACAAATCATCATTATTGAATGAGAATAACATAATTGAAGATGGAATTTAGTTTATAAATTGATATTTATATTAAACTAAGTGTTAGGACACAGAAATGGCTAAACATTCAAAATACAAAAATACCGGAATAATATTCGAATTGCTTGTTCGTCAAGTGACCAATGACACTTTACAGGGAATTGATAATTCTCCTGCAACCGGAGTCATTAGGGAATTTTTCAAGAAAAACACATCGTTAACACGCGAGTTGGGATTATATCAAACGCTGTTACGTGAAAAATTCAATACCGACACAAAGGCAAATAAATTTATAGACGCAGTGATATTGGAACAATCTCGACTAAACATGTCGTCAATACGCAGGCAGAAATATAATTTAATAAAGGAAATTCGAAAGCATTATTCAATCGAAGCATTCTTCAGTCAAAAAATAACAAATTACGCAAACAATGCATCAATATACTGTCTATTCGAGGGAACGACTCCATCTAAGAAGATACGATATCGATACAACTTGGTTGAAACAATCACAAATAGATCCAAGACACAAATTAGTGAAGCTCACTCACTATATCAGGAGCAAGACAAAGACATTCGTCTGCTTTCATATAGAATACTTATTGAGAAATTCAATGAGAAATGGGGCGGTAATTTGTCAACCGATCAAAAGTCATTACTTCGTGAATATATAAACAATATATCGAATACCGACACATTAAAGCAATACTTACATGTTGAAATAAATAAGACAGTCCGAACAATAAGCAAACTATCTAATAAGATAGACGATGATATTGTTCAGATTAAACTTTCTGAAGTATGTGCTCAATTGACTGAAATCAAAAACGTAAAGACGCTAAAAGATAAGTATATTATATCAGTTATGCGCGCTTACGATCTAATTGGAGAATTGAACAATGTCATTAGCTGATGATTTAGACGAAATGTTTGAAGATGCACAGAGCAACGAAGACATGGACATCGACGAAGAAAACGCAACTGGTGGTGGAGAAGCATTCAACACTCCAAAGGCGTTTAAGAAAAAAACAAAACGTAAAACTGAATCTTCATTTATGGCACTGTCTAAGGAAATGCATTTAGGCGAAGCTACATATAGAGACTATAAGCGTGACGATACATCATCGCAACAGCAAAAGGTCAATAGATCAATTAAAGAGATCAACAGTAAACTATTTTATATTGAACAAATCGTTAATCAAAACTCAAAGCTAAAACAAGAAGCTGGAGTGGATTCAAACACATATTGGAAGAGCACTAAAGCTAATCTTAGCAAAGTATCAGAAAAAATGTTACGAATATCTGAAAAACTTAGGAGATTTTAATGTCAAAGCAGCTTTTAGTAGACTATAGTCTATTCGAAATCAGTCCAGAATTAATATCTGAATCAGAAAAAAATAATAACGGTAGAGTAATAGTAACTGGCGTATTACAACGTTCAGGTGCAAAAAACCAAAACGGTCGAGTTTATCCTAGAGAAATATTAATGCGCGAGGTGACAAAGTATTCAGATACATTTATCGCTGAAAATAGAGCATTAGGTGAATTAGATCATCCAGAATCAAGTGTTGTCAATCTATCTAATGTATCGCACAATATTAGAAAGGTATGGTGGAAAGGCGATGATGTTGTTGGAGAGGTAGAAATACTTGGAACGCCATCTGGAAACATATTGAAGGAACTCCTTAAAGCTGGAATCAAGCTAGGTATATCATCACGTGGGTTAGGATCGGTTAAAGAAATTAGAGAAAATGGAACTGTTGAAGTACAAGACGATTTTGAATTAGTTTGTTGGGATTTCGTATCCAATCCATCAACACATGGAGCATTTATGCATCCAGCTGGTGTAAATGAATCAGTATCAAATAGTATGCCAGCCAGTAAATATGTAAACATTCACAATATAATAAACGATATGCTATGCGATTTAACATGTAAATGCGCATTACCAAATCGAAAAAAGTAATATACGGAATTAGCTATGAAAAAAACTGAATTAATACAATTGATCAAGACTACAATAGCTGAAGCTGACAACTTTGCTGGAAGCGATCCAAAGAGTGGATCCACCATAAAATCAACTGGGTTCAATTGGAAACAAAAGGGACCGGCTAAACTACCAAATGGCGATGTTCATTTAGGATTAGATGGTAATGGTAAGCATAAGGTTGAATCGAATGGCAAGGTTAAGCTGAACAGCGATGCTGAAATGATTAAGACATATGGCAAAGGTTGGGGCAAAAAATTAAAGGAAAGCTCCGAACCAACGTTAAATGAATCGTCAGAATTTGATTCCAACTACAACAAATACCACACAGCAATGGGTAACATGTATAAGATTATATCTAAGCAGGACAAGGGATTAACACGTAAATTTGCTAAAGCTTGGCAAGCTGTTGAAGATGTATTGGATAACTACATAGGAGACTAACCAGTCTACTTGAAATAATTAACAACATTTATATAATAAAAGATGGCACAGATTTTTCTATGTCATCTTTTTTTGTTATATTTAACAATATAAAATAATAACCACCTAAACTAGGACAAGCATGCCAAAGTACCAAAGTAATTATCGTGAAAATTCAAACAAGACAAGTAGAAAAAAAACTGACTTCATTATTCCAGGAATTCCAAATGGAGTAAATGTACCAGGACCAACTACTGGAGATTTGGAAAAAGCTCTTAAAATATTCAAGAGACAGGTTAAAGAATCAGAAATCTTAACTGAATTCAAGGACAGAATGGAATATACAAAACCAGCTGTTGCAAGACGAAAAAAGAAAAAAGACGCAGTTCGTGCTGAGTTTATGAGGCTGAAAAAGTTTAGAGAAACTGAGAATGACACTGAATGCTGGACAACAATTGTTGACGGCCAGGCAATGTAATAATATATACATACTATATTTAACATGGGGGACTAATCATCCCCCTATTGTTGTTTTTGGCGAAAGGCAATGATACTTATAAAATGAATAGCACAAAAATGTATCATCTTATATATAATACACCTGCTACATTATAATTTCTATTGGGGTTCATAATAACCCTATTTCCAAACAAAATATTTAAGGAGAAAACAATGTCAAAAGACTTGTTAAAAGAAGCAATTGCTGACGCTAAAGCTGTGCGTGAAACCGCGATAGCTAACGCTAAAATTGCATTAGAGGAAGCTTTCACACCGAAACTTCAATCTATGCTATCACAAAAAATAGCTGAAGATATGGAAGACGATTTAGACGATTCAGAGCTTGACGAAATCAACATAGTTGAAGACGCAGAAGCTGAAGAAGATAATGAAGACGAAGAATCTGCAGAAGATGAGGTAGTAGAGGCTGTTGAAGATGAGGATGAAGAAGCATTAGAGTTAGAATCAATCATCAAAGAATTGGAAGACGAAGAAGAAGCTGAAGAAGAGTTAGACGAAAGTCAAACAAACGAAGCAGCAGAACCTGAAGCTGAAGAAGAAGAAGAAATTGATTTAGACGAAATCATCAAATCGTTACAAGAAGATGCAGACGAAGAAGAAGCAGTAGAAGAAAATAATGACTTAGAGGAAGCTTACAAGACAATCCAAACCTTGAAAGATACAATCAACGAAGTTAATTTATTGAATTCAAAACTGTTGTTCTCAAACAAATTGTTTAGATCGTTCAATTTATCTGAATCTCAAAAGATGAATGTAATTGAAACGTTCGACAGAGCAAACTCAGTACGCGAAGTAAAATTAGTGTATTCAACATTAGCTGAATCATTAACTGGATATTCTCCAAAAAAACAACGTGTAGCTGAAGGATTCGCATCTAAAGCAACAAAGTCAACTAAACCGTCTAAGGACGTAATCGTTGAAGCCAATCACTTTTCATCTAGAATGCAAAGACTGGCTGGTTTAAAATAAAAACAATTAGAAGATTAGGAGAAAATAATGTCACAAATTAATGACTTATTAAATGACTCACAAGCTCAATTTAGAGCACAAAGAAACGAGACTAAGAGTCTTGTTACAAAGTGGGAAGCAACTGGATTACTAGAAGGAATCGATACAGATTATAACAAACATAATACTGCTATCCTTTTAGAAAACCAAGCAAAACAATTAATTTCAGAATCAAATAGTATCAATGCTGGTGGACAAGCTGAAGACTGGAACGGTGTTGCATTACCATTAGTTCGTAGAATTTTCGGTGAAATTTCTGCAAAAGAATTTGTATCTGTACAACCAATGAACTTGCCTTCTGGTTTAGTTTTCTGGATGGATTTCAAATACGGAACAACTAAAGGTAAGAATACTAAAGACGATTCTTTGTTTGGTAATTCTGACAAAAAAGGTGCTGCAAATACTGCTTCTGCATTATATGGTGAAGTACGTGGTGAATCTGCTGGTTACTCGTTAGGTAAAAAGGTATCTGCTGAAGTAACATTAGTATCATCTGCATCGACTATCGCATTAGCTGACGCAGATTTAGATTTAGCAAAATCATTCTATTTTGTATCTAATTCTGTACATTATCCGGTAAAATCAATTACAACAGGAAACGTTGCTACGTTTGATGGTATGATAGCTGGAGCTATAGGTAATATTCATTATTACGCAAATACTGCAACAGCACATTTACGTGGTGATTTTGAAGACAAAGTCGGAATTGAAATGGGTGGAACTGCGGATGGTAAAGGTGTAGATCTTGAAATTCCAGAAATTGAAGTTAAACTAGAACAAGAGGCTTTGGTTGCGAAAACACGTAAACTAAAGGTTAAATGGTCTCCAGAATTTGCACAAGATTTGAATGCGTATCATTCAATTGATGCAGAAGCTGAATTAACATCAATGCTTTCTGAATACATCTCAATGGAAATTGATATGGAAATATTAGCAATGTTAAAAGGTGCTGCTGCATTTTCGGCAACACACACATTCCCAACTATCTCAGGTGGTATGGTTCAATCTGACCAACTAGCTACGTTAGGTGGAACGCTACAAAATATGTCTAATGTTATACATCAATCAACTATGCGTGGTGGTGCTAACTTCATGGTATGTTCTCCGAAAGTTGCAACATATTTAGAAGCTATCCCAGGATACTCAGTTGATACAGATGGTACATCAGAGAAATTTGCAATGGGTGTAACCGCAGTTGGTGCACTTAGAAACAGATGGACGGTTTACAAAAACCCGTATTGGACTGGTGATGATATCTTAGTTGGATTCAGAGGTAATCAATTCTTGGAAACTGGAGCAGTATTTGCGCCATATATTCCATTAATTATGACTCCACTGGTTTATGATCCAACCAACTTTACGCCAAGAAAAGGTGTAATGACACGTTACGCTAAGAAAGTAGTTCGTAAGGATTACTATGGTGTAGTAACTGTTCCAGCTACGAACGTAAGTTCGATTGGCGCAGTAACAACAGCGTAATTGTAGTATACTAATACTATATATTTATTAAGAGAGACCTAGGAATAGGTCTCTTTTTTTGTCTAGTGTATATTTATAGGTAATAAAGGAGATAATATATGACATGTGATTTTACAAAGACTGGTAAAAAGAATAACAAAAAAGGTTATAGATTTTTATTATCGTTAAATGAAGAGCAGAAAAAAGCTAAGGCGACGATTCTTGAATCGGACATAGCCGTAATATTGGGAAAAGCAGGTAGTGGTAAAACATTATTAGCATGCCAAATAGCACTGCAAATGGTATTAGACCGACAGGTCAATAGGATCGTTATTACTCGACCAACAATTTCAAAAGAGGATCTAGGTTATCTACCTGGAAAATTAGAAGAAAAAATGGGTCCTTGGGTTGCGCCTATATATAGTAACATGTATCAATTACTACGTAGAGAACGAATTGACCAATTGATAAGTAATGATCAAATTGAGATAGTTCCAGTATCATATATGCGTGGTAGAACATTCACAAATTCAGTTGTAATAATTGATGAATGTCAGAATTTGGAACATGATCAAACATTGATGATATTACAAAGAATAGGTATAGGATCAAAGATGCTATTCTGTGGAGATACAGATCAAACTGACTTGAAGCATCGTAGTGATACCGGCTTAAATTTCCTATCATCAATTTCAACAATTGAACGTCTAAATCTAATTCAGTTATTAGAAAACCACCGTCACCCAATATTAGACGAAATCTTGCCACACTATGACAAGAACCATAAAAAATAAATATGGTCGTGGCTGTTGATACTTATAATAAACAACATCAGGAGAACTAATGTCAGCTGGAATATATAATTTTACAATAGAACAGGGAACAACCGTTGTTAAGCAATTCACATATAAGGATAAGCTGAACACCGTTATTCCTCTAACTGGATACGACGTGCGAATGCATATACGTGAATCTATATCTGATGGATCAACCATTGATACATTTTCAACAGCATCGGATGGTGGACTAACAATATTAGCAACACCAGAGACTACAGCAAGCGGAACAATAGGACTCCGAATTGAGGCTGCAGCAACAACAAACTATATATTCGATACTGCGGTATATGACATCGAATTAGAAGATGATGAAGGAACGGTAACGCGGTTGCTACAAGGATCTATTAGACTTTCAAAGCAGGTAACGAGGTAGCTCTTGGCGCACTCTATAGACATACTGAAAAACAATGATTCAATCGAAGTATCAGATGTTGCGGCAAACAGCCTCGATATAAGTGATATTACGCTTGGAACTAATGTAATAGTCGTATCGGATAGCAATGTGCTAGACGGATCAACTATCGTAGTCGATCAGGTGTTTGACAATATATTGGCGCCAACTGATGTTAATGTGTCCGTTGATATATCGCCGGAGAAGGTAAACACTGTCAACATAGATATTATCAATTCAAATGTAGTTGATATAACTGACAATATTTCATTTCCAATTGGATCATCAGCGCCAAGAACAATAATATCCTCACCCTTTGGCACAGCTGAAAATGGAAATGTTGGACTCAACATAGTTGACCCACAATTTAATTTACAAATATCAGGTTCATTATTCGCCCCAATAATGTCAACATCAACAATGCAAATAAACGGAGACGGAACATCTCCACTATTCGCCGTAAAACTAAATGACGACGAAGAAGCACGATTTGTGATAAATCTACAAGGTGTAACAATGTTAGGGCAATTCTTTGAAACACCAGATGTAGTTGCAGGTGGAATGTTCTATAGTGCATCTGGTGATTTTTACCTAGGATATTGATATTTATAATCAAATAAGGAAAACAAATGGCAAAATACAAAAACAAATGGGAAATAAAATCATGGACTGAGTTGGTAGCTTCTGTTGCCGATTCATCCAATGACCTAATGTTTAGACCTAAGCATAGACTCCCACGCAAACTGCAACATGGTGCAAAAGCATCTAAAAATGCAAATGGGTGGTTCAATCGCGATACTATAACCAAGACAACAGACGGCACATTTGATGCAGGATTCTATATATATGATTCTGGCAGTGGTCTGTCATATACTGGTATACCAAATGCAGACTTCTTATCCAGTATGGATGAATATCTAGTATCTGCATCGTTGGCAACTGGATCATCATCAATATCAGCAGCAGGATATTTGCAAATAAGTACATCATTCTTTGATAATACTACTTGGCCTGATGTCATTATGCAAATAGATGAAGATGAAACCGTGGCTGCAACAGCAAGCTTTACAATATCCCCATCTATAATAGGGGATTTACAATCTATATTTGTTGTCAACTCTTCCACAAATTGCACAAGCATGGTATATTCAGTTGATGGTAGTCCACGAACTGGATACGCTGGATTAGTTGAGCATACATTGCCAATGGAAACCATCGCATTCACAGCTAACTATGAAAGCAAATCAATTCACTTGAACTATTATACTGGATCAGAATATTCACCAGCACAATATGATGCTAATCAAATATACACTGTATCCGGTGGATCACCAACGTCCGCATCACTATTAAATGTGCCTATTGGATCTGGATCATTACTAACTGGCGTAGATTATAGCTACGTTGCACATCATATTAAGATGAAGGCATTTGGAGATGGTCCGGATGCAATATATGACTTTTTCCCAACACACAGAATTATGCAATTTAGCTCATCAATGACCAGTTTATCGGTAAGCTGTAATAGATATGCTAGTGGTGACATATTACTAACTGGCCCAACCGACGCTGTTACAATATATATGCCAAGTGGCACAAACGCTGCGCCACAATATGGAACACACACAGTATCATCTGGATCACATGTATTCACTGACGCTGGATTAATATATCCAGCACCACCCGGCATATATCAACCAGTATCTGGAACAGCCGGATATTATTTGCCAACACCGATATTACCAGAACAGGTAAGTCAATTCAATGGAAAAACATATTAAATAACATAATATAAAGGAAACAACAAAATGGCGTGGAAAAAAGTAATAGTCAGTGGCAGTGATGCAGTATTAAATACTGTAACAGCCTCCGCAGGAATAAATATAGGACAAACGTCACAAGCAGTTGACAGTGAAGCTAGTGTATTGGTTATTGACATGGATGGTAATATCCAAGCAATTGACCAGTCAACGCTAGGTGGAACCGATACAACGTATACAATGTCAATAGCCACTGGTCCTGATCCGTCTATGGTATTAACAAACGATGGTAGTGGAGGAACAGAGACCGTTACGTTTGAAGGTGGAACTGGTATAACCGTTAATGGTGCTGGAAATACAATAACAATAACATCGGATGAGAATAACGTAGATACAACATACGATGCTGGTACTGGACTAACACTTTCAAATGCGACATTCAGTGTTGACACATCTCAGACTGGCATAAACGCAGTTGGTGATCTTGAAGTTGGATCGCTTGTACCTGGATTCGGTATAATAGATATTGATAGTAACATAACAACAGCTGGAACCGTTTCCGCATCTGACGCAACGTTTTCTAACTTAACCGTAACATCGGACACAATACTATCTGGTAATTTCAACTTCAATGCACTAACATTCACTGAAAACTCAGTTATGACATCAGCAGGCTCACAAGATTGGGGTACAGATGCTGGAGACATACATGGATTTACTGGAAGTATATCTGTTACTAACGACATATCTGCATCATATTTATATGGTAACGGTGCAGGAATAACAAACCTAAATCCTAGCAATATAAACTTATCAGATCTAACGGATGGAGATGGAATACTTATCTCGGACGGTGGAACATATGATGGATCCGCAGCAAGAACAATTTCTGTTAAGCTAAATGGTGGTTCATTATCAAAAACATCTGCTGGTTTAGCAATTCCAACTGATGGTATATATGCATCGCACATTTCTCCAGGCGCTGTTACAACAGCAAAGATTGCTACCGACGCAGTAACACATGCTAAGCTAGATGATCAATTAATATCTGATTCAGGTGTATTGCTATCGACGGCAGACAATTCTGACGTTATGTTAATCTCAAATGCAGCTGGTGACGCGCTTAACCGTGTATCAATGCAATCTATGGCAACATATTTGGACACAGCAATAACATTAGACACTGGAACAGATACAACATACACCTTGGACGTGAATAATGGTGGTGGAATAGTTTTATCAGAAAACGGAACAGCAGTAGAAACAATTGTAACACTGCAGGGTGCATCCAATCAAATTAACGTAGCATCGGTTGCTAACTCAAATTTAATAACAGTAAGTATGCCAACTGCAGTTACATTGCAAGATTTAACTGTAACCGGCACACTAACAGCTGACACAATTGTTACAATCAATTCAACTGAATTAACTGTTGACGACCAATTCATCAATATTGGTGAAAACGCTGCTGATGGAGAAAATACCGGAATAATATTTGGAGCAAATGCAAATGGTTCCGGAACCGATGGTGTTGCGTTAGTTTGGAACACAGATGGACAAGACGATGGAAGGTTTGGTGTAGCGCATAATATGTCTGGAACATCGCAGCCAGCAGCTATTGATTATGCGTTAGTATCAATATTAGAAGGAACGTCTACTGCAGCTGGTATAGCAAAAGGAAATCACGTTGGCAATATTCGAATAGATGCATCGAACGATATTTTCATATTTGTATAATAATATATAATAGTAGACTAGGAAACATATGGCACAAACTCCAGAATGGCGCGAAATAATCGTCGAAGACTCAAACGCGGATCTAAAAACACTAACCGTTTATAACGGTATACAGCTAACGGCTCCTGTTGCGACAGGATCTGCAACAGGTAGCAATGTACTATATGTTACTGACGCAGGTGACATACAGCACAAATTACAATCATCTATAATATCAAATGACACGCTATATACGTTCACTGCATCTAACCATGATGTTGACTCAAGCCACGTAGGTGCAAAAATCAGCTTCAATCCAGATACACTGTTTGTAGAGGGTACAAACACGTCTGGCGAAAGCGACATATCAATAGTATCAGACGCATCAAATAACATAGTAATATCTTCTTCGTTTGGAAATAGCAACCAAACATACGCTGCAGATACTGGATTAGGCATGTCATCTGCAACAATACCAGTTATGTCAATGTCAAATTCACAACTTGATATAAACCAACTTGGTGCACTATCCGGTGGTACAATAACTGGTAGCACATTTGGCACAATATCAACACTAGATGATATATCAACATCTGTTAATATAGCTGCTACATCTGCAACGTTTGATAGTATGAGTGTAAACAACACGTTAGCCAATCCAGTTAGTTTTACTGGATCGTTTTCGATAAACGGCACATCGTTAACTGATGGAAATATAACTACACATCTTGGTAGCCATCAATGGGGAACAGCAACAGCTAATTTACATGAATTTACTGGATCAATATCAGTTGAATCGCCAGGCACAATAACAGCTGCAACAATTAACGGTGATGGAACTAATTTATCAAATATAGACGTAACATTAAATACATTAACTCCAACTCCATCTGACAACAGTATAGTTGATTTTTCATACGACGGATCAGCTATAGTAAATATCGAAGTGAATCTTTCATCATCAGGTGGATTATACTCCAATGGCAATGGACTAGCTATGAGTCCACTTGCAATAACGGAAGATAGATTATCGGACAATGCAGTAGATACATCCGAACTACTCGATGGCAGTGTCAATGCAGCAAAGGTTAATCCACAATTAATATCGTTACGACAAAACCAAGCAAATATAGGCGCAACGGACGTAATATGGGTAGAGGACGTTTCCGCAGCAGTAGGCTCTCGTAATGCAAAAATCAAAATGTCTGACTTAGCGTTAACTATGTATGATCCAGCAAACGTTGGTGCAACATTATTGACCATTCCACCTGTTAACACAACTAATACGACATACAATTTTTACCAAAGTACCGCACTAAACATATTGTCAATAGGCGCACAAGAGCTTACAACTTTCGATGTAGATACAGTGCAGGTTAGCGCCGGATTTGGTCTAACGCTAGTCGATGCAACAATTGGCATAGTCGACGACATAGAATTAATATCAATGAACGTTACTACATTGCAGACAAATGGAGGAACAACTACAACAGATCTAGGATCATTGCATACAACCGATAGATTCATAAGTATTGGTCAAGGAAACGGCTCCGATATAGCGTCTGGAATAGTCCAAGGTCCTACACAAGTACAGCTGTACAATACAAATCAATCATCTGGTATATCAATGCAATCGCCTGCTGGAAACAAGCTATTTGCTCGAACATCAAACAATGCAACTGGAACAAAACCAACTACGTTTAACCAACCGGGTCGAACATACATAGATACAAGCACAAGTAAAATATTCATGTGGGCATAATGGAGCAATAATGGGAATACTAGAAAAGGTCAAATCGGCCAAACAGAATACGAAATTTAATAAAGATGAATTAGAATTTCTATTGAAATTGATAGCTGATTCAACGTTCGAAGGCAAAGACGTTCAAGTAGTATATTCTACAGCAGTAAAATTACAAACTGAACTATCTGAATAATGATAATATATTGAAAAAACATGTCATATAATTTTTTTATGTGACATGTTTTTATTATATTAGTACAATAAATAATAAAACAAGGAACGGTTATGTTTACAAAAGAAGAATTAGTGCTTATACATAAAGCAATCGCTGAACTAAATATCAAGGGTTCGGAATCAGCCCAAATATCATTACTATTAAACAAGGTAGCAGACCAATACAATGCACAACCTGCTCCAGCTAAACCAGTTAAGATGGATAAAAAGTAAAACATGGCGTGGCAACAACTAGTTACAAGCGGAAGTGATGCAGAGCTAAACAGCCTAACTGTAAATAGTCTAATAATAGAAGATGGTGGATCATTTACTAATCCGAATGGTAACGCATCAATTGGTACAGACATAGAAGTAGACTCAATTGGACCGATCGGCCTATATGACTCAACAAAAACGCTTACGACCCTAGATAATGTGCCATCGGGATATCGGGGCATAGTAACAAAACCATCAGCCAATAATAGTGTATCATACATAAACGGACTAATATCGACTTCAGCATCACCCGATGTACTACATCGAAATTGGAACTGGATGTCATCCGGAGCTTCGCCATCATCATGGACTGGTCCAAACTATGGCATAGCGTCAAACAATGGCACATTAGACACGGCCAATCAGAGTTCTACAGCTGGATATATTTATGCAGAAACATCAGATACAACAAGTGCAAATATTGGCTCGTCTACGCATAGTACATTTAGAACCAAATTGTTGACAATTGATGATTTTGAGTCTGAAACGCTAATATTCTATGTGTATGCATACGGATCTGCAACCGGGACATTCCGCATATACTCTAGTGATGATCATACCGATATTGCCTCTGCCATTGAATTAGATTATGTATACTATAATGGCACATCAACCGTGTCCGGACCAATAACTGGACAACTGCAATCAGCTAGCAATATGGCATGGTACAGGGTATCTGTTGATTTGGAATCAATCAAATCATCCAGTAAATATTTATATTTTGAATATATACCGGCCGTTGTTTCATCCAACTCACATAGGGGAGATTTTGCAATAGATAACCTCATCATAGTGTCAGCTGACCCAGACACCAGTAACAGTGTCACTATCAATTTGTTGCCAAACAATATTAATATTGATGGCTTCGCACAAATAACAAAGAATACTAGACACACAACAGGTAAGATAATCACTGGAAATTCATCACTAGATCTATATAATTCAGCTACAACTGACATAATTGATCAGGGAGCAATACTCACATTCTCCAATAATTTCAATGGTGGAAGCACAAACAAGGCTCTAAGTGCAGGAATAAAGGGTGGTAAGTTTACAACTGAGAATGATGCCAGAGGATTTTTGGCATTCTACACCGCAAATCAGTGGGCTAGCCAAGCGCTAAGCGAAAGAATGCGTATAGATTACCAGGGAAACGTTGGTATCGGAACGACTACTCCTGATTCTGACCTGCATATATATCAGTCATCTAATTCTGGTTCTGGTGGTGGACTACAGATCACTGGTCTAAACAATACCCTTAGCTGGCGAATGTATGCTGATCCAGACTTGAACTTGCGATTTACATTTGGAGGATCAACTTCCCTTGGCGGATATATATCCTGGGCAGCGGACGTAGCGGCCATAGATTTTACCGGTCAACATAGGAGCATACCATCATCTGGGACAATCAATGATTATACATCATCGGTTGGATATATTGTCATATCGGATGGCACGTACACAAATTTTAGTGGCAGCAATACACTTAAACCAAACATAAACGAATCTTTGCCAAATGTATCTCTATCTACTGCACAAAATGATAAGCGCGTATTTGGAGTCATATCTAATTTTGAGGATCATGGTAACACTCGAACATATGGACAAGGCGCATTCGTCACATCAATTGAAAAGCACGAATCAGATACTCGATTAATAATAAACTCACTAGGTGAAGGTGCTATCTGGGTATCAAACTACTCAGGTAGCTTAGAAAACGGCGATTACATAACGTCATCTCCATTAACTGGACTAGGAATGAGGCAATCCGATGATCTACTGCACAATTATACTGTAGCTAAGATAACACAAGACTGCAGCTTCAGAATCAATTCAACTAAATATGATTGTGTAGAATTCGAACTATCTGGTTCAACGTATAGAAAGGCATTCGTAGGCTGCACATATCACTGCGGATAGTTTCAATCCACAGCTAGAAATAACCAACTATTCAGTCAAGTATTTGATATTTATAATTGTAATGATAATAGGAGATTAGAATGGCAATTAAACCAGATTTATTTAATGGAACATCGGTATTTAGTCCAGGTTTTGGACAAACACCATTTGGTACATATGATAACCAAGGCACATATAATAGAGATATTGAATCAACTGCAATATGGTGCGCAAGACGATTAGGTTACCCAACTGTTGAAGTTGAGTTATCTAACAATTCACTTTTCACATGCTATGAAGAAGCTGTGACTGAGTATGGTGCACAAGTTAATCGATTTAATATGCGAGAGAATCTATTAGCTGCAAAGGGTAATTCAACTGCATCTAATTTTACACATAAGAATATTCTACCAAATCAAGGCAGATTAATAGCATTATCAAAACAATATGGCGCAGAAGCTGGATCAGGTGGAAATGTTGAATGGAAATCTGGATTCATAGAAACCACAGCAAATCAACAAGAATACGATCTATCTGCATTATGGGCAGAAGTTTCTGAAAGTGGAAAAGACATTGAAATAAAGCGTGTATTCCATCAATCAACTCCAGCAAGCAAAAGATCTTCATCACCACAATTCGGATCACATCGATCATTGAATTCGTTTGGATGGGGTGGAACAATGGCTGGCGTATCTTTCCTATCCATGCCTATATACGATGATATGTTAAGAATACAGCAGGTTGAATTCTCAGACACTGTTCGTCGATCAATGTATTCGTTTGAGCTAATAAACAATAAGCTAAAAATACATCCAGTTCCAAGAACATCATTCAAGTACCATTTCCAATATATTGTAACTTCCGACAGAAGTACATTAATAACCGATAACGGCGTATCAGATTTTTCAAACATGAAATATGACAACATGACGTACGGTCACATCAACGATCCAGGAAAACAATGGATACGCAAATATGCACTAGCACTGTCTAAGACATTATTAGGTCAAATACGTGGTAAATTTACATCAATTCCTATTCCAGGAGGAGACGTATCAGTTGATGGAGATGCATTACGAAACGAAGGAGCAGCTGAACAGGAAATATTAATTTCACAATTGCGAGAAGATCTAGACGCTGTTTCAAGACGAAACATGATGGAACGTGAGAATGAAGTAACAGACTTTCAGCAGAATATGCTAAATAAGAATCCATTGAATATATACATAGGATAACAATATGCCATTATTCGGAAAAAATAGCGACATAGCATTGTTTAGGCATCTAAATAGAGAATTGATACATGACATTATAGACACAACGGTCGACATAATGAAATCATCAGTATTAGACATCGATGAAAATCTGTATGGGGAATCATCGGGTAAATCATATTTTCAAGCTGTTCGAGTTGGTGCACTAATATCATTTGACAAGAAAGAATTCGAAAGTACAGAATTTGGACTAGATGTTACAGCAAAAGCTACATTCTCATTATTACGAGATGATCTAGTTGATATACCAAATTTAGTAGTTGAATCTGGCGATATAATACATTGGAACGATGTGTATTGGGAAATTGATACAGTAAACGACGATGATTATTTTGCTGGCCAAAACCCAGAAACATCAAACGCTGGAGACAAGTTTGGTTGGAATATTGGTATAATATGTGAAACACATATGACAAGACGTAGAAAAATAGAATCAAATAAATCTGATTTTGGATATAATAAGGACATATACTAATGGCAAAAAAGACTAATCGTGCGAAGCAGGTACAAGTAGATAATAAACCATCCAGCTTAGACGTTGGACTATATGACATTGATTCGTCTATAAAGTATTATTTCGACAACACAATAATTCCAACGATACTAGATAAGAATGGCGCACAAATGCAGGTACCAGTTGTATATGGATCTCCTGAGAAATGGAAATCTATGCAGAAATCTAGCTTCTATCGAGATGCAAATGGTAAGATACAAGTACCATTAATAATGTATAAGCGAACTGGTATAACTAAGCGGAATGATATGAGTTCGAAGATCGATTCAAATTATCCACAAGTAGCATATGCTGAGAGTAAATATTCTCAAACAAATAAATATGATTTATTTTCAAAGCAGGTAGGTCTTAAGCCAGTTAAACAGTATCATAAGGTCGTCATCCCGGATTACGTCAAATTAACTTATGAATGTATTATATGGACTGACTACCTTAAAGAAATGAACAATATAATAGAAGCGATAAGCTATGCAGAAGGAACGTACTGGGGAGATCCAGACAAGTTTAGCTTCATGTCACGTATAGATTCATTCGCACAAACCACCGACGTAGAAATTGGAAACGATAGATTGATTAGATCTAGTTTCACAATAGAGTTAGATGGATTCATAATATCAGATAACGTACAAAAACGTATGGCAACCGGAGGCGACATAGCATATGGACCTGCCAAAATAAGCATTGGTCACGAAACAGTGGTCGATATTAATCAATTAAAATCAAAGTTATAAGGGAAACCAAAATTTGGAAAAAATCAAGTTTACACCAGAAGAATTAACACAACTAAAAGATCTACGCACAAAATATTCAGAAATATCACATGAACTAGGACAAGTTCAATTGAACAGGCATTCACTAGACAAAACCGAAGCATCACTATTTGTATCAGTAGACGATATACAATCGAAAGAACGTAAATTGGCAGAACTATTGAAAAATAAGTATGGACAGGGTAGTATAGACATAGATACAGGTGAATTCTTACCGTCAAATTAGTCTGTATTTTGAAAAACAGATTGTATATTTATATAAGATTAAACGAATAAATCAACGAATTAGGAGATAAATAAATGGCTGAAAAAATAGTAAGTCCAGGTGTATTCACTAGAGAACAAGACTTCTCTTTTGTACCACAAGGCATTGCAGATATCGGAGCAGCTATAGTTGGACCGACAGTGAAGGGACCAGGTAATGTGCCAATTGAAGTAAATTCATTTTCAGAATATGAATTATTATTTGGTACATCATTTGCAAGTGGTAGCCAATCATATGAGTACTTAACATCACTGGCAGCTGAACAGTATTTGAAGCATTCTGGAACATTAACAGTTGTTAGAGCCATGGCAGGATCATTTACTGGAGCTTCAGCAGATGCATTCAAATCTGGGTCAACAACTTTAAAATCGTTTGTTTTGAAAACGATCGGCGATGGAACAGTAATGAATAACAGTGGTTCAGAAACCGATGGAATATTGGTTAGCGGATCGGCTAACGACGTTAGATTCCAAGTAACTACTGTGAACGAGGCAAAAGGAACATTTACATTACTAATTAGACGTGGTGATGATAGTGCTGCAAAACGAAATGTTTTGGAAACATGGAACAATATATCATTGGATCCAAATTCCCAAAATTACATCGGTAAAACAATCGGTACACAATATGCTACATATGATTCTACAGAGAAATATGTAAAATATCTAGGATCTTATCCAAATAAATCAAAATTTGTATATGTAGAAGAATCAACGATTGCTGATACAATAGACTGGTATGACGCAGATGGTGGAGTTAGAGTATCAACTGCAACTGGAAGTTTGCCAAAACCAAGTAGTGGTTCATTTAGTGGTGGTACAAATGGTACTGAAGCTACTGGAAAAAAGAAAATGTATGGTGACATAACATCGACAAACATACAGGGTATAGCGCCGGCTGCATATGTAACTGGAATAGAGTTACTATCAAATGCAGATGAATACGATATCAATATGATAGCTTGTCCAGGTATAAATGCAAAGGATCACGGCACATCGGTAACAAAATTAATGCAAGTATGTGAAGAACGTGGAGATTGTTTTGCAATAGTAGATCCAGCACCATTTGGAGCAGCTATAACAGACGTAACAGCAGAGGCAGAAGCAGAAAATAATTCTTATGCAGCAATGTATTGGCCATGGGTTCAAATACCTGCAAGTAGAGTCGGTAAGAATGTATGGGTACCAGCATCAGTTGTTATGCCAGGCGTATTATCGTTCAATGATGCAGTAGCTGCAGAATGGTATGCACCAGCTGGATTAAACAGAGGTGGTATAGCTTCAGCAATTAGAGCAGAACGAAAATTATCACATGCAAATAGAGACACATTGTATGAATCTAGAGTCAATCCATTAGCTACTTTCCCTGGTGAAGGTGTAGTTGTATGGGGACAAAAGACATTACAAAAACGCTCTACTGCATTAGACAGAGTTAACGTACGTAGATTATTAATAAACCTCAAGAAGTTCATAGCTAGTACATCTAAATATTTAGTATTTGAAAATAATACCGATGCAACACGTCAAAGATTCTTATCGGCGGTTAATCCGTACATGGAATCAGTTCAACAGAACAATGGACTATACGCATTTAAGGTAATAATGGATAGTACTAATAATACAGCAGATGTAATAGATAGAAATATCATGAAAGGAGACATATACATTCAACCAGCTAAAGCTGCAGAATTTATAGTAGTTGACTTTAATATTATGCCAACTGGTGCTACTTTTGGCGAATAAGATATTTATAATAAAGAGGAGATAAGCAAATGGCTAATTTAATAGACCCAAATGAATTAATGTTTAAGAAGTTTCAACCTAAAACACAAAATAGATTTATTCTATTGGTTGACGGTATTCCTTCTTTTATGATTAAGAAGGCGGCTCGTCCAAGTGTAAAATTTGGAACAATTACACTTGATCACATTAACACAAAGCGTAAGATTCAAGGCGCTGCAACTTGGGAAGATATGGACATAGTTCTATATGACCCAATTGTACCATCAGCAGCTCAAGCTGCAATGGAATGGGTTAGACTAGGATATGAATCTGTAACCGGTAGAGCTGGATATGCAGATCTATATAAGAAGGATTTAACAATTCAGATACTTGGACCAATTGGTGATAAAGTTGAAGAATGGGAAATCAAAGGCGCAATGATAACCGCAGTTACTGGCGGAGATCTAGACTGGGCAAATGGTGACAGCGTAATGGAATTATCCATTAGTTTAGCCTATGATTTCGCTATATTACACTACTAATAATCGCTACTTAGTAGGGCAAAGGATCTCTCTGACATTTATGTTGGGGAGATTTTTTTATGTCATGATATTTATATAAAGAAACAAAATAATTAGTTACACATTAATGGAGAGTTACAACATGTCAAATTTAACAGACAGCCAACTAAAAGATAGACTTATTAGTCAATCATCTGCAAAAGCAACAAAAGCTGCAGGATTCCCAACTGAAATCATAGATCTACCATCGAAGGGATTATTATATGTCGAAGGACACCCACTCAGATGTGGTACAATCGAAATGAAATACATGACAGCCAAAGAGGAAGACATTTTAGCGTCGCAATCATTGGTTAAGCGTGGATTAGCATTAGACAAACTATTCAAGGCATTGATCGTTGGAAGTGGAGAAGGTGAACCATTTGAATATGATGATCTAATTGTCGGCGATAAAAACGCAGTAATGGTTGCAGCAAGAGTTCTTGGTTATGGTAAAGATTATCCAATATCTGTTGAAATACCTGATTTAGATTTAGACGAACCACATAGTATGGTAGTTGACTTAACTCAACTAAAGGACGTAGAGTTTGACGAAACAGTGTTTGCTAATGGCAATTGTATAGATTTTAAGCTACCAACGTCTGGATTAGATATAACATTTAAGATTATGACAAGTCGCGATGAACGATCAATACAAGCTGAAGTATTACGACAAAAGAAAAACACAAAGGGTGGACTATTGGTCAGTCGTGAACTATCAACTAGATTAAAATATATAATAACATCAATAGATGGTGATGATTCAAATAAGGCAATACGAGACTTTGTTGATACAACTATGCTTTCCCAAGACTCACTTGCCCTTAGGAAATATATGGCAAAGGTTCAGCCAGATGTAGATCTAACCATTGCAATAGACCTACCAGAGTTTGACTATTACAGTGAAATACCGTTGCCAATCGGTCTAGACTTTTTTTGGCCAGGGTCTTAACCAAAGGCCCAAAATACACAAGGAAATTTTCACATTGGCTTTCCATGGTCAAGGTGGATTTTCTTGGAATGACGTCTACAACATGCCAATTTGGATGAGACGCTTTTACATACTAGAAATACAATCTTGGAATACAGAACAGGAAAATGCAATCAAAAGTGCTGAAAGCGCAAGCCATTAGTGTATAACCATATATTTATATTAAACTATGATCACAATAGGGGAATACAATGGTAAAGATAATATCACTAATAATTGGCTTTTTTGCTGGACACGGACAATATAAAGAGGTTGCGCGTCTACGAAAAGAAAATCCTGCATTTTTTATTGAGTACAATAAGCTCGTAAAAGATGCCAAGGCATTGCAATCAAACATCGAGAAGGTCAATAAAAAATACGGGATAAATTAGCATGGGCAAAGAAAGTTCATATAACTCGTCCGTTGAAATTGCACGCGAACTTGCAAGCCTCCAGACCGATATTTCAGCAAATCTTGAAAAGCAGCGAATTGCATATGCTGACATGGATAAGCGAACACTTAAGGCTAGAGATCTTAAGCAGGAAATGGTCGATCTATCTATGCGAGAAGTTGAGTTGGGCGAAGCTGTAAACAAGCTCACCAAATCAAACGCAGATCTACTTAAGAAACTACAAAAGACACAAGAAAAATTCAATGAAAACATTGATGACATGGCGGCGAGCATGACTGGCTTCACGGATAGAATTCCATTGGTCGGAAAGTCTATGTCAAAGTATGTTACTGAAGGGGCTAAGGCGGCAAAGAAATCATTCGCATCATTCACCAAATCGGGTATGTCTGGATTCAGAGCACTTACTGCAACAATGATGGCTAATCCAATTTTTGCAATTGCAGCAATTATCATTGGTATAATTGTACTACTTGTTAAACTCATTGCTATGGGTGAGAAGTTCAATCAAGAAGTCAAGGGATTGCGTAAGGAATTCGGACTATCTGCAGACAATGCAGCTGAGATGAATAAGGTATTGCATAAGGGTGTAAGCGATGGCCTATATGAGAAAATCAAGGAGTCGGTATCTACATTACGATCTGAACTAGGATATTTACCAAATATCACGCTAGACTTCCAAAAACAAATAAAAACATCTGTAAAACTATTGGGACTGTCAACTGAAGCTGCTGGTAAATTACTAGCGTTCACTACACAAAATGGCATGTCCCTATCAAAATACAGATCAACATTAGAAGACGTTATATCAGATCAAAACAAGCACAATAAATTACAAGTATCTGGTCGCGAAATAACATCAAAAATTGCTAATATTGGTACAGATATTAGAATAATGTATAAGGGTCAGACGGATGAACTAGTTAAACAAGTTGCTGCTACAACTAGACTAGGTATATCTATGTCAAAGGCCAGAGATATTGCAAAAGGAATGCTGGATATTGAATCATCGATAGAGGCACAATTTGAAGCACAAGTATTAACTGGTAAACAGTTAAACTTCGACGAAGCTAGAAGATTACAACTCGCTGGTAAATTTGGAGATGCAGCCGAATTGATTCGGAACCAAGTTGGTGACATATCGAAGATGGATCTAATACAGCAGGACGCAATAGCTGCAGCAACTGGCATGAGTATAGCTGAATTAGCTGGATCACAATTGAAAAGTGAAGCTAGTGGACAAGCAGCAGTTGCAGCAGGACTAGAATCAGTTGCAACAGGCATGGATAACGCAAAAGAAGCTATAGCCTCACAATTGGCAGGAATAGGGCAGGCAATATCGCAGCGAGTTGCACCAGGAGTTGAGGCATTAGCACGGACGTTTACTAGCTGGACTGGTCTTGGGTCAACAACTGGCAAAAATGAAGCCGGCGAAAATGTTACTGCAGAATACGATAAGACAGGATTTGTGCAACGAACACTTGCAACCATTATGAAATACACAGCGCCAGGTGGAATGGCCATGTCAGCGCAAATTGCATTAGCAGGAATGGACATTTCCGATAACGCGTCAGAAAAACAAGCTAGATCTGAGGCAGGAATGGTTGATGACTTTATAATGCGTCCTGGCAAACAGCCAATAAAATTCAGAAAGGATGATATTCTACTTGGTGGAACAAAACTATTTGATGGCCCATCTGGATCTGGTGGAGATGCATCATCGGCAATTGTTGCAAGATTGGACAGATTAATTGGATTGGTAATGGAAGGAAAAACAATCGAATTAGATGGAACAAAAATAGCTGAAACATTGGCGTTAAATAAGTTAGACATTGGGGTAGGATAATGCCAATAAATATACAATCAGATTTATTATCATACTACAATGCAAACAAGGGTAGTATAACTAAGATAATTGCAAATGAAGTCCACTACGCTGAAGATGGATCACATATACGAAACTACACAAGTGAATGGAACACTGCAAATAGATATGGTGATACCGTAAATATGCTAAGTGAAAAGCCAAACAGCTTCATATATGATCTACAATCATCTCGACTTACTGGCATATATTCAAAGTTTAATTTGCAAACGGACTCATCGCAAACCAGTATGTTATATACCGTTCGTGAGCCGTATATACTTAGAGGTATACAACGACCAGCTAAGAAACATAAGACAAAGGTTCAAAAATGGGGTACTGAAGAATTAGGCGATAATCCAATATTAGGTGGATTAGCTGAACGAGTTGATAGAACAATATTTGATATTGCAAGGTTAGCAAAGTCAATTGTGTCTCCACGTGGAATAGCATTCGTTGGAGCTCAACTGTTATTTAAACTATATACTAGCTCTGAATACTCGTTCATATCGACAAAAATACCTGTAATGGCACGTCTAATTAAGGCATTTAGTGGTAAGCCAAACGTCAAAAATATCGCTGCGATACTATCCAAAACTAGAGAGGATGGTAACTATGCAGGCAAACTTGACTTGGTAAATACGTTTGGATTAGGAACATATTCAGCTGGAAACTATGACAAATACAATTCAGCAGACGATAAACTATTCACGCCACAAGCTAAACGCGCAATGATCCCAATATCATTTGAAAATATAGATGGATCAGATAGACTAGAATTTAGAGGTATAAACCTATCTGGATTAACAAACAGCTTCAATGCTGGATGGGATTCAAAGACATATATTGGTCGACCAGATCCATTCCACACATACAAATCGTTCAGTAGAGCACCAATAACAATTGGGTTTGATGTGTTTGCGATCAGTTATCTTGGACTAAAGGGAATGTATCAAAAATTAAATGTATTGTCAGGAATGACTGCACCAATATTCAATAATAACTATAGAATGATTTCCCCATTGGCAAGATTGTCAGTTGGAAACTATATACAGGATGAAGAAGGATATATTGTGTCTGTATCAATTACTCCATATCTAGATCTACCATGGGAATTGGGATTATCTGATAAAAATGGTAAATCACTAACACTTCGTGAAAAAGCTGGTTTAGCCGGTGCCATAGCTAAAATCAAAGATAAGTTCAAATCAAAGGACAAGAAGATGAAAGGTGCTACAGCTGAAGAACCAATATTGGACGGTGTAACATTGCCCCGCGCATTTAAGGTTGAAGTATCATATCAAACCATTGAAAATGAATTACCGACACAACTTGGTACTAAACGACTAAACGATAGAACAAGAACATATTTTGGACCAAATGAATGGTTAGCAGATATACCAAAGGAATAACTTGATATGAGCAGATATAAGCATAGTGGCATAAACAATGATGATGACGGCAATAAGTTTGTCAAATCAACCATTTATCCAGTCATCCCTCCATCATCAAACGATTTATATGTCATTTCAAAGGCAGGCGATAGATTAGATATATTAGCCAATCGATTCTATAACGATATATCTAAGTGGTGGATAATAGCCGTATCAAATAACCTTGGTAAGGGATCGATGCAAATCGAATCAGGAATAAGATTACGTATACCAATGGACACATCTGCATTTATTGCAAAATTGGAAGCCAATCAAAAAGGATAGTATATGAGTTATAGAGGAGTATTTCTAGATAAGGTTCACCCAAATGTCAGACAGAAACTAGACAACCTACAAATGGCCGAAGCGTCAGTTAATAGGTATGATAGAACAAATATGCAACGTACGCCATGGATAAAATTGACGTCAAATGCAGCCAGTGAAGAACGAGGTTTTCCAAATGCAGGTGCATATATATTGCAGTCATCTGTAATCGATACAACTGATCCACCAGAACACGGAAAATTGGAAAGTTGGGGAGAAGGCGCAGGATACGGAAAATTATATGGCGGCGGAAGATTAAACAAGCCACGTCCAGCAATAGAGTCAATAACAATATCAAATAAGGGTACACTTGGATCAATCAGATCGGCGCAAATAAAGGGCACAATATACGCAGAATCGGATTTAGAATGGTTTGAAAAACTATATATGATGCCAGGAATAACATTGGTATTGGAATGGGGGTGGAGCGATGTTGATGAATCCACGATAATAATCAATTCAGACTCAACAATGGAATCGCTGCAACAAGACATATTAAAAAAGACGTTGCAATCAACCGGTTTTGATAATCTATATGGATCTGAAGGGATTGATGGTGGATCAGTATCATCTGTTGGTGAATATGATGCAATGGTCGGCGTTATAACAAAATTCAACTGGTCAAATAGTGACAATGGATATACATTCACACTAAATATAATCAGTCCAAACTCAGTTATGAATTCGCATAATATATCAAGCAATGAAATGTCAGCTAAAATCGTAACAACATCGATAAAAACAGACACAGACTATGTATTTGGTAAAAGTGAAGTTAGTAAACCTGTAACAACTTCAACTTCGACACCTCTTGCCGATTTTGAGGCAATGTTAACGCATCTATCATTAATGTCAACCGATATATCTGACCAAACCGTCAATGAAAAGTTCAAATTCAACGAGGGTGGTAAACTCGAGCAAATGTCACCAAGTGAAATTGACGAGGCAGACAAGACTGGTGAACAATCGGACAGCGGAGTAGACGCAGTATCATCAACAAATAGAAAATCAGAATTGATATTTGGTGGATCATACGTTCAACCATATAGTTTCATCAGATCAACGTCAGGTAGAAACATATGTATAGCCGATGTCAATGGTCAAGTTGTTGGAGCGCGAGTATTTGTACCAAAGGATCAAGACTTTAATCCAGACAAAGCTTGGACAGACGTTGATGAAAAGACATTCATATCATGGGAATTCTTCGAATCAATGCTATCAATGACATTCCCAAGGGGAACATCTGGATCAAAAATAGCTGAGCTAAAGAGTACAACAATGAATGCCGATGGATTATTTAGTTCAAATGAGATATTTGGACACCCAGATATATTCTCAGTAAATAGAGACGTATGCATGCTCGTATCAGATAAGGCTATGCCCCACCCAACTCAAGCAGGAATGTTTAGTGACAATTTACCTGAATGGACAAATAAAGAAAACTTTGATAAAATAGAGAATATAAATTTCCTAAACGGATATAATGTCGTTGCGACCAAATCTGCACCATACTTGAAAGAGAATGGAAGAGGTCAATTGTCTGGTGTATGGCTAAATATTGACATGCTATTGCAGAAATACCATGCAAACAAGTCTGAACTAAACAAATATATACATAGTATATTAGACGATGTTAACAAGGCCTGTGGTAATCCATGGGATTTTCATATTCAAAACAATGCGAATGACCCAAGGAAAATATCAGTTATTGACTTAAATATGACACCAAATGCAGCTGAAATTAGAGATAATTCGCGACTATCTGTATACACATTTAGGACCAATCTAGGTATAATTAAAAATGTCAACTTATCGTCGAAACTACCAAAAGGCGTTCAAACTGCAGCATATATAGCCGCATCATCCGCTAATGCCGGAGAATATGTTGGTACGTCTGCATTTAGTTTATATAATGACCCAGCAACACCGATTTATGATTCATTGAATATGACCTCGCCTCCTAAGCCAAAGAATACGGATGAACCAATTGAGGCAGCAAACCCCAAAAATGATCTAATACTATCAGCTTGGAAGAGTCTAGTATATGGAATAGATCAACAGTCTGCACAAAATAAGGCTGCTGAATATGTTGACAAAATAATCTTTCAAAATAATGTTGATAATCCTGGCTTCATGCCACCTATACCAATACAATGCGACTTTGAATTAGAAGGTCTTGCTGGTATATACATGGGAAATGCAATAATGCTGGATACGATTGATGAAGGCGGAATGCTACCAAATCGATACAAAGGAAAGGTTGTATTTCAGGTAACAACAGTTTCACACAATATAAACAATAGTGGCTGGACAACTAGTATAGCAGGTATGATGCGATCAACTGAAATGTCGAAGGTAACATATACAACACCTCCGACAAACACAAGGCAAAATTCACCAAATGCTACCCCGGGTGCAAATGGACCAGCATCCTCTAAATCGCCAACAGCATTGCATCCAACAGTCCAAGCTGCATGGAATAACGTTGTGTCGGAATTACAAGCAGCCGGATGGCAACCTAGAATAATAACAGCATTTAGATCATTAGAAGATCAATACTCTAAATTTGTAAATAATACATCAACAATAACATTTGGTAACCATTGTGCTATAGACGCATCTGGTAAACGTGCATCACAGGCATTAGACGTTGTCGACTTACGATACTCATATGGTAATAGTCCAGCATCAATAGCACAGATTGGCGAAGCAAAAACTCGAGACAAAGCATTCGCATTTTGGGGAGACTTTGGACGAATTGCTAAAAGTCATGGATTCGATTGGGGTGGAGATTGGTCACATAAACAGCATCAATACAATAAAGCTGGAGTGCCAACTAAACTAGAGCGTGGTAGCTCAGATGGCATTGGATGGGATCATGCACATATTGAAATGTTTGGTGGAGAATTACCATCTATGTCAAAGAATATGAAAATAGCCGCAGATTTCTATGGTAGAGGCATAACGCGTAATGGGAACAATGTGATATAATGAAGCAATCAAAATACAATATGATATCAGACATGGTACAGCGATACAGTTCATTAGTTGGACGTGATGACACAGATGAAACTCCGGTGCCAGTAACATATTTCCCAAAATTGACATTGACAGACTACAAACGTGGATTCATACGTAGATCATTTGTTATACGGTACGATGGACTTGTTACTGAAGTATCTCAGAAATGGCTATCCGATAATGACAGTTTGCCTGCAATATTCGAAGCAAAAACACTAAAATGGTTTGTCGTAGACGCATCGATTCTACCAATAGAACGTGGAATGAAATCAACAGATGCAAAACATAGAAATGAACACTATATTAAGGCTGCAAACAACAGATACCTTAATTTATATTTACTAGATTTGGAACAATTCAAGGCCTAGTTTTTATATGTCAAATATTTTTATTATATTTAACTATGACAGAAATACGCCACACACTTGAACAATTGTCCATATCACATTACTTAGACAAAAATGTGATACTCGATATTGAGAAACTATATACTCCTGCACATTCTTTTTTTAATCGCAAGTATTGGGATAGGGATGACTTAGATGATATTATACCTCAATCCAAGCATCGGGAATTCAATGACATATTGGGCAACATATCATACGAAAAAGTAGATATTGGTAGCGTGGCTAAATATAAAGATCTAGTAGTCGACACATTCAATCAACTCGAAGCATCCGGATTAACAACAGCTAATGGTCAGGAGTATACTAAATACAATGTGTATACTAAGACTGGTCGACCATCTAATGCGATCAATGGCATAAATTATGCAGCACTAAACAAAGAAGATGGAACACGGGAAAAATACATAAGTAGATTTGATTGTGGCATTATAGCAGAATTCGATTACGACGCATACCATCTCAGACTGATCGCAAACTTAATAGATTATGAACAGCCATCAAGTGGCTTCCACAGATATTTGGGTAAATTGTACTTTGATAAGGACGAATTATCAAAGGATGAGTATAATGAGGCCAAGCGTATTACATTTAGAATACTGTACGGTGGAGTACCAAATGAATTGAAGAGTGTTACGTATTTTGGCAAAATTGATAAATACATTTCCAAACTATGGGATATTTATAATAGTACCGGTTATATTGAGACACCAATTCTTAAGCGTAGGTTTTATAAAACAAATTTTGAAGGGATGACTCCCCAAAAATTATTCAATTATTTAATCCAAGCATATGAAACTGAATCAAACTGCATAGTAATGAAAGACTTATTTGCAGTATTAGATGGCAAATCTAGTAAAATGATTCTGTATGTATACGATGCGTTTGTATTCGATGTTAGTCCGGATGACGGAAAACAATTATTATATGATCTTCAAAAGGTTATGCAATATCCAACTTCATTAAAGGTCGGCAGAAATTATCATACTATGAAAAAAATGGAATTGTAAATTTTTGATATTTATAATATAAGTTATAGGAAAATCACACATGAAACTAGACATAGACAAAATACTGAACGAGCTGAGCCATCAACTATCTGATGGAACACCAAACTTCAATGATCCACAACACGTATTAATGCTCGAGCAAGTGTTATTGGCCGAGGGCATACCAAAGGAAATAGTCGATATATTCATATTCGAACTACGATTCAATAATTCTGCGGATTTTGCAAAATATAAATCGAAACTGAAAGGTAAAATGCGAGATAGTACAAAGGTAACTATATCCGGCAAAGACACAACAGCTGGAGAAGTAGAAAAGTCGAATGATGCTAAGCCGGATAAGCCAACAAAGAGCAAGACCACGAAAAAAATACAAACTAAGCTAATTGGCGACAACAATGCCAATTTGACCGATAAGCAAAAAGCTGCAATCACAGCTGATAGCGACGAGACACAATCTAGATTACGTGAAATAGACACGCTTATGTCAAATGTACCAATTGAAACTAGGAATTCAGCAAACGGTATATTTACAAAGGGATTGTTATATGAGGGTCGTCCAAATGCAGGTATTGGAAAGAATAGATTAGGATATTTGGACGTCAAATCAATGACTGATAATGCCGATTACCTCATAAAAGCATATGGCGATGGATCACCAAAACACATTAAGAAATTTGTAGACGCATCAAAGCCAATAACAGTTTCAGACAAGTTCGTGAACGATTCATACAAACTGTTACCAGAAGAATTCAGAAATTCATTGGTTGGTAAGGGTGGAACAGGCGATAAGGGTAGAGGACTACACTTCCTAGGATACATTAGAGAAGATGGTAGTATAACATCCAACAAAAACGACAAATCCATAGCCAAGGATGAAAATGGTAAATTATCTGTAAAACGTGGTAATCCACCATCTAGTGATAGGGGTAGATTTGTTTGGCGGTCGATACTTGAACAAGGCGGAAAGGACCCATACACTGGACTACCACTTGACCTAAACAACATTGACCTAGAACACGTTGTTGCATTTGATAACACTGACAATGGCACCCCATCCAAATCAGATTATATGGATAGGGAACATGGCGACAATATTATAATTTGTGCAACCAATATCAATCAGAAGAAAAGTAATAGCAATATCGTTGACTTCATAAAGCAACATGTTGAACCTAGATCTGGTGATAGTGAAGACACATACAAAACTAGTGATAAGGCATATGAAGGCGTTAACGTTGTAGCAACACATACACAACAACGTGCATCCATACTAATAGATGGAGAAAGCTTAGCAGCTGGAACCACTCCAGACATATTATCGGAAATGTTTGATTTAGATGATAAAGCCCACACAAACGCTAGAGACACGTTTAAGCAATCTGTCGATAGTAAGGTTGACATAAAGAAAATAGCATCACTTAAGTCTGGCCTAGGAAAAACAATATTGATTGGTCTAGGATTAGGACGAGGATTACTTAAGCGCAGTGGAAGAGGTAGTAACAAGTTATCATCTGACAATATCTATCGTGGATTCCTAATATCTATGTCAACAAATCCAGAAAGACGCGAAGAATATCGAACCGAATGGGAAAACGCAAGGAAAGTTGGTAATTCAGATGAAAATAGATTAGCTGGAAATAGTCAATCAAGTATGCTACAATATTTACTAGACAAAAAATTAATAGTCCAATCGGTGTTAGATGATCCAAAATTAGGTAAAGTATTTGCAAACGCAACAAAATAAAACAAGTATACCGAAATAAATTGTATAACTTGGAGAAATAAATTGAGAACACAGTTATTATGCACATTTGCAACGACAAATACACTGACAAAGACAGTCGATAATATAATAAATACGTATGATGTATTATATAATAAGATTTTTGTGTTACATGACACACAAGATCGTCGTGAGTTGATGTGTACATATAACATTGAACCAAACGTTGATATAACAATTATACCCAATACTATATCATTACATAGAAAGAAGCATACAAATACATTGTATACAATAAACGCATTAAATGCAGTAATAATGTTAGCAAATAATGGAGTATTGGATAAGACATTTATATTGGATTGGCAAAATTATGCTGATAGTATATTGTTAACGTCCGATGGTGGATATCGACAAGTAAACACTGGTGTAAAAGAGATTATATACATTCGAACAAAACTAAAATAATATTAAATATGACATAAAAGATAGTAAAATATTTTTTTATGTCATATTTTTTTCTTATATTTATATCAAATAACAAATAACAAATAAACATTGCTACATGAATAACTTACTTATCGCTTCAAGCCTGTTTTTGCTTGGACAAACAATGATCTGGTTCCAGACAAATGGACAGTTCATATGGAAATGGTTCGACTCGAACCCACTCATCCTATCTGCCGTCGGCGGAACAACAATATCCTACACCATAATTTTAGGTACTAAATTTGCATATGAACATTTTGGCGAAGTTTGGCCAGGCAGATTCATATGCTTTGCAATAGGCATAGCAGCATATGCAGTTTTAACAAGCGTGTTTATGGGAGAGTCTATTAACATTAAGACCGCTACCTCACTATTATTATCATTATCAATAATTTCAATACAACTATTTTGGAAATAAACGCATACGGATTTTTTTATATCAAAAAAAATTCTTATATTTACATATCAATTAATAATTACTAAAGGAGAAATGACTATGGCACTAGATCTAGATGCAATAAGACGTAAGCTAAATAACTTACAATCACAAACAGGAAAACAAAACAACTTATGGAAGCCGGAACCAGGTAACAACGTGGTACGTATCGTCCCATATCAATTCAATAAAGAAAATCCATTTTTGGAAATGTACTTCCATTATGATTTAGGTAAGAAAAACTTCCTATCGCCAGTAACATATGGAGAGGCTGATCCAGTTGATGAATTTGCACAACAGCTAAGATCAACAGGAAAATCAGACGATTGGAAATTATCAAAGAAACTAACTCCAAAAATGAGAGTATATGTTCCAGTTATTGTACGCGGCCAAGAATCGGAAGGTGTTAAATTCTGGGGATTCGGAAAACAAGTTTACACCGAATTACTAGGATTCATTGCTGATCCAGATTACGGAGATATTACTGACCTTTCCGGTGGTAGAGATATTTCTGTTGATTATACTCCAGCTGAAAATGGGAATTTCCCAAAAACAGGAATTAGAGTTAAGCCTAATCAAACGCCTGCAACGTCTGACAAAAACATCGCAGACAAGATCATCACTGGTCAAAAAGACGTATATGATATCTTTAAGAAGCAATCATATGATGACCTAAAAGCAGCATTAGCTACTTGGTTAAATGGCGGTGAAGAAGGTTCACCTGAGACAGTAACTGAATCAAAGACTGTGGCAGCAGTAACAGACACAACGCAAACCGATAATATTGGCGCAGCATTTGATGACTTATTTGCATCTAAGTAGGACAATAGACTATGGCAAAGGATATTAACGCAAATCACGATGAATTAGCTGATGTATTGGCAGACTCACTAAACAAAAAATTCAAGGGAATGAAGGTTGCCTATTTTTTAGATGGATCTGAAGATACTCCAACTGATTTGACTGAATGGATATCGACTGGCTCATCTTTGTTAGACTTAACTATCGCAAATCGTCCAAATGGTGGATTGCCAGTTGGAAGGATAACCGAAATTACAGGTATGGAGGCCAGTGGTAAATCACTATTGGCCGCCCATGCTTTAGCAAATACTCAGAAAAAAGACGGATTAGCAGTATACATTGATACTGAAAATGCTATGGATGAGGTATTTCTACGTGCCATCGGTATAGATGTAGCCAAGATGCTATATGTACAGTTGGAAGCGGTTGAGGATATATTTGACGTAATTGAGAGTATTATAACAAAGGTAAAGGAATCTAGTAACAATAAACTAGTTACCATAGTAGTCGACTCTATTGCTGCAGCAACAACTAAGGTTGAACAAGCTGCAGATTATAGCAAAGACGGATGGGCTACCAGTAAAGCTATTGTACTGTCAAAGGCAATGCGGAAAATCACACAGATGATTGGTAGAGAACGAGTTTGTTTGATATTCACGAATCAATTACGTGAAAAACTAGGGGTAATGTTTGGTGACAAATATACAACCTCAGGTGGTAAAGCAATACAGTTCCATGCATCATGTAGATTACGTCTTAAGGCTGCAGGCCAAATTAAGGCTAAGATAATGGGCAAAGAACAGGTTATTGGAATAAAGACCAAATGTAAAGTGGTTAAGAATAGAATGGGACCACCATTACGAGAAGCTGAATTCAATATATACTTTGAATCAGGCATCGATGATACAGGCAGTTGGCTACAGGTCATGAAGGACTACGAGTTAGTTTCAATTGGTGGAGCTTGGTATACATATATCGACACACACACTGATGAGACAATTAAATTCCTATCAAAGGATTTTGAAACAAAGATACTTGGTGACCCGGCTAGAAAAGCTAGAATATACGATAAAATTTGTGAAACATTAATCATGTCATACAAGATTGACGATATCGGAATAGATGATATTACAATTGGAAACGATGACGTACCAATAGGATAAGGAAAAGCATATGTATTATTTTTCAAAAGTAAAATTCGCAATCGACACAGGTAAGGGTGTACGATATAAGCGTGAAACATATTTAATCGAAGCAGTATCTGTAACAGATGCAGAAGTAAAAACACATGAAGACTTTGCCGACTCAGGTATTGAATTCGAAGTTGAAGCAATTGTCAAATCGCCAGTTGTGAAAGTATTGTAACATTTATTTTTTTATGTCAAATATATTTCTTATATTTACATACATAAAACAATTAAGCAATAGCAAATATACACATGGAACAATTGAACTGTGCTACCGACGAATTAATACGTTGGAATTACAATTTCAAGCAATTGTTCCATGTTATATAAACAAATAAATAGGAGATACATATGAAACGATTAACAGTACATTTGGCAGAAGTCAAAAAAACAGATATTGACACTGGAAAAAAGGTACAGGACGACCAAACGAAAAAATGGTCTAATGTGACTAAGCGAAAGCTATTCAATACTATATCAGTAAATGGATTACGCACAACAGTTGAAGTAAACGCTGCATTATCTGAGATTAGAAAAACATATAAGATCGCTGTAGCCAAGGACGATTCAAGATCGAATTGGAGAATTGGTGAGGAAATGTATTATATATCGAATATAAACTAACGTATAGATTATCAATCATATGAATAAAGACTATTTAAAAATATTTGACAATCTAAGTGCAGACAATCGCGATAATAGCCATCAAAATGATAGGATATTATTGATAGATGGTCTGAATACATTTATACGAGCATTTGCAGTTAATCCCTCGCAAAATGAGGATGGAGTGCATATTGGTGGAATAACGGGTTTTCTACTGTCAATTGGGTTTGCAATTAAAAACATCAAACCAACAAGGGTTATAATCTGTTTCGACGGAAAAGGCGGATCAGTTAGAAGGCGTAAGCTCTACCCAGATTACAAGGCTAACAGACGAGTCAGACAGAAGTTAACCCGTTCTACATCATTATTAACTGTAGACGACGAACGTGTAGCAATGACACAGCAATTACATAGATTGGTTGAATACTTAGATATGTTACCTGTAACGGTAATGTCACCTGAAAACATTGAAGCAGATGATGCAATGGCATATATATCGCAACAGGTTTATCCAAAAAGCCAATGTGTCATAATGTCTACGGACAAGGATTTCCTTCAATTGGTAGATGATAGGGTACAAGTTTGGTCTCCAACAAAAAAGAAATTCTATTTCAAGGAAACCGTAACTGAAGAATATTCTGTACCCTTCCACAACTTCCTAATGTTTAGGGTTATGAAAGGTGATAGTTCAGACAATATCCCAGGAGTTCGGGGTACTGGCGTAAAGACCTTACAGAAACGATTACCAATATTGTTTAGTGACAAGGTTGTTGATGTTGATGCAATAGTTGATTATGCTGAAAATTCAAATGACAATACTAAACTATCACAGGCTTTGGCTGAAAGTAGAGAATTATTGGAAATGAACTTTAAGCTCATGCAACTAGCTGACGTTGATATTGACGGACAATCAAAGTCAATAATAATAAACACTGTAAAGGATCAAATCAGCAGATTAGATAAACCAACGTTTTTGTCTATGATGATGAGTGATAAATTGAATGTGTCTATTCGCAATCCTGATTTATGGATTAAAACGGTATTTGGATATTTGGATAATATGGCAGAAAAAGGAAGCGAAGATGAGCGATAAACTAAGTGACTTTGGATATATGTTCCAAATAAAGATCATCACATGCTTGTTTACGGACAAGAATTTTTTGCGTCAAATCATCGATATTCTTGAAGATGACTACTTTGAAAATGACGCAAATCAATTCATAGTCGATACAGTTAGAAAATACTTTATGAAATATAAAACTCAACCTACGGCGGAAGTCATGAAGGTTGAGTTATCTACTATAACAGATGATTTATTACGCACAAACGTGATATCGAATCTGAAGGAGTCGTTCAAATACACTGATTCACAGGATTTGACATTCATAAAGGAAAAAACAATTGACTTTTGTAAGAATCAAGAGCTAAAGAAGGCCATCCTAAATTCAGTTGAATTATTGAAACTGGGACAATTTGATGCAATAAAGGTTAGAATAGATCAAGCAATGACTGCCGGTGGTGATAGGAACCTTGGACATGAATACGTTGAAGAGGTTGACAATAGATATAATATGGCAGTAAGGCATGTATTCAAAACAGGCTGGGACGAGATTGATAATCTAATGGATGGTGGTTTAGGCCATGGCGAATTAGGCGTAGTTGTTGCACCAGCTGGTATTGGTAAATCATTCCTACTCGTTAACATTGGCGCAGCAGCCATAAAGGCGGGTTACAACGTATTGCATTACACACTAGAATTAAACGAAGCGTACGTTGGACTACGATATGATTCAGTATTAACCGGCATAGCGAATCAAGAGCTAAAGTATAATATAGCTGAAGTAAAGGAAACCGTTGAGAAGATACCTGGTAATCTTGTAATAAAGTACTATCCGACAAAGGGTGCGACTATAAATACTATAGCATCACACATAGAAAAATATAAAATGTTAGGTAAAAAACCTGATTTAGTTATAATTGATTACGCTGATTTATTGCGTGGAACTGGTGGAAAAGGCAAGGAATTGCGCCATGAACTAGGTAACATATATGAAGAAATGCGCGGTATGGCTGGAGAATTAGAGCTACCAGTATGGACAGCGTCACAGGCAAATAGATCCGCCTTAAATGAAGATGTTATTCAGGCAGATAAGATTGCAGAATCGTACTCTAAGATAATGACATCTGACTTTGTTATGTCATTAAGTCGAAAAATTGAAGACAAGTCAAATGGAACTGGTCGTATACATATCATAAAGAACAGATTTGGACCAGATGGTATAACTTTCCCAGCAAAAATCAATACAAACAATGGTAATTTTGACATATATGATCAGCATTCCATTCAGGGTAAGGGATTGCAGCAGGGTATGGATGACAGTGAGAATACAATTCGAAAAATGTTGAAACAAAAGATGACCGAGTTGAATGCCAATCCACCTAGCTAGATATTTATAGTTACCAAAAACAAAATGTTAATAATATATAAGGAATGAAGTTTATGGAAATTTCCAATAAAATTCTGTCAGATCTAACAGTACACATGAAATATGCAAAGTACTTGCCGGAATTAAGTCGTAGAGAAACCTGGAGTGAACTGGTTACGCGAAATATGAATATGCACAAGAAACGTTACCCAAAACTAACTGATCAAATCGATGAGAATTATAAATTCGTATTTGATAAAAAAGTGTTGCCTTCAATGAGAAGTCTACAGTTTGGTGGTAAACCAATTGAAATCTCACCAAATAGATTATACAATTGCTCGTATTTACCAATTGATCATATTGATTCATTCAGTGAGACAATGTTTTTATTGTTATCTGGATGTGGTGTAGGATATAGTGTACAAAATCACCACGTATCAAACTTACCAAAAATAAACAAACCATATAACAAACGTGTTAGACGATTCCTAATTGGTGATTCAATCGAAGGTTGGTCTGATGCAATCAAATTGTTAATGAAATCTTACATGGGAAATAGACGAAGTTCTAGAATAGACTTCGATTTCTCTGATATTCGTCCAAAGGGTGCAATGTTGGTTACATCTGGTGGTAAAGCCCCAGGCCCACAACCATTAAAGGAATGTGTATTAAAGATAACTGGAATATTGGACACAAAAGCCGATGGCGACGGATTATCTCCAATTGAAGTACATGACATTGTATGTCACATTGCAGATGCAGTATTGGCTGGTGGAATTAGAAGAGCAGCACTAATCAGTCTATTTAGTGCACATGATGAAGATATGATTTCGTGTAAAGCTGGTGATTGGTGGGAAATGAATCCACAACGTGGTAGAGCAAATAACTCAGCTGTACTAATGCGACATAAGATAACAGAAAAGTTTTTCATGGACATATGGAAACGTGTTGAATTATCTGGTGCTGGTGAACCTGGAATATATCTAAATAATGACAAAGATTGGGGTACCAACCCATGCTGTGAAATAGCATTACGTCCATATCAATTCTGCAATTTATGTGAAGTTAACGTTAGTAACATTGAATCCCAGGATGATTTCGATGCTAGGGTAAAGGCTGCAACATTCATTGGAACATTGCAAGCTGGATATACTGACTTCCATTATCTTCGTGAAATTTGGAAGGAAACAACTGAACGTGACGCACTAGTTGGAATTTCTATGACTGGAATAGGTTCTGGAAAAGTATTAAATTATGACATGACATCAGCTGCAAAATTGGTTAAGTCTGAAAACAGTCGAATAGCTAAGGTAATTGGAATCAATCCAGCAGCCAGAACAACAACAGTGAAACCAGCTGGAACAACCAGTCTAGTACTGGGAACAAGTTCAGGTATACATGCATGGCATAATGATTATTATGTTAGAAGATTAAGAGTTGGAAAAAACGAATCAATATATTCATACTTACAAATATATCATCCTGAACTAATTGAAGATGATTTCTTTAGACCACATGATACAGCTGTTATATCTATTCCACAAAAAGCACCAGACGGATCGATACTTAGAACAGAATCTGCATTCGATTTACTTGAACGTGTAAAAAAGGTCGCATCAGAATGGGTTGCACCTGGACATAGAAACGGATCCAATTCGCACAATGTTTCAGCAACAATATCATTGAAAGATGACGAATGGGATGAAGCAGGAAAATGGATGTGGAAAAATAGACATTCATACAATGGACTATCTGTTTTACCATATAATGGAGGAACGTACGTACAGGCTCCGTTTGAAGACATAACAAAAGAAAAATATCATGAACTAGTTGCATCATTGCATACAATTGACCTAACAAAGGTTGTTGAATTATCTGATGAAACTGACTTAGGTGGAGAATTAGCTTGTGCCGGTGGTGCATGTGAAATAGGAGCATTATAATGGGACCAAATGAGACGGAAGAACAAGACAATTTTGATTCATGGTTAACCGATTTATCAGATAAAAAACAACCTGAGGCATGTTCAATTGACAATGATGATTGTGAAGCATGTGGAAGTTAATGAGACTAGACGACTGGATAACGAGACTATATTATGGATTTAATATCAACACACATTGTAAAAACATCTGATTTAGGTTTTCACGGTAACCTCTTCGGAGGAAAACTATTAGCATGGATCGATGCAGCAGGAGCAGGGTTCGCAGCGCAAGTTTGCGACACTCCTCGAGTTGTAACAGTGTTAATAGACAAATGTGAATTTGTACGGCCTGCTAGACAGGGACAGTTACTGAAAATATATGCTTGTGTAAACAAAATAGGCAATTCATCAGTAACACTAACATTGGAAGCAAGAGCACACAATGTATATACTGGTCAGCAGCATACAATATTGGCAACAAATATAAAATTTGTAAGAATAGACGATCAAGGAAATGCGGTACCAATATCAGATAGGGTACGACAGAAATTTAGTAAAGAATAATTTTCCCATGTCAATTTTTTTTATTATATTTACTTTAAATAAAAGGTTATACACATATGAATAGATTCAATAGTCTACATGATTTGTTTTTTGACAAATTGTACGAAATCTCTGAATACGGATCAGAGATACATAGTAATGGTAGCACACAGACTGAACTTTTGTTTCAGTCTTTTGTGTTAAATGATCCAACTCGATTATCAATTGATTTTCCATCTAGAAAATTCAACGAAAACTATTCAGTTATGGAGTTCTTGTGGTATTTGTCGCAGAATAAGCGTACTAATAATATTGGTAAGCATGCTGGAATTTGGCTGAAGATCAAGGATAATCAAGATGAAGTTGAATCAAACTATGGCACGTATATATTGGGCGAACAATGGGACTGGATAAAATCAGAATTCAATCGAGACATTGATTCCAGACGATGCACTATTGTAATACATCAGCCGCATCATAAGACAAAAAACAAACAGGATCTTCCATGCACACAATATTTGCAATTCTTTATTCGAAATAATGAATTGCATTTGGGTGTAAATATGCGATCAAACGATGTTATATTTGGATTATGCAATGATGTATACACATTTGCGCTGTTTCAACAACTGATGTTAAATGATCTTCGTGAAATATATCCTGATTTAGAGCTTGGGTCATATTACCATTATGCAGGAAGTCTACATTTGTATGAAGCGCACTACGACATGCGAGACAAGATCTACCATGACAATGTAGACGCATCAACCAAATCAAGTATATTGCATAGACATATTACAACTGATTATATTATTGATAATAAATTGTATATGCCAGTAGATGATATGACAAAGGATGAGATCTTAACATTCACCAAAGAAACAGCAAAAAAACTATTTATATGAAAACAAAATCAATCTTAGCACAAGCTGATGCGATCGTGAATAATCGATCAGACGAAAAAGAGCGCCAATATGGACCATTTAGTGAAGGTATGGACAGAGCAGCAATGATTGCAAGCGGAATGTCTGGTAAATCATTTTCTGGAGAGGATATGTTTATTGTACTTGTTGCATTGAAAATGTCAAGACACTCATATAATTACAGGGAAGATAATCTACTCGACGCTGTAGCATATATCGGTGGATTAGATAACTATATAAAGGAACAACAATGAAAATAAATGTATTAAAGATTGGAGCAAACATAACTGCTGCGAATGGTAGTCTATTGACAGACGAAGTACATGCAGTTATAAAGATGCTACATAGATGTGGTCATGATGTACATTACTATACAATCAAAACTAGGAATTGGGTTGAATTGCCTGAAGCTACGTTTCACGATATAAACGATTTTGATGAATCAGCATACAATGAATATGACGCATTGGTTGTATTAAATGGTAACGTTAATTTCTACGGAGGTTGTGAAACCCGTGGCGACCTAATGACATATTCATTTATAAACAAATCAAGTTGTCCCGTATACTACGTGTTGACTGACTGGTTACTGCCTCTAGCTCAAATGTGGAAAGGTGTAGAAGACAAGCAAGTCAAATACGAATGGAAAAACAAATATACTCAAGATCAAATCGAGATAACTAGAACCGACATTGTCATGATATCGCAGATATACGACATCGATGGATTAAAGGTTATACTTGAAAAACGTGAAATAGAATACGCAGATATTGTGTATTTCCCATTCCATGAATATCTTGTTCACGAATATGAGCCAATACCGATTATACCAATTGAGGATAGAATGCTTGATTTAGTATATGGTGGAACATTTAGAGGTGGACATAGACAGGATAAAATGCTAAAATACTATTTCGGATATGCTGAAACATCGGCTGTACTTATGTTTGGTAATATTAAACATAAACATTTTAATCCAAAACGAGTAGGTGACATGCGTTATCCATCATTTGGAAAGAAGGTTGCACATAGAGATTTCTTTAGTGCATATCAGAAGTCTATAGCTACGGTAACAATTAGTGACAAAAAATATGAGAACGCTGCAATATCGAATCGGACAAATGAGGCGATATTAGGAAACGTTGTATGCTTTATTGATAGGGAATATGATCCCCAAATGAAAATATTTAGGAATGAATTGACTCGCAACTTTTGCTACGTTGACAGTAGAGAAGACGTTGAATCAAGATTAGTATTCTTAAAAAATAATCCGTCTGCATTTGACAAATTAATTCGCGAACAATATGCAGACGTAAAACGCGGATTAGATAAAACTGAATTTGCAGAGACATTTGCAGCAATAATAAAGGAAAGGTTATAATGAAAATATCAAAAGTTAGAGACGTTAAATCCCCAACTAGGGCAAACTCAACAGACGCTGGAATTGATTTCTTCGTCCCAACGGATTTCCATACTGCAACATTACTCGCTGGTGATGCAGTAATGATACCATCAGGAATAATGGTTAATGTGCCGGCTGGATTCGCACTAATAGCATTCAATAAATCTGGAGTAGCAACTAGAAAAAACTTACAAGTTGGTGCATGTGTTGTAGATAGTGGTTATCAAGGTGAAATACATATTCACTTAACCAATGTTGGTCAACAAGTTCAACATATTGAGGCAGGTGATAAGATAGTACAATTTGTTTTATTGCCATTAGGTGATCCAACTGTTGAAATAGTCAAAGAAAATATATTATATTCCGAGTCATCTACACGTGGTACTGGTGGGTTTGGATCAACTGGTGTAAAATAATAAAAATATGAGTTTTAAATTAGCAAGAGTATGTTCAGAGTTCAATAGGGGACTCTGGAAAATACATCAATTTGGCTACGATGCTGAAGGTAAAAATGTAACTAAGGTGAATAACTTTAAGGATTATTTTTACTACGCGGAAGAACATTTGGATGACTTGATTGATTATACTGGATTCGAGATTAGCGATGAACATGTAAAAAGTATATACGATGAACCAGCTAGAAAGATATTCTATACATCCGTAAAGAATGTACGTGCAATATCTAAGTTGCATCCAACTCGAACGTTTGAGGCTGATGTTCAACCTGAATTCAAGTATGTATTAGATAAGAAATTAGAGTGGTCAGACAAACGTCACCTAATGTACTTTGATATTGAAACATGGTATGATCCAAATGACAATTCAGCAAACAGTCCGGAAGTAGCTCGAATGCCAATTACATCGATTCAGATGTACTCAAATATGCATAAGAAATACTATGTATTGTCTTGGCATCCTGAACACACAAAAACATACGATGAGCCAAAATCAGTTGTTGAAGGTAACAAAGTATTCATTTTCACGAAGACTGAACATGAAATGCTACTAACATTCTATAATATGATAGATATGTACAACGTAGACATATTGACAGGATGGTATTCTAGTCAGTATGATTTACCATACATCATAAACAGGTCAAAGAACATTGGTATAGACTACAAGAAACTATCCCCAACAAACTATATTAAAATATATAAGAGTAGGGAATATTGGAAAATATTTATGACTGGGCGTGATCACATCGATATGATGGATGCATTACAGGATCTTGGTTATAATTTACCAAACTGGAAACTTGCAACGGCTGCAAAAGAAATACTAAATGATCCAAGTATAGAAAAATTGACACAATCAACTTGGAAAAATTGGATGGACGACTATTCTGGATTCCTAAAATATGGAATAAGGGATGTTGAAATATTAGTTGAAATAGCCGAAAAGCTAGATATATTTGAACTGTATTATACACTGCAGCAGATTGCAAACTTACCATCCGTTGGATTGGTATTATTCAAATCAATGATTGTCGATAATTATATTCTAAAGGAATTCCACGGAAAAATGGTGTTCCCAACTAGGGTAACCAGTCCACGGCAACCATTTGCTGGTGCAATGGTATTGGATCCAACTAAGCCTGGTGCACATAGGGATGTCGCAGTATTGGATTATACTTCGTTATATCCAACAACAATTATGGCGTTCAATATTAGTCCTGAAACATTCATAGCGTCGAAGCAACAATGTGAAATTGCTGGAATGGATATTGACGAAATAGTTGACCAACTCAAATCGCAGAAAATCGATTATATAGATACTGGCGTAGATGAAAGTATATATGGTGGAAGGTACATATTCTATGGACATAAACACAAACTGGGAATTATACCGTATCTATTAAAGGATCTATTCCTAATGCGTGTTGAAATAAACCGCAAACTAGACGCAAATGAATATGAGACAGAAGATGAAGCGTATTCAGCAGAAAAGAAACAGGGTGCGATTAAGCTTATTCTAAACTCAACGTATGGTGCAATGGGATTCAATTTCTTTAGACTATATAAACCAGAATGCGCAGATGCAACCACCTACTTTGCTAGAAATGCATTGAAATTCGCATCAGTAAAAATGCAACGAGATTTGGGACATCATATTTTATATGGAGATACCGATTCAATCTTCATTGAATTAAACGGAAAACCTATACCTGAACTGAAGAAGAATCTATTGGTATTTGATGAACAGCTCAAAACAGAGTTTGCGCCAGAGTTTGCAACTGCAATTGATGAAGACTATTTCTTTATGAACTTAAAGTTTGAAAAGGATCTAGATCACATCTACTTTGGTACATCTAAGAAACGATATTACTCAATACAGAAGGGGTCAAATAAACGATACATTAGGGGTCTAAACATTATTAGAAAGGATGCACCTAAATTCATGAAGGTGAAGTTAGATGAATTGGCCGAATTATCTGTTAAAAAACAATTAACACTTGGCCATCTAGTCCGATTACGTGAAGAGGTTGAATCAGTTGATTATGCTGATTTAGGATTGGCAAAATCATTCTCGAGAAGATTTGATGAATATAAGAAAACAATGCCACAGCACGTAAAGGCAGCAAAATGGACGAATGATATACTTGGTACAAATATAACCAACGTTGACAATCCGCTATTGTATTATGTTATATCTAAATGCGAAGAAGAGCTTAAGCCTCGTGAAAGACACAGAGCAATATGCCTAAATGAAGATGATTTGCACCTAATAGACGCAACTGATAAATTTGACATAGATTATGACACATTTTTTAAGAAGCAAGTATTAGATCAACTCGATGAATTCAGCATAATACCACAAGTATCAGAAATATTAAAAAAATATAAAGAAAAAGTGTCGTAAGTCATATTTTTTTCTTATATTTACAGTATAAATCTAAACAACAGGAGAATGAGCATGTTTATACCAGTAGGCGATAAAGTCATATTGAAGCAATCAACACAAACCGGACAAACGTCAGGTGGAGTTATTATACCAGATACAACCCAAGAAGGAACACTAATTGGTGAAATCGTATCAGTTGGTCCAGGACGAGTTCTTGAGAATGGAAATAGAAGTAAAATGCAATGTAAAGTCGGAGATACGGTTGTATATCCAAAGTATGGCGCAAAAGAATTGGAATTAAATGGAGAGGATTTTTTGATTCTCCGTGAAGTAGATGTACTAACCATATTAGAGGCATAAAAAATGACAAAAGAATTAAAATTTGGAGCTGAAGCTCGAGAAGAATTACTAGCTGGTGTAAGCGAATTAGCAAGAGCAGTTACGGCTACACTTGGACCCAAGGGACGAAACGTTGTATTGGAGCGAAATGGTGAATATTTCTCAACAAAGGATGGTGTATCGGTTGCAAGGGAAATTGAACTAGCTGATCCAGTGCAGAATGCTGGTGCACAAATGGTGAAAGAAGTATCACAGCAGGCAAATGATGTAACCGGAGACGGTACAACTACTGCAACCGTTTTAGCGCATGCAATATTGACTGAAGGATATAGATGTATTAGTAATGGCGCAAATCCAGTTGAGCTTAAGCGTGGTATTGATTTGGCTGTAAAGGACGTTGTTGGATGTTTGAGTAACATTGCAAAAGACGTACGCGGAACAGAAGATATTGCACAAATTGGTACGATATCTGCGAATAACGATGCTCACATTGGAAACCTAATTGCAGCAGCCATGGACAAGGTTGGAGCAGAAGGAGTTATAACAGTTGAGGAATCTAGAACAGCTGATGATGAACTTGATGTCGTTGAGGGTATGCAATTACCAAACGGTTATTCTTCACCATATTTCATAAACAATCAGACCGCAATGCAAGTTGAAATGGCTGATCCAGTTATAATGATCTATGATGCAAGACTAAATAATCTTAAGAATTTAGTTAAGCCACTAGAATACTGTATTGCTAAGGACAAACAACTGTTCATTATTGCAGATGATATTGAAGGTGAAGCTCTAGCAGGCCTAATCGTTAATAATTCTAGAGGTACACTAAAGGTTGCATGTATCAAGGCACCAGGATATGGTGATCGTAAAGCTGAAATTCTAGGCGATATAGCAGCGCTAACCGGCGCAACAGTTATTTCACCAACAAAGGGAATGAAGTTAGACAAATTTGATCCATCATGGTTCGGTACAACGAAAACGTTAACATGCGATAATAGATCAACTATCATTGTAGATGGTGGTGGAACTGCTGAAGCAATCGAAAATAGAATAGACGAAATCAAGGCACAAATAGATAAATCAGACTCAACATATGAGATTGAGGGACTACAAGAACGTCTAGGTAAAATAGCTGGTGGTGTTGCAATAATGAAAATTGGCGCAGAATCTGAATTAGCATTGAACGAGAAGAAAGACAGAGTAGAGGATGCATTAGCTGCAACTCGCGCAGCTGTAGATGAAGGAATTATCCCAGGTGGTGGAGTAGCATTAATGCAATTGTCACATGATATTGACTTCGGATCATTTGAAATAGCCGATATGAATATGGGAGTTGACATTGTTAGAAAGGCAATGCAAGCACCATTCAGAGCGATTATGGAGAATGCTGGATTAAATTCAGATGTAATCTGGAACAGTATACAGTCAACAGCATCAACAACAAATACGATAGGATATGACGCAAGGTCAGAAAAAGTTGTAGATATGTTGGAAGCAGGAATCATTGATCCAGTGAAGGTAACTAGGGTAGCTCTTGAAAAAGCGGCATCGGTCGCAGGAACAATGCTAACTACTGAATGTGTTGTAGTATCAACCAAAACAGACGCAAAACCAGCTGCGAATCCATTGGCTGGATTAGGAATGTAATAATGGGAAAAGAGATCAATATGAACCAAGACCAAGAACAGCAAATCAGTGTTAATCCAAGCGATTTAACAGATGTTACATGCGAATCGTGTGAATGTCAAACATTTAGTATGGCGTTTATGTTCAAGAAATTATCAGCGATCCTATCTCCAAACGGAAAGGATTCATTGATACCGTTACAGGTATACACATGTACGTCATGTGGAAATATCAACGATGGTTTTTTACCAAAGCCAAATAACGATGATTAGAGAACAGGTAGACCATCCCCAACATTATGGGGGTGAGTCCAACCCGTTTGAGGTTATAAAGATAATTGAAGAATATGACTTGAACTTTTGTTTGGGTAATGTTATAAAATACACATTGAGAGCTGGTAAAAAAGCAAATACAATTGAAGATTTACAAAAAGCTGCATGGTATATTAATAGAGAAATACAAAAAAGACAATAATGGCACAACTTAAGACACCACTGGATTACGCAATAGCTGCAAAAAAGATGGGAAAGAAAACGATATCGTATTCTCAACTCGGAACATATGCAAATTGCCCACTATCTTGGAAACTACAGAGAATTGATGGACACAAACGCTTTGAACCAAATATGTTCTTAGTGTTTGGAACAGCGATGCATGAGGTTCTACAGGAATATTTAGATATAATGTACAATACATCTATCGTAGCGGCTGAACAACTTGACCTGATAGAAATGTTAAAGACAAAAATGTCCACTGACTATGCAACTCGAGTAGAGGAGCAAGGTGGTGACCACTTCAGTAATCCAACTGAAATGGGAGATTTTTATTTAGACGGTGTCGCTATTATTGAATATTTCAAAAAAACTAGAAGTAGATATTTTTCAAAAACAAAAATGGAATTAGTTGGTATTGAAATGCCAATATTTCATGAAGTAGAATACAACTCAAATATAATGTTCATGGGATTCATGGATTTGGTTATTAAAGATGGTGATACAATTAAAATCATCGACATTAAAACTTCATATATGGGATGGAAAGATAAGAAGCGCAAGAAAGAGGGAAACCAACTTAGGCTATACAAGCACTTTTTTGCTAGACAATATGACGTTGATATAAAAAATATTGAAATAGAATATTTTATTGTAAAACGTAAGATATGGGAAGGCGCAGATTTTGAGATACCTAGAGTACAAGTTTATAAGCCGGCATCTGGTAAACCATCCATAAAAAAGACTGATGATATTATGAAGGAGTTTGTTGAAACTGCATTTAACGCAGATGGATCATACAACAAAGATTCAGAATATCCTGCATATAAAACTGATTGTACATACTGTCCGTTTAAGAAAGAGCACGACCTATGTCCACCAAAACAAAGACAACTACGATGCGGATAGGATTAATAGGTAGTAATTATTACAACAATGGCCGCAAAATAAAAGATGTAATATATCAGCTAAAACAGCGATTTGGTGAAGAATTGGTAATAATATCGAGTGGAAGTGGAGCTGGAGCAGACAAATTCATTAGAAAATATGCACTAGTGTTAGGCTGCAAATATATAGAACATAATCCATCACATACACAAAAGAACCTTTATTCAGCCATGAATGAGCATTTTTACAACAAAGATTACGCGCCAAAAAACTTTTTTCATCGAAATAAAATGTTAGCAAAGGATATTAATTGTCTAATTGCGTTTATACCATCAAACGTGAAAGCAAATGGTCCAATGGACACGATAAAACATACAAAAAAGTTGGGAAAATCGGTCGTTATCATAAATTAAAATGATACTTATACTAAATAAACGTTATATGAACACAACAAAAAAGTAGGTTATATTATGAAGAAGAAGAAAATACTATTCCTTGGTGATGACTTTAGATTGAATTCTGGCATTGGTACAATGTCAAAATCAATAATCACTGGAACAGTAGATAGGTACGACTGGGTACAGATCGGTGGAGCTATGAATCATCCTGAGGCTGGAAAGCAATTGGATTTATCACAAGCTGTAGCAGATGATACCGGTGTATTGGATGCAAGTGTTAAGATATATCCCGTTTCTGGATATGGTACTCCCGATTTAATACGACATATATTGGCAACTGAAGAAATTGATGCTATATTGCATTTTACTGATCCTAGATTTTGGGGTTGGCTATATCAGATGGAGCATGAGATCCGCCAGCACATTCCAATTATGTATTACAATATTTGGGACGATTTACCATACCCACATTGGAATGAAAATGCATATGAATCATGCGATTTGCTTATGGCAATATCAAAACAGACATACAATATAAACAAACATGTATGTCAACGTAAACCAAGACTAGATGGTGTAGACCTAACATACGTTCCACATGGTATAGATGAAAATGTATTTTTTCCAATAGTAAATGATGCAAAATATGAAGCATTCAAAAAAACTGCTACATCTGGAAAAGATTACGACTTCATTGCATTACTAAACAGCAGAAACATTAGACGAAAATCAATATCCGATTTAATAGTTGGATTTAAAGCTATGTGTGACAAATTGACGCCTGAAGAATCGTCAAAATGCGCATTGTTATTGCATACTGATCCAGTTGATGAGAATGGTACCGACTTACCAGCAGTAGTCGCAGCACTATGTCCGGAATATGACGTTATATTCAGTGCAGAAAAGCTACCAAATATAGCCATGAACTATTTGTACAATATGGCAGATGTCGTATGTAATCCAAGCTCAGCTGAAGGATTTGGATTATCCCACATGGAGGCAATTATGTCAGGAACACCAACAATAGCATCAGTACTAGGTGGACTACAAGATCAAATGGGATTCAGAAACAATCGAGGAGAGTATATTACAATAGATGATTTTACTGTAGATACACCAAGCAATAGCACTGGAAAAATAAGTGAGGATCACGGATCATGGACGTATCCATTATGGCCCCAAATAAATTTACAAGGCTCTCCACCAACACCATACATATATGATTCTAGGGTTAGTATTGACCAGATAACATCTGGGTTAATGTATTGGCACAATATGCCAAAATCAAATAGATCAGATCATGGCGCAATTGGAAGAGATTGGGCAATTGAAAATGGATTTAATGCCAAAGGTATGACAGATACAATGTCGAAGTCAATTGACACATGCATATCAACGTTTAAGCCTAGACAACGATACACGTTAATAGATGCATCAATCAAAAAACAACAATACCCATCAGGAGCCCTAGTATAATGAATAAACAGACATTAATTATAAGTTGCCCAGCATCGAGTAGAAGCGGGTATGGTGATCACAGTCGAGACATAATTAGAAGTCTAATTGCAATGAACAGATTCGACGTAAAAATAATGGATCAGCGTTGGGGATCATGTAGTAGAAACGCACTAACGGATGACGATATTGAAATAACTAGTCGTATCATGCGCAAAAACTTTGATGAACAACCAGATATTTGGGTACAAATAACTGTACCAAATGAATTTCAAAAGGTTGGAAAATATAACATTGGAATAACAGCGGGTATTGAAACAACTTCTGCATCTAGTCAATGGGTTGAAGGATGCAATAACATGGATTTAATAATTGTGCCATCTGAGCATGCAAAAACATCCTTGAAAAATAGTACGTTTGACATACGAGATTCAAAGACAAATGAGACAGTTAGATCGTTATCAGTTAACCCCGAAATTGTTGTATTGTTTGAGGGACTTGACTTGTCTACGTTCATAAAGACTGATGATATTCCTGAAATAGTATCAACCGACATATCAACTATACCAGAAGAATTCTGCTATCTATTTGTTGGACATTGGCTAGCTGGTGATTTCTCACATGATAGGAAAGATGTTGGAGGCATGATTCGTACATTCTTAGAAACATTTAAGGGCATTGCACAGCGAAATCAGCCAGCGCTAATACTTAAGACGTCATCTGCAACATTCTCATTAACCGATAGGGAATCTATACTTGAAAAGATATCTAAAATTTACAAATCGGTAGATGGTGCAATATTGCCAAAGATATACCTGATACATGGCGACATGACACAACAGGAATTAAATGGCTTATATAATCACAATAAAGTTAAGGCAATGATCAGCTTCACGCACGGCGAAGGATTTGGACGTCCACTATTGGAATTCGGAATAACCGGTAAACCAATAATGTACCCTAACTGGTCTGGACACGTTGACTTTTTATCTGAACACTGTATACCGTTAACAGGCACATTACGAAACGTGCACAAGTCAGCTGTATGGAAGGATGTAATATTGCCAGAATCAAAATGGTTTTATGTTGACTATAATCATGCATCTGGAATAATCAGAGATGTACATAAGCAATACAAGAAACATATGCAACGATCTAGAAAACAGACACAGTATATTAAGGATAATTTTTCAATCAAAAAAATGAATTCTGATTTTAATAAGATAATTGGACAATATGTACCACAAATAGGGAGCAACTAATGAATGATATTGAAAAAATCGGTGAAGAATATTGGGCAAAATCACCAATAACCGGAAAACAACAAGTGTTACTTGAATACGACGATAAAAACGGTCAATCTGAGATGGACCTTAGTTCTGGATATTATACTCAAAACTATCCATTAAACCACAAGGATAACCCAGATTTTGACATATCAACATATGAGCAGAAGATGCCGGCAGCAATAAAGGCCCTTCGATTTGATGATGGTGAAAAATACTGGTATCCAACGACAATGAATACTGGTGAGGCAATGATATTTCCAGTTGGAGAACAAATTGAAAGTATTAGGTGGTGTTATGCCAAAATAAAAACACTGACTATATCAGAAAAAGCACAGTATTCAAAGGACGTTGATTATACGCAGAAAATAGATATGGATGGTGCAGAATACTATGCTACATTCATAGAAGCTGCAAAAAACGTTAATGGGTACAGTTTAGGCGACATCTAAATGAATTATCATAACCAACACTTAACTGCAAAGCAATCTTCGGTTATTATACCAAAGTCTGCTTTGCAGAAGGGTATGGTAATACAAAATAGGTATACTAACCTAGACAATAAATCTGATAATTACATGTGGCTGGTACTAAATCCAATTTGGGAAAACAAGGTACATGTGCTAAACTTAAATTTAATGTCAAGTATTCAGTTCAATGCAATGGCTAGGAGAACTGGTGTTAGGATAATACCGAAATACAGAAAACGTGCACTAGAAATACCAAAATTGATCATGAATGAATCATCACAGCGGTTCTATCACAGTAAATTGTCTAGTAACATGGATTCAATGTATTCAAATAGTTATAGGACAATCTTCCCAAATAAAATGGGACTAGTCCAACTAATAGACTACAGATTTGATCTAGACATCAGAACAATACAATAGGAAAACAATGGAAAAACTACAAGAAAGAATAAACTACTTGCGTGGGGAACTAGCGGCAAGAGGACATTACGATGGATGGGTAATGCAAGGAATGACAAAAGAATTAGCTAGATTGGAAATTAAACTAAAAAAACTAGTTAAAAACTTTCCGGTGTAAGCTATTTTGCTTATATTTACAGTATGAAAACAAAACAAGCGAACATTAACGATAGTACTTCCAACATACATGATGATGTTGAAATAATTGAACCAGTTAACATATATGGCTGCAATATTGGAGAGGGATCATTTGTTGGACCATTTGTAGAAATACAATCAGGCGCATCAATTGGAAAACGAACCAGGATAAGCAGCCATACATTTGTATGTTCAGATACGATAATCGGAGACGATTGTTTTATTGCACATGGCGTAATGTTTATTAATGATAAATTCGATGCTCCACTTGAAAACTGGATCCAGCGTAGGACAATCATTGGTAACAATGTTAGGATTGGATCAAATGCAACAATTTTGCCAGTATCAATTGGATACGGAGCAATTATTGGAGCAGGCGCTGTCGTAACAAAAGACGTTCCAGCACACTCAATAGTATATGGCAAAGCAGCCGAAATAAAGGGAATGAATAATGGAAAATAAAATAGGATTAGTTGGATTTGGATATTGGGGTAAAATACTATACAAAAATCTAATTGGATTGGGAGTGGACGTCACTGTATGTGAACCAAACTATGTAGATACTGGCGTATTACGTGACTATACCAAATTAGAGTCAGATTACACTACCCTAAATGTAGACAAGGTATTCGTCGCAGTACCTGCAACATTCCATCATGAAGTAGTTAAGCATTTTTTATCGAATGGTGTAGACGTATTTTGTGAGAAACCATTAGGTATGACAACAGCTGAAGTCGATGAAATGTATACTATAGCAAAAAACAATAATTGTGGCTTATTTGTCGATTGGCTATTTACATTCAATATGCATGCAAATGCAATAATTGATATGGTAAATTCAGAAAAATATGGACAGGTTAAATCGATATCTATGAATTTCCTAAATAAGGGACCGGTACGATATGACTGCAATGCAAAATATGATCTAGCCTCTCACTATGTATCAATTGTCCAGAAAATGTTTGGAGTAGATCCATCATCGTCAACATGGATTAATTATCGTCGAGACACAGTTCAGGCAGAACAAGACGATTCATGTGTTGGTAGTTTAACATACGGCAAGGTTAGTGTATTTATCAATGCAAGTTGGGAACACGCTAAAAAGAATAGAGAAGTAATTGTAACGTTTGCAGATGATTCATACTTGAATTGGGATGATATGACTGGCAAAATAACATATACAAATAACACTTCGACAGCTGACATCGAAATTGATGCTGAATCCCCACTGAAAATATCTATAGAATCATTTTTAGGTGTAAGGGATTTTTCTTATATTGAACAAGAACAATTAACGCGTAGTATAACGAAGATATTAGAAAATGACTAAACAGAAAATATTGGTTACCGGTGGAGCTGGGTTTGTTGGATCAAATCTGATAGCTCAGTTGATATTGAATGGCCATGATGTACATTCAATCGACAATTATGATAGTGGATTAGTATCAAATGAATTGGATGGGTGCAACTACCACATTGGAGACATTGAAAACGTTTCATTTATGGATAGCGACTTTGATGTAATATACCATCTAGCCGCATTATCTAGAATACAGCCATCATTTGAAAATCCATCTGAAACATTCCGCGTAAATACAATCGGAACAGAAGCAGTATTGCGATATGCAAGAAAAATTAATGCATCGGTTATTTATGCTGGATCATCTTCGAAATGGCATAATCCACATATATCGCCATATGCCAGTGCGAAGCATTTAGGCGAAGAATTATGCAAAATGTATAAGTCAGTGTATGGCTTAGACGTAGAAATTGTTAGGTTCTATAACGTATATGGACCTGGTGAAATTGTAGACGGCGACTGGGCTGCGGTAATTGGCAAATGGAGACGTTTAGCTAGAGACGGAGAGGATATAACAATTGTTGGAGATGGTGAACAGAAACGTGATTTTACGCATATTGACGATATTGTTGATGGACTAGTAAAAATAAGCGAATCGGATGTATCGCCAGATGATGCTTGGGAACTTGGAACTGGATCAAACCATGCACTGAATGACGTTTACCGAGCCTTCAACCGTCGGTTTAATACTAAATGTATATACATAAGTGATCAGCCTGGTAACTACAGAGCAACCAAACGCGAGAATGACTTCGCACTAGACAATTTGAATTGGAAGCCTGTTGACAGGTTAATGGATTATATAAAGGAACTGTAATGGAAAGAAATAGAACAATAGGAATAGTCGGTCAAGGATTCGTTGGATCAGCCGTAAATGCAGGTATGTCAAAATACTTTAACGTTGAAACATATGACAAATACAAGGATGAGTGCTCGAGTGTGAGCGGATTCGAACATTTATCTCAGGTATCTGATGTAATATTTGTTTGTTTACCAACACCAATGTGCGAGGATGGGTCATGCCATTTGGGAATACTAAACGACGTATTGATTGAACTTAATGATATCGCATCATTATCAGATAAGCACGTACAATACTGCTCAACGTTTGTCGTGAAATCAACTATCCCACCAGGAACAACTCAAAATTGGAACAATACCCTTTCACATATCGACATTGTATTCAATCCAGAATTCCTAACAGAGGCTAACGCAGTTGATGATTATAAAAATCAAAATAGAATCGTTATTGGCGGTCCTCGCGATGCAACGACCATTGTTAAACAGGTATTTAAACGTGCATTTCCAAATGTACCAGTTATAAAGACAAGTTCATCTATGGCTGAAATGGTTAAGTATACAACAAACTGTTTCTTGGCAACAAAGGTATCGTTTGCAAATGAAATGTATCAGATATGTGAAAAACTCGACTTAGATTACGACAAATTAATAGAGTATGCAACCAATGACGATAGGTTAGGTTACTCGCACTGGAATGTACCAGGTCCAGACGGAGATTTTGGTTACGGTGGACATTGTTTTCCAAAAGATCTATCATCGTTAATACATCAAGCAACTGAGCTTGGAATCAACCCAATATTACTACAGGCCGTTGCAGACAAAAACAACGACGTTAGAGTTAATCGTGATTGGGAAGGACAAGAAGGACGAGCAGTAATTTCAAATAAAAATATAGAGAAATAATATGATCAAATTCAACGATTTAGGAAAACAGTGGGAAATCATCAAGGATTCAGCCTACCCAAGAATAACATCAATATTGGAAAACTGTCCGTTTATACTTGGACCCGATGTTGCAACATTCGAACGCAATTTTGCAAAATGGAATAATAATACACATTGTATTGGGGTATCAAACGGAACAGATGCATTACGTGTCGCAACTCTAGCATTGGGATTTGATAGGCATGTTCACATATATACTCAAGCAAATACATTCATTGCAACTGTATTTGGCCCAGAACAAGCATTAAACGGCGATTGTACGATTCATCTAATTGACCATGATGATCATTTTCAAATGGACGTAGGATTATTGGAAGATGAACTACTTAAAACAATAAGTGTCGACTCCAAATCAGAACACCTGATAATTCCAGTCCACCTGTATGGCCATCCATGTGATATGACCAGCATAATGAAAATAGCTAAGTCAACAAATGCACGAGTATTGGAAGATTGCTCTCAAGCACATGGCGCTGTTTGTGATGGACAGAACGTTGGAACATTTGGAGATATATCAGCATTCTCATGTTATCCAGGAAAGAATCTGGGAGCTGCTGGAGATGCTGGTTTGATTACAACAAATAACACACATTTAGACAGCCAGTGCCGGTTGATACGGAACATGGGATCGATTGTAAAATATGAGCACATTGTAAAGGGTGCAAATTATAGATTAGATACCATACAGGCTGCAATATTGGACGAAAAACTAGTTCACCTATCAGACTGGAATTCGGCAAGACGCAAATGGGCTAAGTATTATTCTAAGATAGATAATATCAACGTTGAAAACCCGTTGGCAACATCAGCAGACTGGTGCAATAGTCAAGTTTACCATGTGTACCCAATATTGATTAATCAAAATAGGCGATCTGAATTTATGGAGTATATGGAATCAAATGGTGTTCAAGTTGGAATACATTATCCAATTTGCATAGAAGAAACAGTTGCATATGCCGATCAATTGTATTCTGAGAATGTAAATGTCCGTACTAGGGATAATGCAAAGCGACTGGTTAGTCTACCAATACATCCATTTATGACAGCCGACGATTGTGAAACCATTGTATCATTAATAAACAATTGGAAATAATGAAAAATATATCCAACTATCTCAGACAAGACATGTCAGATTCAATGACATGCACAATATTCGGTAAAGGTAATATTGGAAACACATTTGAACACAAACAAAATCAGACGTCAATATCAGTAAATAATTTTAACAATGCTGTTTTGGCAAATAGGTTTGTAGATTACAAATGCTCATTTACTAAACAATTGAATTATGATGCATCAAAGCCGACTGCGATAATACCAATTCGTGATTGCAGTGACATAGTTACAATGTGTATGGATTGCATGAAGGAAACGGGTGCATTTGATCTAATGAATGTTATTATTGTCGACGACAGGTCAACTGAAGATATTGGTAGTATTGCATCGAAATATTGCGTATCGTACCTGAGAGTCGACTATGACTCAACATTCAATTTTTCGATGCTATGTAATCTTGCTGCAAAGGTATGCCATGATCTAGGAAATACACAGGTAATAATGTGGAATGCTGACCTATTCATATCAGACATATCAAATCTACATAGGTTCATTGAAAAACACAATAAGCTTGGATCAACAATATCAGGTGCTAAGTTGCTATATCCACCAGATGAATACTCAATGGGACATGGTGATACACAGAACATACTAGACAACTTTCCAAGTATGGTGGGGAAGTGGAGAGGCACAATACAATTCGGTGGCGGTGGGTTTGTTAAAACACCGGAGAGTCCATTACAATATTCGCCAATACACATGTATCGGTTCACGAATGATCCAGCAGCATCAGTTGATTCAACCGCAGCATTTGTAACTGGAGCTATGCACATGATACAACTGGAACAATTTGTATCAATTGGTGGATATAATCCATCACTGGAAAAGAATTTCCAAGACGTTGATTTATGTCTAATATTGGGTAACGTGCATTATTTTGGTAAGGACATTGCATTCTACCATGATGAATCACCATCATTCAGTAAACATAACAATAAGTCTGGTCAACAGATACTTTCTGATCATATGCTATATGGACTGCTACATAATAAGGAATCACAATGAATAGATTAACTATCATAATGCCATGTTTTGGTCGTCCAGGTAGAACCCGACGAGCCATAAATTGCATACTAAATCAAAACGTAACCAACAATATTGAAGTATTTGTTATCGGCGATGGATGTCCGGAATTCCAGCATATGGTAGATACTGGCGAAACCAAACTGTACGAAAGGGTAGCGAAATCATTTGGCATGAATCTAACAATACACAATAAACCAACAAACACTGGTGGATATGGTTATGCGATTTATAATGAGTATATTGCTAAATCTACTGGTAAATACCTAATCTTTATTGGTAATGACGATATTGTGCTACCCAATCATGTTGAAACATATCTAGGTGGCGTAGAGGATTCAGATCTAGACATGGCAGCATATAGGACATGGGTATCTCCACATAATTGCTATAGAACTCCCATCTGGGCAAAAGACAAGGTAGGCCATCAGGAAATAATTGTAAAATCATCCATAGCCAAAACAATAACAACAACCCCAGAATACTCACATGATTGGCGATTTATTAACAACGTATTGCATACAACTAAAAACATTAGGCTGTATACTGAAAATGAGCCAACATATATTGTTAGACATACTCCTCCAATATGTGTAGATAAATTCGACTAAATTATGAAATATTACATATTATTGCCAAGTGATAGTGAGAAAGACACATATTTTGAGTCAAATGAATTAGGAGAAGACAATGGGTTTGGTGTCTTTTGGGGCGCATATGGCTTAAAGGTGCTGATGGGTATCGTTGAAAAGCAACCTGAATTACTACCAACAATCACAATAAAATCAGCATCCGGTAAGACAATGAACGTGTCTGAATTCCTTATGGCAATAGATAAGTTGAAGGTTAGGATAAATTAATATATTGATGTATATTTATAGATAATTGCAAATAGTGTATACTCGCAATCTGGATTGATATTTATAATCATACAGGTAAGCTAACAATACATATAACATAATTAGACCGCGTTATAAAATCGCAACAAAATTAAAGGATATTATGGACATCAAACAATCAAAAAATGCAATTCTAGCAGCACTAAAGAAGGTTCAGGCAAATGAATCGATAAGTGAAGCATCGTTATCAAAGGTACACAATGCAGCTAAAAAGGGAAGTTATCCTATAACATTAGTTGCAATTGAAGACGGCAAAGTTGTAGATCAAAAATTAGTAGGAACTCCAGCAATAGTACCAGCTGCATTCAACGATATGCAAAGGGAATTTCCAAATGCACAGGTTAACGTTGAAGACCGAACTGGTAAGATTCTATTTAAGGAAATTAGTCTGACCAATACAGTACCCGTTACCGAAAGAGTGGCATCAAGTAAGTTTGTAGTATATGTTGGCACAAAAACTAATCCAACAGTACATGCAGTTGTTGATAGTAAATCTGAGGCAGATGCAATGGTATCAAAATTACAGAAAGATGGCAAATTTGGAAATATTGATAAAGCAGATTATGATGGATTTAAGAAGCAATTTCCAAATAAATTGAAAGAATCAACCATCAGTGAAGGTTCAGTTGATAAAGAGGCCATAAAAAAACTAAAAGAGATCATACTATATATGGGATATATGCAGAATGATGGAAAATACAAACCATTGGCAAAAAAGATTGCAAGGGACGTATATACATTGATGGAATTGGTATCATTAAATGAGACTGTTGATAAAACTAATTCACTTGACGAAGCTAAATTCCATAGATTACCAAGTAAGTTAAATGTAATGTGGGACTTAAAAAACTCAATTAACCATATGGTTGATAAGCATGATAATGGTGATGACTATGACCCAGCTGAAATGAAAACAATTGAGGAATTCATTAAAAAAATAAAGAAATCAGCCAAAGCATTCAATGGGCCAGATGATGTAAAAGGTACAGTGTATGAATCAGTCAATGAAGCAGGCAATCTACTTAAACAAAACGCATTATCTCCAGGCGAATACCAAAAAGCTAAGAAGCTAAAGGGATTCGATTCTACCAATTATACATGGGATAATGAACAAGACCTATATATAATTAGTAAGACAGAATCAGTTGATGAGATGCAGATTTCAGAAATAAACGTTGGTGACATGGTTAAGATTGACAAAGCGTATGGTGGTGGTAAAGGTGAAGTAACAGACAAAGTTGGTTCATTTGTCATTGTTAATGGTAGTTCACATCACGAAAGCGATGTTACTCTAATCGAAACAGTGATCGAATCATTTGATTTAGACTCAGCCATAGAAAAAGAGCTATTAGCTAAAGACTTTCCAGCCCAAGCTTTGACGCAGATAAAAAACGCAAAAAGTATATATAAACTATCTCATTCGACACAAAAGGTTTATCAGAAACTATTAAAAAAATATAGTATTAAAGCGGAATCTATACAAGAAGCAAAACGCTCAGACGTCATAATTCAAATGCATAATGATGCAAATGGTGATTTAGCTGGATTTGCTAAACACATGGTAAAATTGGAGAAGAAGTTAGGTAAAAAGAACTTTAGATCTTTCTTAACACATACCCTTACTTCAATGGGCACAAATGGTGATCATTATGATTATAGAGACAATGTTAAAGCAATCAGAAAACTTCACACTTTAGCTGCTAAGCAGACAAACTAACAGAATATAGGAAAAACAAGATGAAATTAAAGAAAATACTATCAGAACATGCACCAGGATATGCAAACAGACAATTTGGATCACCTCTACCTACACTAGACAGTGTACAAAAAGCATTCAAAGCTAAACAATCAGTACAAGAAGAATCAGCTCCAATAACTGAAGAGTATGTTGAAGGTATGCACGACATAGACGATGGTCTAGCGTTAATAAAGAAAGCATGGTTAGCATGGAAGACTGGTCCTATGACCGAGAAAGAAGACATCTCACCAGCTCAATCTGAATTAGTGAAATATGTTAATGGTTGGATTAAGAAAAATATAAAATAGGAAACTATTATGGTTCAAAAAATAAAACAGTTCAGAAGAGTATTCCTAATTGGAATACTATTTCTGTTTGCAACGGCATCTAATGCACAAGATAGTTGGATCAATATTCAACTATTAACAGACGACTATCCAGTAGAAACATCATTGCAAATTGTGCAACAAAGTGACTCGTCGGTCATATTCCAAAATGATCCCAACCTGCAACCAAACACATTGTACAGTGACACATTGTTATTACACGGTAATAGTGTTTTATCAATATTTGATTCATATGGCGATGGATTAGGTGCTTCACAATGGGGTGGAACAGACGGATGGCTATTGATACAAAATGATTGCCAAGACACTATTATGTATGTATCTGCAGATTTCGGATTCTCATTAATCGACACTCTTGATATAGCACCTTGTGCTCCACCAATTGAAAATGTCATTATCATAGGTTGCATGGATAATAATTATGACAACTTCAATCCAGATGCAACAATAAATGACGATACGTTATGTGGTAACTTGATCATACTTGGATGTACCAATCCAGATGCACCAAACTTCAATCCTTGGGCTACATTAGAAGACAATTCATGTGTCGGCATAGGTTGCACAGATGGTACATCAAAAATGATATTGTTAGTTACACTAGACCAATATCCTAGTGAAACTAGCTGGATCTTAACAGACATTTCAAATAGCGAAGTAATCTACGCAGTATCAGCCCAGTCGTATACATTCAATCAATCCAATACAACAATATCATATGATATATGTGTCCCAGTTACAGGCGTTGAGCTTGTTCTTAGTGACTCATACGGCGATGGATTAGCTGGATCATTATATAATAATGGAGCAGATGGTAATTTTGAAATATTGGGAGACACAGACCCATGTGGTGGTGGAATGGATCTAATATGGACACTGGACTCAGCTAATTTTGGCCTTGATGCACAAACCGGTATCATATATCTACCATCATGTGCAATTCCGTTGCTAGAAGGTTGCACTGATTCTGAATATGTTGAGTATGATCCACTTGTAGATATTATGTTGTATGGCTCATGTCAAACGTTAAAACAATATGGCTGTACTGATATATCTGCGTTCAATTATGATGAAACAGCTAATACAAACGAAATCGTTTCTATATGTGAGTATACTCTTACGATAGAAGATGATGCATCAGATGGTTGGGGTGAATCATATCTAGCCATATCACAAGGCAACCTATCTGAAATATATACATTGGGTCCAGGCATATCAACTCAATCATATCAACTCGAGCTAGACGCTGGAAAACCAATATATGTCTATTACTTTGAAGTAAAAGGCGAACAACAACCTATTGCTGAAGTTGAATTCCAAACGATGCATAATTCATTTACCATATTTAGTGATGATGGCACGTTGATAAGTGGAGGTACTAATCCGTTTGCAAACAATGGCCTAGGCGCACTCCAATCATTTCAGGCACCATTATGGGACAAGTACATTGGTATACCACAATGTGGTGATCTATGTGAAAGCGTTATTTTTGGCTGCACAGACCAATTCAATTGGTTAGGTCAAGAAATGTTTAACTATAATCCAAATGCAAACACGTATGATCCAGAAATAATACCCTGTGTCGCTATAAAATATGGATGCACAGATCCTTCGATGTTCGGTTACTATGCAGCAGAACCAGCAAATACAGACGATGGTTCTTGTATGCCTTGGTTCATAGGTTGCATGGAATCAGAAGCTTGGAACTATAATGTATTAGCAAATATTAATGATAATGAGTCTTGTGTATATTTTGGTTGCATTGATGATTTAGCATTAAATTATGACGAGACAGCAAACACAGAAAACGGTAGCTGTATATATCCAACGTTAGGTTGCATGAATCCATTCGCATTCAATTTCAATATTGATGCAAATGTAGATGACGAATCATGCATTCCTAAAATATATGGATGCACAGATCCTAGTTCTTGGAATTACGACGAAGATGCAAACACATCAATAGATAACTGTATACCATTTGTCTATGGCTGTACAGATGCTACTGCATTAAACTATAATCCAATGGCAAATACCAACAATGAATCATGTGTACCCATAATATTAGGATGCATGGATATTACAGCCCTTAATTATGACATAACTGCAACATTAGAAGACGGTACATGTATAGAAATACTTTTTGGCTGTACGGATCAATCTGCATTCAATTACAATGAATTTGCCAACCTAGACAATGAATCGTGTATACCATTTATATTTGGTTGCACTGATCCTGCTGCACTAAATTATGATGTAGATGCAAACACTGAAAACTTCAATTGTATTACTCCAATATACGGATGCATGGATCCTTATGCATTAAACTTCGATTCGTTGGCAAACGTTGACACTGATGCATGTATACCGACAGAAGAAGGTTGCATGGATACAAACGCATTTAACTATAATGAGAACTATAATACGGATGATGGAAGTTGTCTATATGATGCGGGATGCATTGATGGTCCTGGTAATCCATATTGGCTAAATGATCCATGTTATGCATGGGTTATTGCAGTAGATGAATATTGTTGTACTAATGCATGGGATTCGTATTGTCAATCTCAACATGACTACTGTACATTAGGATGGCCAGTTGACGTAGATGAATTAATTTCAAGAGATTCTTCAATATTGATATACCCTAATCCAACAAACGGATATTTATACATAACAACGACACTAGATCTAGATTTAGACATTAAAGTATATACCATGATAGGTACGTTAGTTAGCGAAGGCAAGACTGATATCGATATGACCAAATATCCTACTGGCATATACAATGTTCAGATTAGATACAACGATACAATAACCAATCGCAAAGTATTAAAATACTAAAGGTAAATTATGAAGAAATTAATACTGATATTGCTATTCTTACCAATGGTAACATATGGTCAATTAAATATAAAAAAGGCCTTTAAGTTTGCAACATTTTATGGGGCAGTCAACGGTGGAACGTCGATATCTGATGTAGATACGTACTCGATTACGGATGGACTGAGTACTGGTGTAATTAACACACCATTTGATTTTGCAATCACGTTTGGTGTTAGAAAGATAGCAAGATTTGGTTACGAAAATAGAGCAAACACGTTCTATGATGGTACAGAGAAATCATATTCAGATGCAGCAACACTTGGAAAGATCAAGGGTTTCGAATTCCTATTTGAAGGTGACTATAAGCGAACATTTGGAGACAATTACTTAGATCAACATCACTTCGTTAGATATATTAGCGAAAAATGGATAACTAAGGTTGAATACCTACAGGATGGATTTGCAGACATTCAGTATTTTGAGGCATCTGAACGATATAGACATCAATTGGGCGATAAGCTTTCCATCAATATTGGAACAGTTCAGCGATTGTCTGAGCCATATGGATACGATCCACTATCAGATTGCATATTGCCAAATGGTAACATACACTATAATTACTTGGCGATCGAAGAGATGGGATATGGTGTAGACGTAGCTAATCAAATATACACAAATCCTAGTGGTGAAGTCGTTGCAACCAACATAGAGATATGGGAAGAGGTTGTGATACCATCAATACTAGCTGAATATGCTGAACAAGAAAGAAATAAGCTCTCAGATAAAATAGAATATTCGGCAGTCATTGGTTACGACTTCTATCATTATACAAAAACATTTTGGTTCCATTCTTGGGGCAATCTAATGCCATATCACCTTGATACTGGCGGAGAGTATAGTTATCATAAATTTAATAATGACGCACAATGGATGGATTATTCTATGGGCCTCATTTTCGGTTATAAGTTCAACAAGAAATTAGGAGTATTCGCAGAAGGTACGTACAATAAGTATTGGAATCGAAAATGGCATAATTTTAGTATTGGGATTAACTACGTAATATTTTGATATATGACGGCTAAAATGGTATTATGGGAATAGATCATGGCAAAAGAACTAAATGAAGATACAAATGTCAATGTAAGCATTAAGACTCTAGCAGGTATTGCAGTAGCGATATTTACTATTGTTGGTATGTGGTTTGCATTGCAAGCAGACATAGACGAAGCACGTCAATTGCCAGAACCATTGGATCCAGAAATAACACGTATGGAATACGATATGAAGGATCAATTGATTCGACAAACCATTATGACAACGCAACAAGATGTTTCAGAAATGAAGGAAGATATGCGACGCATAGAAGATAAGATTGATGAGCTAAAGTAAGGAGATCATATGAGGAGTATCGTATTAATAATTATGTTGTTCATAACTTCAGTTAGTCAAGGACAGGATTTCCCAGACGGTTTACATGTAGTAGAGTTCAATGCAAGTTTCAATATTGCAAATACTGTCATATGGTTAGAAAAGCTATCTGATTGTGATACCGATAGAGTCGATATCGCAGCAGACTCAAGATGGTCAAAGGAATACAAGATAGTGGTTGTGCCAACGCTGGTTATCTTCAATAATGGCGAAGAGGTAAAACGCTTTCAAGCAAATATAATGATGACGATGGAGGCAACCAAGCAGGAAGTACAGGAATCTATTGATGAAATAATCATGCAAGCATTTTAATATGTCAAAAATATTTCTTATATTACAACAATAAACATATAACAAGCAAATACAGGGTATTATGAAATTAAAAACAATATTAAGTGAAAAAAAGAATGGTGCTGGCGTACCTATCGTAACAACAAAATCAGACATCAACAAAGTATTGAAGCAGATTGAAAAGGCAGACGTAGAACTAAACAAGGCTAAGAAAATGTTTAATGATATGGTACCAGTTGCTAGAGATATGATGGACAAAGAACAGAAATCGTTTTTCAAACACAAACATGATCAGGATTCTGATGTAAAGCAACTCAACAGCAACTATACAACAGAGGCAGAACAACATTGGGAAAACTTTAAGAGTTCACTAAATGGTAGTATAGTTTATGGCATAAGTAACGTACAGAAGACCATTCAGCGAACAAAAAATAGTCTTGCTGATTTATTAAAAATGATATAAACATTATGAATAGAGAGAAAATTACAGGTTCACAAAAAACAAAACAATTGGTTATAGCTACGACTCTCAATAGGACATTTTAGTATGTCAAAGATTTGGAGAAAAATTATGAGCTTTAAGGAAATATTTAAAGATGACAATGAATACAATGAGAAATCAATAATTGGATTCTGTGCATTCTTAGTAATGATATTAGTAATGATTGCAGACGTTGTTACTGGCACAATGGGCAAAGATTTGGTAATCAACGAGGCAATATATAACTCATTCACGATGGTAGTATTGGGTTGTTTTGGAATATCTGGATTAGAAAAATTTGCCTCTCGCAAATAATATAGGATGATCATCATATGAATTACTCTAGGGATATATTAGAACGCACAATGTCACATAAGGGATATAAGTATTTCACAAGTGATAATTATGACGTCAATATAATCGGCATTCGCAATTCAAATACAAATGGAGCTGTCACAAACAAATTCGATGACATATTAACATTGTCATATAAGAACGAGTATGGTGATTGGCATTATCATGAATTTGATTGTACGACTGATCCAGGCACACATTGGGTTAATAATCTATTGAATCCAGATGGCGTAGCGATACTTAAGCCTGGACAATATAGAGGTTCGCATAAAATTAGATTACATCAAGGTAAATACGAGGCGTTAGGACAAACAAAGCCAGTACGAGTATATCGCGATGACAATTTAGATGATATATATGATATTAGTTTAGATAATGTCGATGAAGGCATATTTGGTATAAATATACATAGAGCAACTGGTAAACCAGGTGTAACATCATCTCAAATCGACAAATGGTCAGCAGGATGCCAAGTTGTAGCAAATTACAATGATTTCGAATTCCTAATGACAATATGTCACAAAGCAAAATCGATATGGGGAAACAGTTTCTCATACACATTGTTAGAATCAAAGGATCTACAGGATGATTAAATTAACAAACATTATAGCAGAAGCATCAGTGGATATAGGTAAACATCCAATCCCTGCCAAATATTTTAAAAGATATATGAAAGAATATGCTAGAGAGATCAGTCAAGCTAAGAAATACTTCAAACCTGAGGAATGGAATGTAGCTAAAGAAGTAGCTGTATATCTAATAAAAGCTAAAAATCCAACAACCGTTGATGAATATATCAAATGGCATGTGGGAGCAAAAGCTATAACAGGTGGTAAAACATTTGGGATGGGTAGCGGATTTGCAAAGGCATCAAGTCTTATATTAAGTATAGTAGTTGAAGCAGGTACAACTAGCAAATCAGCTGATTTATGGGATAGTAAAATATTACCATATATAGATAAAAAGGCAAAATAGTATGGGTAATAGCTTTTCATATACATTATTAGAATCAAAGGACTTAAAAGATGATTAAATTACGTAATATATTAAATGAAGGTGGACTACTACAGGATTACGAAGATATAGTAGGCCAAAATTGGACAAACTTTGCAAAGAATTACCTAAAGTTGAATGATAAGTACATTATCAAGCAAGCTAAGGGGATATACGTTGGATATAAGAAGGGCACAAAGATAGCCCATTGGAAATATGACGAAGTACAAGGCAGACTGTTCATCGATGATAAATCGGTTGCACGTAATGTATACATGGGTCGTGGTAAGAGTGACATGTTTGAATCAATAAACGAAGTCAAGCATATTGATATCGTATTCACAGATCGTGGTAAATATTATAAGACAAAGTTTGATGGTAAAACTGCATCTCGACCAGACGTTGAAAAAACACTAAAGTCGTTGCTAGGATATGATCTTGATCTAAATGTAGCAAATGATGCAAAACTAGATAAGGCAATTAAGGCACTATCAAAGTCAAAAGTAAAACTAACTTGGTCTGATGATTTCGACGCATCATAGCGGATATGTATATGATGAAACTATCAAACATATTGGCAAAACCTAAACTCAACGAATTCAACAAGTCTCAGATGGACCATATAGCTGCAAAGTTATCTACTGACAGAAACGGTGAGTTCATGACAATTATGAATAGGCTGAAGGCAGTCGGAGTATCGTATGTAGATATAAAGAGCAAGATACAGTCTGGTGAAATTTCAAATGTCAAGTCATTAGAAGCTTTAGCTACGTCATCCAAATCAAACAAAAGACTTGCATCCAAATCAGATATTAAGCAACCTAAAGGGTCTAAGAAGATATATTCTGATGACCGATTCACTGTGTTTAAGATAGATACAGCCAAAGCGAGTTGCGAATTGGGTTCTGGTACCAAATGGTGCATTTCTGGCACAAGTGGAGCACGGTACTTTGATGAGTACGTTAATTATGATGGAAAGTCATTCTACTTCATATTCGATGTAGACCCGCCTGAATCAAAGTACAAGAAGGTTGCAGCAGCAGTATTCGCTGATGGTAGCATAGTATATTGGGATGGACAGGATAACCCACATAAAACTGTTATTGATTCTGAATATAAGAAATTTGTGTCGAAGTTGAAACCTGGTGTTGATATGACGGCATTTAAAGGAATAATATCACCAATTGGTAAACTCAACCCGAATCATCATGCAATATCAGAAAAAGGTGATGCTGTTTACATAGATACCACAAGCTTCGTTGGAATAGGTTCTAGCAACATCATCCTACCAACCAAATTGATTGCATCAAAAGACAAGATTGTTTTCTCTGGATTAACAACAGATGTTAAACAGTGGCCAAAGATTTTAGATATGGCGGCATGTAATGATTACATTGCATTCAACGATTGTAATCTACGCAATGTTAATATGAATGGTTGGAAGTTTCCAAAGAAATTGCGATTTTTGATGATAGATATGCAAACGACCAATATACTGAAACATGTCAAAGGTACTCATATTAAGAGAGTCTATATCGCAGGAGCTAAAAACTTTGATCTACCAAGTAATCTGAATATTGATGAAGTTGCATTTGTTGGCATCGGTGTATTGGTACTTGCAGCATTAAAGATCAAGTATGCCGGCAAATATAGAATTGTTAGAAACTAATACATAAACTAGATTATAGGGAACATCATGGCACACAGCGTATTTATTAGACATACTTACATATATAAATGTGGAAATTCAGAATGCTCAGGCGAGTGGAAGATAAACGAGGCATCGGAATTAGATAGACTCAATTGTCCACATTGTGGGAAAAACGACAACGTAGACTATGTCATGGCCGATCAGCGAAAGAAATACAATCGACGTGAAATTGGATTATAATTTGAAAATATAGTCAACATTATTTTTTTATGTCAATCATTTTTGTTATATTGTACAATCAATCAACCTTAACGTATGGGAAATATTCATGTCTAAACAACCAAACAAAATGTCAGTTAAAGTAAACAAATTCACACAAAACGAAGGTGATACTAGGTATATCATACTACTACATAACGATGGACGTCCAATTAAAGACGTTATTGTGAATGGATTAGGTGAGGCAATATCAGTTGCAACCAATTGGGCTGATACCTTCAAATGTAGACATACATTCTGTGGATGATCAAAAACAACTATTGAGCAAGGTATTTGCGGTCATACGATCATGTGATTCGCAAATACAACTCAACTCTGCTTGTAACTATGTCAAACTGTTTGTGACACTACATAGCAGAAACACTGATCCAGATGCGTTGGTTAGAATCGCTAAATTCATTGACAAAACCAAACGTAGACTAAACTTCGGATCCAGTTCGTAATATTCCTATCTATAATGATTATAAATTGCATTTATATTGAAAATAAGTAGATCCGCATTTTCCGGACTAGCCTTTTATGCTTATATTTACTATGTAAACGATTGATATGGATATGATATCAACACTTCAAATTGTTAATAAGTTGGTAAAAATTGTTAATAACTTTGAACTAAATAGTTTTCCGATATCAACTTTTATGCTTATATTTATAATATAAATAACAGCTTAACATTAATTAAACTACCTACTTATGCAAAAGAAAACATCATCATTTTGGCTTGACGAATCAGTAAGTTACGACGTACTAACAGGCGAATCTATTCAAATTGGAAAAGATTATCACAAAATGGCTGGAACATTACGAGCTATTTCAAACTTCGTTAATATCGTTACTGGTAAATCAATCCCAGTTAAGTATTCAACTAAGGATGAAAGTTATACAGATGGCCAATCGGTTGTTATATCTGGTAACATAAAACAACGCGATTTTGATCCAACTGTTGGATTAGCATTGCACGAAGGTTCACACTGTTTACTAACTGATTTTAACATAGTTAAGAAATTATATAGAACAATTCCATCGGATCTCATAATAGACATTGCGAAAAAGCACAAAGGAAATATTGATGCTGAAAGTATTGACTTTGCAACAGACTACATATTTGATTATGTAAAATCACTATTGAATTATGTTGAAGATAGACGAATTGATCATCATATATACACATCAGCTCCAGGCTATAGAGGGTATTATAAAGCAATGTATGATAAATACTTCAATGCTACCATAATTGATAAAGCGTTACAATCAACTGAAAAGACTTCAGAAGATTGGGAATCATATATGTTTAGAATAATAAACCTAACGAATCAACACCGTAATCTTGATGCTCTAATTGGCCTAAATGACGTTTGGAAGGCATTAGATTTAACAAAAATATCAAGATTAAAATCAACATCAGACGCACTAACCGTTGCAATAGATATATTCAAAATAGTTGAATCAAACATCGAAGTAGATACATCAGCCAAATCAAAATCAGAAGAGGCAGAAGATGGTAGCAAAACAAATGAGATTGGTTCAACTGGAGAAGAATCAGAATCTAATGGCGAAGGATCAGAATCTGATGATGGATCAACTACTACTGGTGAAAATGTAGACGACAAATCGGAGTTTAGCGATAAACAATTACATTCATTAAAAAAGAAGATAGAAGCTCAAACATCGTTTATCGATGGTGAAGTCAATAAGTCAAATGTGTCTAAGACAGATAGTAACAAAATCGAAGCATTAAAGGAATCTGGATCAACAATGAAAACTGTTGGAGAAAACCACTTGCAACGATATGGCAAATCAAATGGAACTCAATGCATTGTTATTAAGAATGTCACACAGAAACTGATCGATTCTGGACTATACAGTACGTTAGATGGATCAAATTCATGGAGACAAGTTGGTACCAGTTCAGAAGCAATTTCAACTGGTATGAGATTGGGAAACATGTTAGGTAGAAAATTACAAATTAGAAATGACGAAACCTCACTTAAATACAATAGACTACGTAAGGGTAGAATAGACAAACGAATGATAGCATCATTAGGCTTTGGAAATGAACAAGTATTTGAGCAGATATTTGTTGATAGATTTAAGCCTGTTAAATTGCACTTATCGATCGACGCTTCAGGATCTATGAATGGTGACAAATGGACAAACGCACAAATATCTGCCATTGCGATTGCAAAGGCTGCATCAATGGTACAAAATCTAGGCGTAGTAATATCGTATCGATCAGCAGAACGAGTTGGTTCAGATATTCTACCAGCAATATTTATTGCATACGATAGTACAAAGGATAAGATCAGCAAGATTCCAAAGATATTTCCAAATATAACATGTCCAGGATCTACGCCTGAAGGACTTTGCTTCGAAGCAATACAATCAGACATATTGAATGGATCAGCAAATCTTGACAGTTACTTCATTAATTTTTCTGATGGAGAACCAACGTTCGGAAACAATAGCATACACTATAGTGGACAAGAGGCACAGACACATACAAGAAAACAAGTTGAAAATATGCGATCAAGAGGAATAGTTGTTCTAAGCTATTTTATAGAAGATACTAGATATTCAAGCTCATACTCTAGATCAGCATTCAATGGTATGTATGGAAAAGACGCTGAATTCATCGATCCAACTAAACTGTTCGACTTAACAAAATCATTAAATTCTAAATTTGCAACAGCCTAAACAAAATCATATGACAGTACTAATATGGGTACCGGTAAGCGAGGTTATACATGGTAACATACAAACATACTCATTAACGCAACCAGTAGCAACCGAAATTAACCACGTTCAAGTTCAAGTAGACGTAGATACGTTTACACAAATAGTAGACAACATTTAAACAAATCACATGATAGAAAATAGACAATTCATATTCGACAAAATGAAATACGCCATACACACAAAGTTCAAGGGTGCAAAACTAAATGAACGAAATGGTAGATTCTACATAACGCAGCATGGCAAAAACATAATAAGTTCAGAATGGCCAGACTTACAAGTTTCAGAATCTGTATTTGATGCATACAAAAATGCATTCACATTGGAGCACTGGTCTAGACAATCAATAAAGCGCATAGACACAGTCAAGGCGACGATATCGAATGTATGCGGCAACATAGATAGTTTACCATCAGTTGAACTATATGAATATGCTATAAATGACACGTCCATAATTGATGAAGAATTAATGGGAGAATAATATGGCAAGACCAAAAAACAATCTGTTAGAATCAGACATTAGGCTATCGATGAAGAACACAGCTTCGAACACTGCAGCTGCAAAATTTCTAGGTGTATCATATAATCATTTCAAGCATTGGGCAAAACAATATATCGATAGTGAAACTGGTGAAACATTATTCGATATGCATAAGGCGATCGATGCAAAGACTGGTAAACTCAAACGATATGTTAAGAGAGTCTATGATAGAAAGGGTGGTGTACCATTAGACACAATACTGAATAATAATTGTGAAAGACGATACCCACTATTCAGACTTAAGCACAGATTAATACGTGCAGGTTTACGAACTCAGACATGTGAAAGTTGTGGTTATGAACATAGGCGAGAAACTGATAAAAACTCACCACTCCTACTTCGTCAAATTAGTGACGATAGAGACGATTACAGGTTAGAGAATCTAGAGATACTATGTTACAATTGCTACTATATACAGGTTGGAAATATATTTGGTCACAAGTCAGGATTTAAGACTGAACGTCCGGAAATAAAGGAATTGAAAGAGGCTGGTATTAGAGAATCACATATAAAAATAGATGAAGATGGACTACCAACCAATTTAGAGGAATATGAAGAGAATGGAGACGATACAGATGCAGCTCCACTTGAAAAAGACGTAAATCATGGTGATGGTCAAATATCACATGAAGATATATTAGCCGAAGTTAAACGAATGCAAAATAAATAACAAATGACAGACTTACAAAACCTATTAGACTTAGTAACACTACTAAAAACAACAACAAGTTCAAACAAAAAGAAGGAATATATAGCCTCGGTGAAAAGTGACATCGGAGTAGGCAGGCTACTAGTATATACACATAGCCCGTACATACACTTTGGAGTGAGCTCACGAAATGTAATTAAGAATGAATCGATCAACAATCCAATTGGTGAATGTATAGATATTTACACATTATTGGATAATTTGAGTAATCGAGTTTGGACTGGACATACAGCAATTGGTATGATAAATGGTTTTGTTACGAAATACCCACAATTCAAAGAAATTGTATTCGCAATAATCGATAAGGATCTTAAGACTCGAGCAGGTACAAGAATAATAAATAATGTAATACCTGGTCTGATACCAACGTTTAGTGTTGCACTTGCCGAAAAACTTCGTAAAATGCCTGATTTTGTGAATGAACAATGGATTGGTAGTCGCAAATTGGATGGTGTACGATGCATAATTAGAAAAGAAGGCACAAATATTGATGTACTATCTAGACAAGGAAAACAGTTCACCACACTCAACAACATAGCAGAAGAGGTATCGGCTATTCCACATGATTTTGTACTAGATGGCGAAGTCTGCATAATGGATGAAAATGGAAATGAAGATTTTCAAGGTATTATGAAAGAGATTAGAAAGAAAGATCATACCATTAAACAACCAATGTTTCATGTTTTTGATCTATTGACATTGACTGAATTTGACAATCAAACTAGTGAACGAATCTTCTCAGATAGAATACAACATGCAAAAACTACACTATCAAAAACGACTCGCAAACATATTCATATGCTAGATCAGGACGTAATCGTTGATGAGACTCAATTGGACAATATGACTGCAGAAGCAGAAAACAATGGGTTTGAAGGATTAATGATTCGTAAAGACGTTGCATATGACGGTAAACGAAGCAAAGACATATTGAAGGTTAAGAAATTCAGTGATGCTGAATATGTCGTTGAACGAATAGTGTCAAAGTCAATGCGATACATTGATAATGGAGAAGAGTACGAGGCTGAAATGCTCAGCAATATTATTATATTACATAAAGGAAACGAGGTAGGAGTTGGATCAGGTTGGTCAATGGCAGAACGCAAGCATTATTTTGCTAATCCAGATGAATTGATCGGTAAGACTGTTACAGTTACATACTTTGAAGAATCACAGAATCAGAATGGCAATTGGTCGTTACGATTTCCAACATTAAAAATAGTACATGGTGACGAAAGAATGTGCTAAATTATTTTTTAGTGTCAAATAATATGATTATATTAGATATATACAAACAAAATAAGAAACATACATGAACGTACAATTAATAGAAAGCACACCAAACGCAGAAGATCACATCGTACATGTTGCACGAGTCAGTAGTGGTAGAGCAGATAAGAAGGCGAAACCTGAAGGTCTCATAAACTATTTGATTAAGAACAATCATTGGTCGCCATTCGAACATGCGTACATGACATTAGAAATTGAGACAAGTAAAGCGATAGGAATACAATTGATCAGACATAGATCGTTCACATTCCAAGAGTTCAGTCAACGTTATCAAGATGTCAACAAATTGGACGATATGTTCGAAGATATATCTATTCGACGTCAATGTGATAACAATAGACAGAGTTCAACTGAAGAGTTTGATCCATTGATAAAACATGGTGACATCAGTATATCTGCTTCACAAGACATACAACATGCATTAAGGGTTGCGGAAACGACTTACAACAATTTGATCAATGCTGGAGTTGCAAGAGAACAGGCTAGAATGGTCTTACCATTGGCGACTAAAACGAAGATATACATGACAGGCAGCATCAGATCATGGGTACACTTCTTACAATTACGCGATGATGAACATGCTCAACTTGAAATACAATTGATCGCAAGGGATGCAAAATCGATATTTGTAAATGAATTCCCAATGATAAGTAACGCATTGAATTACCCAATATGATACAATACAGAAACAGAGACAACAATCTAATTGAATTCACGGACATGCGCGATGGCACAGTTGAAATGAAATTTGACAAAAATGATAAATATAGATATGGACCAACTGATAATGCAGATGAAACTGATCTATATATGATAGATCCTGCTGGAGGACCATATATATGCATTGGGCAACCTATGGTACGAGCTCAATCAGAGTGGGAAGGTAAGATCATTTCTAGCATCACGGCTACATCAAACAAAACGCATAATATATTCATATTAAAACTAAATGATGAGTAGGACACGCAAACAACCATACACGAAATCGAAGCGATTCGATAAGACATGCAGGAATGGAGGATCATGTCCATACTGCGCAGGAAATAGACAATATTCTACTGACTCACGATTGGCTGAATCAGTAGACCAAATGGACGAAGTATATGATGTTGAACATCATAGAATAGATCATGTTGAAACAGTTGATAATAGTAACTTAGACGAGGAATAGTATGAGCGGTATATATTGGTACATAGTAATTGGAATAACGATCACAGCGCTGATTGACATCTTAGGTTTTGCTAAAAAAGACAGAACACACAAAAATAGGATAATGACGGTGTTCACATGGCCATTTGCAATGATGATCATCTTCTACTGGATATATCAGATATCGAGAAAGGGTGATTAATGCGTAAGTTGGACATTGAAAACATACGTACACTGAAACGACATTGGATAGATACAACATTAGTACTCGCACTATCGATACCATTGATAGCAGGAATGGTTGTAGACGATTGGAGCATATACACAAACGCACTATCTAGATTTGGAGTACTTCCAATTACTGCAGGCATATGGCCAATATATTTGGGAATAGTGTCAATTGGATTATGGTTGAACGGATCAACGATGATAGAAGATAAGTACGATGGAATCAAGTCACATGTACTATCATACATGTTAAACGCAGCATGTACAGGATTGATGCTAACCGCAATAATAACAGAAGAGTTAAGAATCGTGCATCTAATAGTTGCAACGACATTCTTTGTAATGTATGTTGTATTCATATTTTTATATGGATGGTGGCAAATACGATCAACTGACTTCAAGGAAGGCACGTTCAGCGTGGTCATATCAATATTACTACTATTGACTACGTTGCTAATGATACCATTTACTGGATTGGCGATGTTCGAACTAACGTACATATCCATACTATTATTTTGGAATTGGGCTGTTAGAAGACGCGCACCAATCATAATCATAGCAAACTATATTGCATCAGTACGCAAGAATTACAAGCAAAAGAGAAAACGAAATAACAAAAAGAAGACATAGTCATATGAAGATAGACACTGAGATAATTCGCGAAGTACTATATGGAGTAGATACAGACGCACATACAGATCCTGCTTTCGAACAAACCATTGATCTAATGATCATTAAACTAGAACGTGCACAAAAGAAGTACACGATTAGAAAACAAAACAAAAAAGGCGTACGACATGAAGATTAGACTAGATTTCGATAATAAGACGATACAACTTGAAGATGCGGTAGGTATCACAGAATTCATAGATAAGATAAACGACATACTGCCAAACATAGAAGGGTGGACAATCAGTCCAACTAAGCCATATGAATGGAATAACAACATAACACTGAAATATCCATCAGACAGGAATTGGTGGAATAGACAAGAGGTAACGTATACTGAACCGTATTGTGAAGGAATAATTTATAATGACGCACCAACGATGTTCAATTCAAACAACACCCTTAACGAATCTATTCCAACATCAGGACAGCATGATATAGATGTCTAAATCAGTATACATAGTAATAGAGTATGAGATACACCCAGATGGATACGTTCGTGCAACGATCGAACTTGACGAATTGGCAATGTATGTATCTAAATACAACGTTAGGAGTATACACATGGCGCTCGACACCACCCCATAGTTAACAATTAGCGTCCGCCCCACCCAAACAATGAGCGTCGCCCAAGCGGTCACCCCAAAAAAGTACTAGTCACAAGTCAAATCTAAGGTCTTTTCAAGTAAACAATAGATCAACTAACCATATATAAAAGTACAACATGCCTCCAAAAACACGAACAGTTCAACAACTAGTACATGTAATGAGAATATCGGAACTACATGATAAACTCAAGAAATGTCTATCCGATGGGTTAATAGACATTAGAGTTGATAGGAACGTCGTTGACGCATATACATGGGATGTAGACTACATAAAGAAAATACTATTAGAAACGAAGGGTAATTCGAATAGAACGATAATGCCAATCGAAATGGAGACATGCAACGAGATAGTAATCAGATTGAATTCAATATATAAGAAACCATAAGATATAATTATTCACAGTATGGACATGAAACGACTAAAACAGGAGCATGACCTAGCCCAAACACATAAGGATATGGTTGCTACTTTACTACAATCAGCAATACATTGGGGCAACGCAAACTCCAACAATCCGAACATATCGACTTTCGACTTCGACTCCCATCGTAGACATGTTCAGATGCTATCCGATATCGTCGATCTCGATATGAAAATAGACGCGGATATCATGGCATTATGCAACAAAGTCCAATCAATCATTCGACGTTGATCATAATCGAATCTAATTCATACGCTCGGCGTCACATATATTATACTCAGACGAAGAGAACAAATGAATCTACAACTAAAAAGAATCTATATAAACTACATAAGGATAGGTATAAGACACAGTATAAAGATAAGAATAAGGGTCATACAAGTCTAGTCAGATCCCAGATTAGCCTAATCGATGGTTAGGTGTATCCGGTGTAAATTTGATCTGCTGGCGTCAATAACTGTAGACCCTGACCTTAACGATATAGATGTGGGCTGCGGATATAGGTTCGAATGGCGGTAGGATATTCAGAAGGCCTTGGTCGTTTGTGCGGGTCTCGTTATTTTTTCCTAGACCATCCGATTTGCCAGATTAGAGGGACTACTCAACACATCAGACCCACAATCACTCTACACAGCGTGATAAACACACTAAATTGTTAATAACTTATGAAAATAAAGTACAAAACAGTTTCCGGTGTAGGCTAGAATGCTTATATTTATACTATAAATAACACATTAACACTAACTAAACCTACCTACTATGAGCAATCAACTAATCAACACTACAGACATTCACACAGTAAATCACATTGCAAGCTACACATCTGGTAAATTCAGAATGGTAGTTAAATGTAGAGCTGGATTCATGACCGTTGTAGATTGTAGAGACTTTGATAATGTAGCTATAATGAAGAATCCTGCACAGGCAATCAACAGTTACAAAAAAGGAGTTCTACACACTGTAGAGTTTTGTCCAGAAGGATTAGATTTCTATGTTACAGTATTTGCTAAGAAAGGTAAGAAAATCGTATTTATCGACGAAACCATCTTGGCTAGTCTAACTGTAGCAGATATTAATAATGGTTGGGAGAATACAAACTTGTATAGCCAAACACAATATAAGGCAGTTAATGCTAAAACTTGGGCTGATAATGCTTTCGTTTCAAATACACATCCTGAAGATGCTATCTATTTCTTAGATATTAACGAATAGTACATTCGAAACTGTTAATAACTTATGAAACTAAATGATCAAACAGTTTCCGGTTAAGAATAGAATGCTTATATTTATACTATAAATAACACATTAACACTAACCTTACCTACCTATATTATGAAAGACATTTTCACAACACAAATCGTAGAGTTACTTCCAAAATTCAAAACACCAAGATGTAAGAGAGGTGGAGACTTCAGCAAATACCTAGTACATAAGATAAACAAAGTCAACGTAGTCGCAATCAATTTAGGTACGTTCCGGTTATATACACTTCGAATCTCACAATTGCGACCAACTAACCCAATAATATAGACTGTTAATAACTTTCGAAACTAAGTTGCAAAACAGTTTCCGGTTTAACATTTAATGCTTATATTTATACTATAAATCAATAACAACTTAACCTTACCTACCTACATTATGACAAAGAAATTCGGAAATTACGCAGTACATTTAAACGGTCACAATCTAATCACAATCACTAGAGATGGAATGACTATACATGGTGAATCAGTTAAGCCTGCTGAAACAGGATCACGATTCGAAGAACTATGCGATGCTGCAGATAAGTACAATCAGAAACAATCTAAACTATAATCATTATGATCGATCTATTCAAAGACTTCGCAAAGGCCATCAAAGAAGATCCAATCGAGGCTACACAATCGTTAATCGTAGCAGTCAGTATAATTGGAGCATATTGGCTACTTATCGTTCTAATACACATGATCGGATAATCGATCACACTAACAATCACGTACACATAACAATAACCAAATACCTACATTATGACAAAAACAGTTTATTTATCACCAACCACTATCAAAGGAATCAAGACATTATTGGACACAGCAGACAATCAGTATGCATGGCCAAATGATGATAGATACGCTAGACTTTGCGATGTAGCCCTTAAGAATGGGAATGCGGTTAAAGTTACTTGTGTAGATGATATACTAAGGTATGGTACTGCAAAGATCGAATCAATTCAGACAGGTACGTCAATAGTTAAGGACTTTCCAGAACTTACGGCTACTCAACTTAACGTGATACCGTCAGACTTACCAAAGGAACAGTTAGAGCTTATGTCATTCATATCGAGCTCAACTAGCCTAAGACCAAAAACACTCAAAATGACAGACCTCAAATGGAAATATTTGGTTAGGTCAGCAATGAGAGCAAAAAACATACTAATGACTGGACCAGCAGGTTGTGGAAAGACAATGGCTGCAAAGAGTCTAGTTAGCGCATTAGATAGACCAGACTTCTACTTCAATTTAGGAGCAACACAAGATCCTAGATCTACCCTTATAGGTAACACACACTTTAATAAGGAAGATGGTACTATCTTTGCACAAGCACACTTCGTTACTGCAATTCAAACTGAGAATGCGGTCATATTATTAGACGAACTATCAAGAGCTCATCCCGATGCACATAACATACTAATGACTGTGTTAGATGAAGGACAACGCTACTTAAGATTAGATGAAGCAGAAGGTAGTCCAACCATTAAGGTAGCAAAAGGAGTTACGTTCATAGCAACAGCCAACATAGGTAATGAGTATACCGCAACTAGGGTAATGGATAGAGCATTACTAGATAGGTTCATTATCGTTGAAATGGATGTATTGAATGAAGACGAAGAATTTGAGTTACTTAAGATGATATATCCTAAGGTAACAACAGACAATCTAAGAAGTATCGCAAACATAGTAGGTGGTACACGTTTAGAACTAATGGCTGAATGTCCACGTATCAGTACACACATCAGTACAAGAGCTTCGATAGAGATGGCCAGTCTGATGTACGATGGGTTCACAATCGAAGAGTCTGCTGAAGTTTGCATCTATCCTCAATTCGATGGTGCAGGCGGAATAGATAGCGAAAGAACGTTCGTTAAGCAATTAGTTCAAAAGCACGTTATACTAGAAGGACATGAAACCTTCGATCAAGATAATTCGGCAGACGCTCTATTCAGCGCTGCAGATATACGCAATGCATAGTAGGTATGTAGGTTAGAGAGTACCCCAACTGTTATACTAAATAATTAGTTGTAAACAGTTGGGGAATTCTTTATTTTAAAGAGGCCTTAAGCAATTTTTATAGCATGGTGCTTTTTGTACAAATATGAGCAACATACCCCGTACATCTAGGTTCCACCTAGACCAGTTAAGGGTCATCCTAACAACACTAGACAACAGTAATATGAAAATATACATAGCATTAACAGAGATAAACGAGGTAGTCGGAGTATACTCAACCATAGAGTTAGCTAAGGCCGCATTATTAGCAGACTCATTCTATTCAGATTGGGACGATATCAAATTTGAATGTAACATATTAGAAAGAACATTAGATGAATAAGACAGCAGAAGAACTATTAGATCAGGTCGACTATATATCCCAGGATGGGGATACGGTTAGTATCGATGAAGGCCTAATCCACGAGACCATGGAAGCATATGCTAACCAGAAAGTAATCGAGGAATTGGAAAATCAGATGGATTTAGCAGAGGTTGGCAATTCATATGTTAGACTACGGGAAAGAATAATTAAACTAAAACAAGACTAAGATGGAACACCCAAAAAAAGAAGGAAGCTATGTGTGTAGAATGAGTAACGGCTACATCAAGTTGTGCTACTACACAGGTACAGAATGGTTAGATATGTGGGAAACTACATTGAAAGGTGAAGTAATTAGATGGATGGAAATCCCTAACGAACTAAAACAAGACTAAGATGAATGAATCACAAACGATAACTTTAGACATTTCAGATAGCGACCTTAAATCACAAGTTGAGAGGTATGCTAAACAAAGAGGTGTAGAGGAGCTAGAAAATGTCATAGATATGATTGACAGTATGTATGA